GTCGTTTATCGGATATGCCAGGTCCCAGGGTCGGATGTCCCGCACCTGCCGCCGGAAGGTGCCCTGAGATGTTGACTTGTAAGGTGGGGGTGAACAACTCATCGTTGACCTCACTCGGATTCGAACCGAGGTTACCGGCTTGAAAGACCAGCGTCCTAACCGCTAGACGATGAGGCCATTTTATCATCATGCGTACTGTTCCGTAAGCTCAACGTTTCTCAGCTCTTCCCCGGTCCGGGCAAATTTTTCTTCAAGCTCGGATAGCTCTTTCCGGAGTCGAATTTCTTTTTCCTGGAAAGTCTTCAGAAGAGCTTGGAGGGCTTCCTTTCGGGTCTTGAAATGACGGTCGTTCCACCAGTCAAACTCAAGCAGTGCACGCCAACCCTCGTCTGAACGCCCAGTGGCCCTACCATCATGGTGAATCATCCACTCGTTGACAATGTCTACTCCGGCAACAGGGTCTTCAGGATAAAGTTCTCTCCAGGTAGTGTTTTTGTGGTAGACGGCAAGGCCTTCCTCGACTCTGCCAAAGTAAGGTTCAACCTTGAACCACCGGACCTCGTAGCGGTCAATCGGCTCGATGGGAATCTCAAAGGGCGGTGGCGTCATTGTTCTGGCTCCTATTTTGAGCAAGTATACTTGTATAGCAAACCGATTTCAAGCGGGGACGCGTTGCTTTTTAATTGGTTTGCTCGCCATGAAATGACTCGAACGTTTCCTTTTACGTAACCCTTGGTGTTGTCGATTCTATCAACTGATGGAGTGGAATCCGAACGCTTACCACCAAGTTTACTTAATTTGATGTGTGGAAAGACTGGGCAAAATTCTGGAATGACGATGTCGTCTAAGTCTATAGAAAATTCTCGACCCTGTTTCTGGGCGCTATTTCGAGCGCCGACATACATGCACATTTCGGGGTGAGCTTGTCGCCACCTTTGTGTAATCATACGTGCTTCTTGAGGATGGTCTCTTCTCCACTTTGTTGCGCTACTTTTCATTGTTCTGGCTCCCAGCTGTCAGGGTCTTCTTCGGACCTGATTCTTACGATGAGGTCGGCGATTGTCACCACAACCCAGGTTCTGTTCATAGGCATTTGCTTCCCGGTCTCAAGGCTTATCATTCCGGCTTCCATCATGGCCCGGAACTCTTCCCGGGATAAATTTATTGTAAAGTCCTCGGGAAGCTTGGCGCCCCGCTCCAGGCAGCGAATCAGTTCATCCTCGATGGCGTCAAAGATGGGATTTTGGGACATTTCAGAGCAATGTTACCACAGACTCAGGAGCGCAGTCGGGCCAATGCTGGCGTCGGTGATTATTTATTTTCCAGACCGTGCGGGTGGCACGCTGCTCCGTGCGAGCCCTGTTCATTTTGACCCAGAGTTGCCAGCACCGGGGACAGCCGGGCTTGAAACCAAAAGTCGTGGCCAGTCTCTTCCATTCGCCTTTAGTCATTCCTGTGCCGGTTCATGGAGGTCCAATTACTTTCCGATGTCGTAGTTCTGGATGTGCGACGCGCTGATGTTTGTTCAACTTCTCGAAGAGTCTACGAAGTACTACTCGAAAACTTTGGACCCCTAAAAACGGCGAGGTCATGGTACGGATTCCCTTGATTCGGTCCATCAGGTCCTGGCAACGCTGACACTGCATCAGTCTATATTGACGAAAACGAGGGGTGGCGCCTTCTCTTCAAGGTTACTGCCTAAACCCAGGACTCTGAGACTGTAGACACTGTTTTGGGTCTTAAACTCGTATCGGACCCATTGGTCTTTCCCGGACACCGTTGCTTCAAGCCTGTTCACTTCTTGGACTTCGGAAGTTGTCACCACCCGGAGCGTAGCTTCTGGATTCAACGGCTTGGCGTACATGTGGAACGTTCTTCCAACTTCAGGCGGATAGTAATAAGTTCCCTCGACTTCGGGTGTCCGGAGAGCGCTGGGGTTCTTGCCGTCAAGGCGCTTGAGGATGCCTGTCATATTTTTCTCCAGACATTTGAAAGAGCGAGCAGGACCAAGAAAGTGTATAGCGTCAAAAACCAGAAAAACTGAGGATGATTCGGACTGAAGGCGGCCGACTGCCATATCCTTTGCATCAAGGTCAATGGCTTCGCTCGCGCAAACCCGGCCAAGACCAGGGCGTGGTCAAAAGAACAGACCTCTGTCTCGAAGTCCCCACCGCTCATGGTTGCGGGCTTGCCGCAAATTCTGCAAGAAATGCTCATGATTTCTCCAAGAATTTTGTTCTGTTGAGTTGAGCGAATTCGCCAAAGGCCTGGACTGCGGCAAGATTGTACGCTCTAGCTGCAGTTAGTTCGGCGTCGAAACGGCCTAAGTATTCGAGGTATCCATCAATCTGAATTTGAGCAAGCCACTTACGATTTGCTTTATCCCAGCAAACGCCTTTGAACTGACTGGATGTTCCTAAATGTTTACGTTGATTGCGTTGGTTCTGCTGGCGAGTAGCCATCCGCAAATTATCCTTGGTACAGTTTAATCCATTTCCGTCTCGATGGTCAACTTCTGGGTCGCCGGGCCCTAGGCCAAGAACTTCTCGGTGAAGAGGAAAACGAGTCTGTTTACCGTGATATTTAACACTGCGCACCGCATAGCCAGTTCGACGATTGCGTTGAAAACTCCATTTGTATTGGTTGACCCAATTAAAATCCTCATCGTCAATGATGGCTACCTGCCCCTGGCTCAATGGGATTGTTTTCATGAAGCTATTTGGCAAGACTCTGCAGGATACGTTCATGAGTTTCCTTCTCGGTGACGGCCCTGAGCACGGCGTCGTAGTCCTTGCCGTGGGCTAAGACCTGGTGTCGGTTGCCCTGGTCAATGGTCAAGATGACATCGCCTTCCGGGATACCAAACCATTCCGGGGCCTCGACGTCGTGTCGAATCTTCTTAAGGTTGTTCTTGTACCAGCGAGCCTTGGGGCCGAAAAGCTTCTTGGCCATCCGTGTGGCCTGACTCTTGTTAGTGGCCAAGGGCTCTTCACGCGGAATCTCGGCCTCAGCCGGGGCGACGATGCTCGACGTAGGCTGTTCAACTTCCGGGAGTTCGAGGAGTTTGTTCATCGCAGGTACCTTCCGACTACACTCAGGAGAGCGAAGAAGATAATGAGTGTGACCAAGCTCACGAAAATGTTGAAGAGAATCTCCTTGAACAAAGCCCAGATTGTAAACAGGTACTTTTTCATTGTTTCACCAGTCGTTCGACTACAGCTTGAAAATCTGCCACCATTCTACTCTCTTCCCGGGGATTTCTCAAGGCGTAAGCAGGATGGAAGGTAGGCATCAAGGGGATGTCTCGCCATTGCTTCCAGTAGCCTCGGGTCCTGGTGATGGCTACGGCTTCCCCGAGGAGGGTTTCGGCGGCAAGCTTCCCGAGCGTCACGATGACCCGGGGTTGGATGATGCCAATCTGTGCCGCCAGAAACCCGGCGCAGGCATTGACTTCGGCTGGCTCTGGGACTCGGTTCTTCGGCGGCCGGCACTTGACCACGTTGGCGATATACGGCTCCGGGGCGCCGACGTTTTTTAATATTTTCCTGAGCAACGCCCCCGACCGACCCACGAACGGCAAGCCCTGCAGGTCTTCCTCCGCTCCAGGCCCTTCACCGACAAGCATCAGTTCTGCGGTCTCTGGCCCCGAGCCGAAGACAATGTTGGTCCGGCCGGCGTGGAGCTTGCAGCGCTGGCAGTTGCCGAGGATGTTTCGAAGGTCGGTGAGATTCATCTACTAATCCGCTACTAATTTCCTGGAAATTAGGACTTCTTTCCCTTGGCTGCATCTTCCAGCATTTTCACGACTATTGCCGGCTTGAGGCCGGTGATTTTGGAAATCCTCTGGGTTGAGATGCCGCCTTGACGCATTCTCTCCACGAAGACCATTAACCAGTGGACCGCGGTCGGGATACGGAGGAATCGCTCCAGGTCGCCAACGGCGGCGCATAGTTCTTCGAAAGCTTTCTTCTCAGCAAGCTTGACTTCCTCGTTCTCGCCTGGGGTCAACATTCGGTATTGAGCGTCTTTCCAGGTTCTATATGGTACCCCAAAGGCCTCAATCTCTTGTGCGCTCAAGGACCCGTTCAAGAGCCGGAAGAAACACAACTCCAGGAAGTTGGTATGAATGGCTTTTATCCGTTTCCACATAACGCTTTCTTCTTTCTTACAGCTGTCCTGGGACCGCAATGTTTGCAGATTTCTGCCTTGGCGTTGTGAGCTAACCTGTCACAAGCCTCATTGAAAGTATCTCCGGAGTGGCCGGGAACCCAACGGGTCTTGGCATTAAGTAAGGCGGCGAAGGAACGGACCGCGGTGGCAAGGTGCAGGTTTTTCTTGATGCGGTTCGTGCCCGAGGCCGCACCGAGAACATACTCGCTATCGGATACCAATTCGACCTGTTCCTGGGGGTGCAGGCGCCGGAAGAGATAGGCAGCATTGAGACCTTCAAGGGCGGCCTTCAATTCCATGGCGTTGTTTGTCGTCTCCGGGTCACTGCCGTATCCACAGGTAATCGGGACCCTATCGTGGACGAGGTAATATGCCCACCCACCAGGCTTCCCTCCACCAGCATGACTGCTGCCATCGGTATAGACCGATATCATAGACGAGCCTTGGCTACTTCTGGGAATTCCATTTCCCGGACGCGGCCCGGAAAGACGCGCCCGTCGAACTCAGCGTCGACAACGACTCCGCCGCAGTACTGGCACCAACGCACAACCGTATCCCCCTGGAAATAGCCACCGTAGGTACGGTAGATTTCGACCAGAGAATGTTCGCCACCCTTACAGGGTTTCATAGGGCGCTCAATTCAAGAATCCAGTCTCGGGAATTTGAGTGACAAAGACGCCCTTCTCGTCGTTGCCCGGCAGGTCCTTTTCAGCAATCCAGGCCGCATCCCGGAATGCAGCCACGAGACCAGGCTGTTCGAGCAGTACTGGCTCCAGAGCCGCGTTCACGGTCCCCTCGGGGACGTTCGGATAGTCTTCTGCCGTGTACTGGGCTTCGACGATGGTCAGGTACTTGACGTGGCGGTTCTGGGACATCGGCAAATAGCTTTCCGGCATGTTCTTGGCCCGGAGGATTGACCACAGACTCAGGAGCGCAGCGTCCAGGTCCAGGAAGGCCTCGTTCGCGGTCATGATTTTGAGCAACGTGTCGGCCTCGGGTAGCTCTGGCTTCTTGCCCTCCCTGACAATTTGCCTCATCGCTCGCGTGAGAAGGATTCGAAGCATCTGCCGCAGGGCGGTCAGCTGCATCTGCGTGAGCTTAGCTAATCGCATCATCGCCATCAGCTTAACCGTCCTTCCACAATGTCGCCGTCAAGCCAACCGTGTTCTTCGATTCGCATGCCTTGGCTTCGAATCGCTGGCTCATTGTAGCACCACTCCAGAGTCTTGTTCGCATCTTCCTGTCGACAGAATCGGACGGCGTCTAGGTGATTATGCACCCAAGTGCTTCCAGGACAATTATTGCCACCCCAGTACATTGGCGCTGCCCCCGGGATACGATACCTCACGATGACCCAGGCAAAGGACCTACCCATTGGTCGAAAGCTCCTTGGCTCGGCGCTCGAACTCAGCGCTCCGGAGAACCTGGGTCTGAGCGGCGTTGTCATCCCCGCGCTTCTGGAACATCTTGGCCAGAGACAGAGCCTGCGCAGACTTCTTCTGGAAGGTCAAGGCCGTGACCTTGCCTTCAATCTTGCCCCGGGCCCATTCGCTGAGTAGATGAACCAAGAATGCGGCTTTGATTTTCTGGCCAGCGGCTACCGGGTCCGGGGCTGTCAGCAGGGCCTTGAGCTTGGCGTCAAAACGTTCATCGACACCGGTCCCGTCGCCGGCTTCGTCGTATTCACGGTTCATGGCCTGAAGTTCCTTGCGCAGGGCCGTGGTGTACTTCTGGATTTCGCGCTTGGTCTTCATAGGTCGCAGAGTGTATTCCAGCCGTCGGTTCCACCGGACTCGTTGGGAAGAAACATAGAAAGTCCGCCGAACTTCCAACGCTCCTCTTTTGCATTCAGGTAGATTTCCACTCGACCCACCAGCCTGCCGGTTGGTGAACACACCATCAGGTAGCCGCGCCAGTCACTTGCTTTCAAGAATGTCGTCGGCATCCCGATGAAGGTTTCAATTTTCTTTTTTAGTTCGGCGTATGGTTTAGCCATTGCATTCCTCCAAAAATCTTCCGGTACTCTTCCAGGTCGTACGTGTACTTGGCGATGGTGTCACCACTAATGAGAATTCCTTCCCAGTAGAAACCCCATGGACGTCTCATCTCGTGATAGTCCGCGAGGAGATTCTCAATCGCGTATACCTCGGGCCAGCTGCCGTTGTCAACCGGTCTGATAGATGGGATGCTCATGGCCCGCCACTGTCGTCAGGAAGCTGCACGTTGTTCAGGGCCTTGGCGGCGATTCCCCGGGCTTTGATGTTGCGGTCCACGCAACTGAGGGTCGCGTCATTCAAGGTATCAAGCACATCCATCACGGCCATGTGCATGTCGAAGTTGTTGTTGTCGTAGTGACTGACCTGGCTTCTGAGGTCTTCGATGTTGCTCTTCGCTTCCTTTAGCTCCTCGGCTGCGCGCACGTAGTCTTTGGCAATGACCTTGAGTCTCGTCTCGGCCAGAGCCGACATGCCCACGGTCCCGAGGGCGAGACCGCCGATAAATATTCCTGCAAAAGTCAAATTTTTCATTTTACCCTCATGGAACAGGTCTGATTGTGACACTTCGCGGTCCGGATTTTGACTTGGCGGTGTTCAATCATCATGGCTGCCAGCAACGCGGCAATGATGATGACCAGAATCGATTCAACCAACCCACTGCGACTCATCTCTTTTCCTGCGACATTGGACGGGAAGCCAAAGTGAACTGCAATCGAATTTGCTTCATCATCATGGCGGCCAACAGCACGGCAATGATGATAACCAGTACAGCCTCAAAGCGCCTGTTCATTTTTTCCTTCCAAAGGGTAAGTCTTGACCGTGTAGGTCTACCCATTTGTCAATGTACTGTATGCTATCTGCAACCAGCTGTCTATGGACCCGGCCATGCCAGCGATTTTTCTTAGGTTTTGGGATGAGAAATCGACCTATCGTTTCCATTAGTTCTTCTTGAATGAGGACATGATGCCAGTAGTGACTGAACTCGTGAGCAACTGTCAACCAGGAGAGCATGCTCGTGTCATAGTGAATGGTTCGTGTCTTCCCTCGGTAGAAACTATGACTGGCTTTCATGGGGTCGCCGTCAATAAAAATAATTTTGGGTCTTCGCAGCCGCGCCCAACGACTGAGACGATGGACTACGGCCACGGCTTCCTTGGGTTGGCAGCCGGTACGATGAGCCCTCGGGTACGCGGCCCAAAGCTGAGCATCATAGTGCGGAGCAAAAGCGATTCGGGCCATGTGGTATACTCTCTGCATGATACCAGACTCTGAAGTCAGAGACAACCTTCTTAATTGGTCGGAAGCTGCCCGGGCTTTATACGGCGGCCGTTACGAACACTTCAAAAGTCTTCTGAAAGAACAGTCCGAGACCAGAGACAATCTTCTTCTTGACGGGTCCTCCACCGCCAACCCTGGCGAAGACTTTCCTGAGGACCTGAAACAACCCCCAGAAGAGGTTTTTATGGCCAAGAAGGTTCATATAGTACCAGTTTTCGAGATTCGTCCCCGCGAAGGATGCGATGACAAGATTTCCACCGGCGCCAATACCAGAGTCTTCATGGACGGTAAGCCGTTAGGTAATTGTCGTTCTATTACGGTCCACGCTGAGGCTGGGAAACTCACCACCATCAAACTTGAGCTTTGGGGTATTCTCAAAGCCAAGGTCATGGGCAAGCCAGAAGTTCAAGTCAAAACCATCGAGGTATAACCATGGCATTTACAGATGAGAAGCAGTCCTTCACCATCAACACCACCGGGGAAATCACCGGCCAACAGTTTCCGGGCAAGTTCACGGTCCGGATGAAGCTTGCACACCGAGACAATCTCCGTCGGGACCAGTTCCGCCGAGACCTTCTGGGTCCAGGCGCTCCTGATGCCAGCGTAGAAGCCAATCGGATTGCTACCGTTTTCTCCAAGATTTGGATTCACCTCACCGAAGCCCCGACTTGGTGGAAAGAAGCCAGCAACGGCCTTGACCTTGTCGACGAGGCTCCGGTCTCGGCTGTCTATGACGGTATTCTCAAGCTCGAAAGAGAAGCTTTCGAAGCCCTGAAGAAGGACGCGGCCGGGGCCAAAGACGAGTTGAAGACCACCGTCGAGAAAGCTGCCTAACTTAGTCGTACCTCAGGTACGGGAAAGTTATGAAATGCGAAGGGTCGGTCTGCAAGCGAAGGCACGACAATGGTACTGGACATAGTTGGAGATATGAAAACAGTGGAGGCTGCATTGAATGTAGAAAAGTTTACGACAGGTCTCCTCCCAAAAGAGCTTACGATAAGGTTCGGCAATCTTCGCCCGAGGACCTAGCTCGCAGAAAAGTCTACAACGCTTCGCCTAAGGGGCAATTCTACCAATACCGAGCCCGCGCCAAAAAGAACTGTCTCGTTTTTAATTTAACGCGTGAGGAATTCTCCCAACTAACCGACAGTCCTTGTGTCTACTGCGACAATTTTTTCAACAATAAACCTCATGGTGGTCTTGACAGAATAGACAACGCTCAGGGGTATACCGCCAGTAACGTAGTGCCGTGTTGTTGGTTTTGCAATAAACTGAAGGGCAGTCAGTTTACCTATGCAGAAACTCTAGCCATGATTCATGTCCTAGTCCTTCTGCGCAAAAAAGTATGTTAATGAATTACGGAGATTCACTCAAGCTAGTCGCCCTCCGGAACGTTATCAAGCAAGACGGGGACGACTACAATCTCCGTTTCATCTTTCGCTGGTTCAGCGAAAAGTTTCATGTCCCACTGCATCTGGTCGAACGCCTTCCTCTTCACGAGGTACTTCTGAATTACTGGGAGCGCGTCTACGAGGAAATGAAAGATGAGGACCGTCAGAAGGAACTGGCAGAACTCATCGAATCCGAAGAAGAACGTTTCGCCCGTTTCATCAAAGAAGACTTTGAGGACGTGGAGCGCGAGGAGTTTGCGAAGATAGCTGCTGAGGAAGAGGAGCGTCGGTTCAAGAAAAAGAGAAAGGCTCAAAAGTTCGCTGAGGTCGTCAAGCTAGACCCCAACGCCCCGAGACCGTTGCGACCAGCTCCGGTCGGTGAAGAGACAGACCTCCCGACGGTGAAGGCCCCACGTCTCGAACTTCCTCCAGATATTACCATGACTTTCGTGGATGAACTCCCTGAGGAAGAACTCGATGGGCCGGGCAAATTCAATCCTCCGAAAAAAGACCGTCCGGGGACAATCTTACTACCGTAGGCGCCTTCTCAGGGGAAGTGCCGACTCATGCCCGAATCCAAACAATTAAAATTTTCTTTTGCCGTTGACGAAGCCAGCGCCCAACGAGTCAAGAACATTCTGCGTGAGCTTACGCAGGAAGCGGAGAAGTTTGCCAACGCCCTCAAAGGTGCCCAAGGCCCTGGTGGTGGCGGCGGAAGCCCATTTTTCGGCGGTGGTAACGTCGGAGCTGTGCCCTCAGGGGCCCAAACGGTTGGTCGTGGCGGAGCCCAACAGGCGGGCCGCGTCGGGGCCTTTTCCTTGGAATCGGTCACGGCTTTTAAGAATTTGTCTGTCCAAGGCCAAGACTCTCTCCGGCAGTTGGGGGCCTCGGTCCGCCAGTCTGTATCAGAACAACGGTCTCAATTTGAAAGCCTCAACCGAGCTGTTCTTGAACTGACCTCCAATTACCGGAACCTTCAGGGAATGATGGGTGCCGGAGTGCCGGGTCCGGGGGCAACCAGTGCGACCGCGCCGGGAGCCTTTACTTATGTACCCGGTGGAGGTAGCACAGCTGCCACGGCCGCGGCTCTTGGGGCTCCAGGAGCACCGGCGCCCCCGGGCGGCGGAGGCCGAGTTGCTGGTGTAGCCGCTGCAGCCGCAGGTGGGGGCGGAGCCGCTGGGTTCGGTCTTGCGGCCCTGAGACGATTGGCAGCACCGGCTGCGGGCATCGGACTCATCGGGGACGTCGGTAAAGAATTCCAGTCCCAATATTTCCAGGACGTCCGGGCAGCTGCTCGTCACGCTCAAGCCTTCGGAACCCTGGCTGTAGAAACCCGTAAGGGCGACCTTTCAAATCTTGCCGCAATCCAAATGATTCGGCGCGAGAACCCTGAATTCTTCCAGACAGATGACCTAAAACTTGCCATGAGAGCCGGGAAGATTCCGGGCTTCATGATGGGGCTGGTGACCAGACCCGCCGGAGCCTTCCGGGACATGTCCGACATCGAAGTTGAGGCAGAAGTCAAAGAAGCTCAGAGAAAATTTATTGAGCAGAAGAAACAGTCCATGCCAGACCTCATGGAAAGGCTTGGCACCTTCACTGAACAAGCTGAGGGGAACCTGGGGATGATGCGCCGGATGCAGATGGGTGAAGTTCCCATGCTGCAGATGTTCAGGCGTAACGCTGCCTTCAGCCGTGGTGAAGTCACCGGTGCTTTTGAATCAGTCCGTGGTGGTGGTTTGGGATTCGCCAACCGCAACATGGGTGCAGTCTTGGGGGCAATGACCGGGGGCATGGGTGCCGGCGCCGCGGGGCAGATTCTAACCGCTGCCGCCCCGGGTGGTCGCGCGAGCCGATTCCTGGCATCCTTCGGGGGGCTGGACGCGGTCGCGGCTGAACGTGCTGGCATCGCCGCCGGGGCACAACTTCAGACCGGGGGCCCGATTGTCAGCGGTGTGCCATTTGCTGATGCGATGACAAGATTTGGTTTCGGCCGTGGCTCAGCCATGGACACTGTCACGGCCGGATACACTGGCCAGGCATTGGCAGGCCTAAAGAGTATTGGCGGCGGCGCGGACCCAATGGGCCGTGGCATCAGGATTCTGACCGCAGAACGGGTTCTGGGACCAGGTACCAGCATTGCGTCCCGAGACTATCTGACTAACATCAGCACCCATCCAGAGCTTATTTCCCAGGCCATGAGCGCCCAAGACGGGACAGAACCTCCTGAACTCCGGATGCGGGGAATTACCTGGTCGCAGGTAAGGAATTTCTACCAGCAATCCACTTCCCAAGACCTCAGGGCTAGAATTCCGGGCATCTTCAGTGGCTCCGACAAAGTCTCGACATCGATGAACAAACTTTTCGATGTCTACGGCGGCGATATCACAGCCTTCCGACGTGGCGAGGTTGGCAGAGGTAAGACGTTTTCCTCTGTGAATGAAGCCCGGGTGGCCATTGGTGCCGGACTCCAGGCAGTCTTCCCGCAGACCGTTGAAGGCGACCTCCAGGCTCAGCGGATGTCAGATATATTATTTGCTCAAGACCCAACGCTTCGGCTCGGCGCCGGAGGAGCACCGAGGGGTCGTCGTGGGGTCAGCGGCGGACAGTCAGCAGATTATCTGAAACGAACCCGGACCGCAGCTGAAACATCTCAACTTGAACTCTTGGCCGGTGCCGGCGGAGAGGGAACGGGCATCTCGCCAGCATCTCTTGCCGCCAGTATGAAAGAAGGGCAGAAACTCTTCAAGGAGATGGGAAACATCAGCACGACCGCCGCTTCCGGGGCCAACTCTCTAGCAGCTTTTACAGCGGCCGTAGATAAGGCGACCCCGGCTCTCTTGAGGCTCGGTGGAGATGTCAAAGGTGCGGCTGCGTTTGAAGCCGACCTGAAGCGTCGTCGACAGGAAGAAATAGCCCAGCAGATGAAGAATGAGAAGGCAAGCTCTCAACGTCCCGAAGAAAATACCACATACCTCGGGACACCTTAACCGGCCATGGCAAGTTTCGATATCAGCCAAGACTTCGTTACCCGAGGGGATAACTTTCCCAGTCCGGAAAAGTTTGCCAGCGTAGCACCCTCATGGGTGCTTTGTGTCGTTCGCTTCAAACACGCGGTGACCTTTTCCCGTGACCTGGAGCAGAGTGCCTCGTTGGATGGTTCAGAAGCTGCAGCAGAGCGTGGTGACCCGTTGATAATCAGTAGCGATTGTCTGACGGTAAACACGACCACGACTAAAGAGAGTCATGTTTCTAACCTGGCCGCGACTCTGATTCAAGGAGATGTCAATTACCTGACGGAAATCATGCCCGGTGACTGGCTCTTCTGCTGGATGCACAATAGCGAAGAAGATAGCACAGATATCATCAGCAGGATTCAGAGGAAACAGGCTTGTAACAATTTCAGAGACGGGCTGAAATTTGTCGGCAGAGTCTATTCTATCCGAAAGATGCTGGCCGTAGACGCCGCCGGTAAGAAGACTGCCCGCTATCAGCTCGTCGGGACCGGTTTCACTGAACTAGATTCTGAAGTTTTCTTCGACCCTGACTTGGTGAATGCGGAGCAGACTATCAGAACCTGGTTGGGTCGACTGGGTAGGGATATTGACAATTTCCTGAGTCAAGACGGCCTTGATATCAATCTTGCCATCCCCTCCTTGGTGGAAACATTCTTTGGCCGAGGAGTCCCCAGAGCCGTGGCTGTACCAGATGGTGAAACCAGGCTCCAACAGGTTACCGGTCTGACGGAAGGTCTTGGTGACGCCCCATTTGCTTACGTAGTACCAAAGACCGTGGGAAGTCTCATGGGCAAGACCGCCAGGGCTCATAGCCAGAGCGGGATTCTAGCATACGCCGACCTCCTGGAAGCAATCTACGGTGTGCAAAAATATTCAAACCAGAGCGACCAACTGTCGTTTGGCCCATTCATTCCAGACGGAATTACCGAACAACCGTTTAATCAGCGCAAGACCGGGAAGAAGATGATGGGGCTTTTCCTCTCTCAAATTCCTCAGTGGACTGGCAAATCAGTGTGGAGCATTCTTCATCAGTACCTGAATCCAAGCGTCAACGAGATGTATACCTGCCTGAGAGTAAACCCAGAAGGTCAGGTCATGCCGACCCTTGTGGTCCGACAGCTACCCTTCAGTTCAAAAATCCTGGAAAGGGTCCTGCGCAACCACCCGGACGTGACAGTGACGACATTCCTGGAACTTCCCCGTTGGACAACACCAGACTATCTCGTACAGACATTTGACATCGGTCGTGGCAACACATCCAGGTTCAATTTTGTCCACATCATTGGCCAGGCTCCGGTGCAGTCAGAAGCCTTCAATGCCACTGCTCAGCTGATTCGCTCCCCGCCGGTGCGCGATGACCAAGACATCAGACGTTCTGGCCTGAGAATGTACAATGAAACCGTGGCCGTGGGCGTAGAACTTCAACGCCGAGGACCGACAGAGTGGATTCAGTTCCGAAGCGACATGCTCATGGGTCACCATCTGACCCTGCAAGGCACCATGACCTTGTTCGGAATCCAGTCCCCAATCGTTGAGGGAGACAATTTTGAGTTTGGCGGAGTTGTTTTTCATATTGAATCCGTGGCCCACTCCTGTTTCCTCGACGCTGAAGGCCGGAAGAAGTTTCAGACCACCTTGACTCTGTCCAATGGAGTGAACCCACGGTTCGTGGACAATTTTGTAAACCAGGGAATACTTTCGGACAAGAATATCTTCGTCGGACTGAGACCTGAGGAGTTAATCGACCAGAATCCGAGCCGAAGCTACGAAGGTCGTGACAAAGTCCCCGACCCCGATGATGCCGCTGAAGTTGATATCCAAAGACCGCCCCCGACTTAGCCATGAAACTAATTGATGGAACAGTTGTACCCAGTCATCTTTCGGTCCGGAACACAGCCAGACCTGAAGCCAGTGGAATGCAATCCAACTTCGCCCTGCGTCAAGGTGAAGTCGTTGACGTTCTCTATCCCGATGACCCCCGCAATGTCAGCAAAAAGTTCATCGAATACAAAGTCCACGTGCAGCACCGGGATGCAACTGGATGGGTTGGAATCGACTACAACAATTGCTTTCTGATGAGCACCTTCGGGGGCATTGCCGACAAGCTTCGGTACACTTTCCGGAAGAGCACCAAACAACAAAACCAGGACCCGGCCAATACCCCCAGCCTTGGCTCAAAGGTCATTATCCTCTGTATCAACGGTCTGCAGACCAATGCGGTCATTCTCGGCGGCATCAGAGATGCCCAGGAACAGGTGAAAGACACCAGGGCTGATGGTCACAATTTCTTTTTTGAGTTCAACGGCCTGCAGATGAAAATAGACGATGCCGGTGAATTCACCGTCTTCATGAGGGGCAAGACAAAGGCTGACGGGACCCTGGACCCCAGCGTTACCGCCGGTGGCAGCAGCATCGCCATGACCAAAGACGGGAACGTTACTGTCGCCACTCCCGGGAATAGCCAGCTGATTCGGCTCAACAACACCAACAACAAGATAGAAATCAACGCCAGCCAGGAACTAGACCTCAACGTCAGCGGTCCTTCGTTCATCAAGTCCACAGGCCTCCAGGTTGGCGCCGGCACAGATGCTATGCCCAGGTTCACGACCTACCGAAACGCCCAGGCGAACTTGCACAGCGCTTTGACTTCTGGATTACGACAACTGGCACAGGCAATCAGCACCTCGACCCTGAACCCTCCGACGGCCAAAACAACCTTTGCAGCAGCTTGCTTGGCCATGATTCAAGCCATCCAGAGCTTTGAACAAAACGCTGCCAGCTACCAATCGACCAAGAACACCAACGACTAGCAATCTTTAAGAATATGCCAGATACCTCCTCAGTCGACCCTAAATTTGGGTCAGCCGACCTAGCGGCCCGGAACGTAACCACTCAGATTCCTAACAGTGGTATTGGTGGAACTCTGGATGACCCTTTCTGGCAGGTTTCAGACATTGTCGGTACGCGCTGGAACAAGGTCTTCCCGTATCAGTTACTCATTATCAAAAAGAATGGAAGCGGGTACGACGTCAGAGATGACCAAAAATTCACTCTCCCCATTCCCCCGACCGACCTCACCATCAGCACCCCGTTTGCCATTACCACGGTGCCTACCCTCGGGGGAATCGTGGAAGAGCACAACGCTGCCCCACTACGTACCATCACTATCCGTGGCACAACCGGCGTCAACCCGCTTAAAGGTGCTGCTCCACAGTCTCAACGTCTGAGTATCCCCGACGCTATCTTCGCCGGAACCTTGAATGCGGCCCGAGCAGCAGCCAGCCAGGGCCTGACAGCTATCAAAGGCCCGACGACAACCCCGAACGTTATCCCGGACGGGGACTTTGCCGGTGCCCCGGGGCAAATAACCGGATACTATCAGTTTCAGTTGCTCCGAAAGTTCTTTGAAGCATACATTACTCTGAAGAAGTCGGCTGCCGGCCGTGACTTCCGTCTGGCTTTCGCCATCTGGAAGGACCCGGCTGTTTACCTGGTGACGCCGGTGGTATTCGATGTCATCCGAAACGGTACTTCCCCTTTCGAGTACACGTACAACATTCAGTTCCGAGCCTGGAAGAGAATCAGAATCGGTGAAGGTCCGACTCCGTTCACCAGAACCCCGACCATCAGAGACCCGAATGCCCTGGCTCAGTCGCTGAATCGACTGGAAGCCGCTCGTCGAGCTGTACAGAAATCCAAAGACGCTATCAGAGCCGTGCGCGCGGACGTCGATGCGTCTCTGTTTCAACCGCTCCGAGGTGTAGTCCTCTTCATCAAAGACATTCTCGGAGTACCTATCACCATCGCAGACCTGCCGGCGAATATTGCCCGGGACATGAAAGAACCTATCCTAGAAGCCGTTGGCCTGGATACTTTTCCCGCGGCTATTGGAAAATCTTTTACCGATATCGGACCGAACGTCAGACGTGAATTCGCAACGCTCCTGCAACAAATCCGGGACCTCAGTGTCATTACCGGCAAAGCTCAAACCGGTACCGCTCAGCAAGTAAATGCTCAGCAGGATATTTCCGGAGCTTCTGCCCCGAATAAGGTTTTCAACAATCCTGACGATAACTTTGGCTTTTTCAGCCTTATCCAGGTCGGGCTCTTGAACATCCCCCCGACAACCACCAGGGCAATTTCAACTGAAAGGGCAAGAGTCCAAAAATTCACCCGAAAGGACTTCGAAAACCAACGTGATGGCTTCCAGTCCGTGCTCGATGATTTCTCGGACTTTGTCGGAGCCGGCCATCCAACCTACACCAAGACCTTCAATCGACCCACTGTCACCACGACCCGGACTCCGACGTCCGATGACTTCGACGTCATCTTCAACCTAAATCAAATTATCCTCGAAACGAACCGTCTCGCGGCTTCCGGGACTATCGATGACCGGAACTTCTTGAGTGCCTTGGACTTTATTGCCGGCCTGGCCACGAAATCCGGTATCGCCTTCAAGGTTCCGACGTCAAAGTTCTCGGTGCCGATGCCCTATCAATACACTCTGGAACAACTCTCTGCACGGTATCTTGGGACCCCGGACCGGTGGCACGAAATTGCCGCCCTCAATGGTCTCAGGGCTCCGTACATAGACGAAATCGGATTTGACCTGGCTCTGATAGCTAACGGAAATGGAAGTCAGGTTGTTGTCTCTGTGGCTACGAACTTGTTCGTCGGCCAGGGAATATACATCAGCAGCACGGCCACTCCTCGGGAAAGGCGGCGCATCACCGGCATTGAGAAGGTCAACGACAGCTACTTCGTCGTTTCTCTGGACGGTGTCGCAAATCTTGACCGGTACACGGTTTTGGCATCGGCGGTTATCCATGCCTTCTTGCCGGATACCGTCAACTCGCAGATGCAGGTCTTCATCCCCAGTGACGAGCAACCCAGCGAAAACGATTTCAAGGCCAAGTCAATTCCCGGAGTTGATGAGCTTGATGACTTGGTGCGTATCGGCGGTATCGACTTGCTCCTGACCCCTCTCGGGGACCTGGTCATAACCCCAGACGGCGACACCCGCCTGGCGGTAGGGATGACAAATATTATTCAGCAAGCCCGGCTGGCAATTGCCACACCCCGCGGTAGTCTACTTCATCATCCGGAATTTGGAATCGGCATCATCATCGGCACGAGTATCGCCGACCTCAGCGCCCAAGACCTCTTTGATTCCACAAAGAAACTCTTCGCCAACAACCCCACCTTTACCGGGGTCCAGTCTGCGTCCGTGCTTCTGAACGGACCCGTGGCCAGAATAGCTCTGTCAGTCGGTATCGCCGGGACCAATCGTAATTTGCCCCTGACTTTCGACATCAACCGGTTTTAATCCTCAGTCAAATCCTTTACCTCAGCTTTTGCTGAGGTACGCGGCAATCTTGATGATTAGCCCCTCAGAAAACTAACTCATGGCCACAATCCCAGTCCCACGTTCGTTTAGCCAGATAGTTGGAGACATGCTGGACGCGTTGACCTCGCGTTTCGGCATCCCCAGCGTCAAGGTCGGGTCCCCGACCCTGGCAATCATTGAGGCAGCGGCTCAATCTGACCTCCGAAGCAGCCAAGACCTGTTCCAACTACTGGATTCTACGAGCTTGGACCGTGCCGAAGGCCTGGCATTGGACCGGATTGGTGCCGATGAGGACCGGCCTCGAATCAAAGAGACTCCGTCCAGCGGCCCGGTGAGCATCAGCGACACCTCTTTCACGAAGGTGGCGACAAAAATATTTCAAGGCCTCCCGGCGCCTATCATCGGGTCTACGGTTATTTTCGTGGTAGCTGGTACAAGCCTCACGGGCTTTGTTGTCGGCTCGAATCCAGGTCCAGGAACCTCTGGTAGCATCTACATCGGCCGTGGGACGACCAACTATGAGGGCCCACTGTTCTACAACCGCATTGACGACTTCACGTCTTACGTGGCTATCAATTTGGTTGCCGGGACAAACAAATTTCACAACCTCGGCGAAACCGTCATCTTGGCCCAGGGCGGAAACCGAACCGTCGGTGCTGGGACCCTGGTTCAAACCCCTCAGGGTAACATCAACAGCAGTGTTCAGTTCGCAACTCAATTCTCGGCCGTGGTACCGGACGGTGAGACCCAGATAACCGGTGTCACGGTCATCTGTCAGCAGAATGGTGTCATCGGCAATATTGTTGCCAGTGCCATCAGCTCTTTTATTTCTTCCCCGTTTGTCGGAGCTTCGGTCACCAACACGGTGCCATTCACTAACGGACTTCCTGAAGAAGACGACCCGACTTTCCGAGAATCAATTCGAAACGTCAGAGCCTCCAGGGCCAAAGGCACAGCCTTGGCCATCAAGACCGGCGTCACCGGCGTCACGGCTCTGGATGAGAACAAGAGAGTTATCAGTGCTTCCATCATCACCCCTCAAGGTCTTCCGGCAACGTTGTTTATTGACGACGGAACCGGATACGAGGAAAAAGATATTGGTATCGCTTTCGAGACCTTGGCCGACCAGGCCGTAGGTGGTGAGCAATTCTTCCAACTCGCGGCATCCAAGCCAGTAGCTAAAGCCTTCACCATGACCACCAACAGTGCTCCGTTCGCATTGGTCAACGGCTCTAAGTTAGCGGTTCGTAGCGGTGGCATTATCACCAAACATACTTTTACGGCCGCCGGTCAATTCAGGGCCATCGGTAATGCTAGCGCGTTTGAAGTGGTAGCGGACGTCAACGCTGACCCGACGATTGGATTTAACGCCAGAACGGCAAATGGCGGCACCCAGGTTGTCCTTGTCTCCAGAACTGACGTCAACGAGGATGTTGAAGTTCTAGCTCCGGGTGGTACGGACATCGACGCTAACCTGATTCTCGGCTTCCCAGCTGGGCGCGTAGACACTCTGAGACTGTACAAGAACGACAGACTCCTGTTCAAGGACGGCTTTGTGGCTACCCTGAACAGCAATCCCCAGAGCCTCTGGGGCGCAATGTCCAGCGGTGAAACCCTCATCCTGACCGTTGACGGTACCGCGCTCCCAGGCACTGTCACGTTTACGGATTCAGACTTCATCAACGCCGGCACTGTCTACAGTACTTTGTCGAATACGAACACTATCGCATCTTGGGCAGCGGTCATCAACTTCAAAATCCCCGGTGTCACAGCCAGCGTTCAAGCCGGGCTATTGAACATCGTCAGCAATCTGGGAGCTAACGTCCGAGCAGCTGTCAACATAACCGGTGGGACTCTGGTCAGCAAGGGCATGTTCAATGCGACCTTGGTCCTGGGCCTGGCCAACGACTACAGTCTTGACAGAAACCTTGGACAGTTGAGACTCGCCAACAATAATATTCTTGCCGTCGGCGACCGATTGACTGCCGGTAGCCCAAACACTCGGGCCTTCGTACAGACCTCGACTCTGACTACGGTAAATTTAGTCAACCCGGCAGAACTTTGGTTCGTAGTCGATGGCGCAGCTGCCTTGGTCAAGACCGGTATCAACAACTCGACTGCCATCACCGTCGCCAGCGTGGCCACTATGGCCTGGGGGCAGAGAATTCGGGTCACTGCTACGCCGGCGGTGTTCATCAACGCGGCAGCCGGTAACTGGGCAATTTTTAATGACCCGAACTTTGTGGCCGCAAATCGCGGGGCCTGGCGTATTGCCAACGTTGACCCGGTAGGCGGCTTCATCGAAATTGAACGGCCGACGAGCTGGGCTTCGCCACAGGCTTCTATCACCTTGACTCAGGCTGGTCTTTTCATCGTCAACACTCTGGCAGAAGTTCAGAAGATAGTCATCCCCATCGGGAACAACTATACAGCCACCACTCTAGCCACGAGTATCAACTCTCAGTTGGTCGGTGGAACGGCGGCTGTCTTCAGGACCAATACCCTCAGGGTCAGGACCAATACCTTTGCCACAACCGGCGATGTCGCCCTCGTGGCCCAGAACCTTGAGGCCCAAAAGCTTACCTTCACGACCGGTAACTCTATCCCGAATCTCAGTAGTCACCTGGCTTCGGCAATTGCAGCTCGTCGTGAGTACGGTACGACTCCATTCACTGTGAATTCGGTGACGTCTTCTACCGGAGCCAACAACTTTACGGTCAGCGCCCTCGGCAACATCTTCAGCGGTGCTCAGGAAGCCAGCCGCAAGAATCTGCCTGATGATGCTATCAACTATACCGCGCAAACTGTTGCCTTTACGGTTGGCGGCACCTTGACCGGCGGGACCAGCGGTGCCACGGCAACTATTGCTGCGAACAACAATAGCGGCACCACAGGAACTTTGTATTTGACAGGCCGTAGTGGAACTTTCATCGGCGGGGAAATCATCACCGGTAGTATTACCGGCTCCGCGACTTCAGTAGCACCGGGAAGCTACCTGGCAGGTCGCTGGGGTAAGTCGGCATTTACCAGCGCAATTCAATCCATTTCCGGAACCACAGTTAACCTCCGTCGTTCCGTGATTCAAGGAGAGTGGCTGCCTCAAGACCGCCTGTATCCCGCGGCTCCTTTTGCTCTTAATGGCCAAGGCATCCTGACGACAATCGTCGACGGTGACGCTGTCAGCAAGAGATTCGTAGTAAATATGTTCCGTCGCGGTAAGCCGGCCACGACGGTATACGGGGCCACGGTTGCTATCAAGGACGCTGACAACAGCAATAAATCCTTGGCCGCAGCTTTTGGGACTAGCTTTGACTGGACTGATTTTGCGGTATTCATGCGCGGTCGCACGAAGTCTCACGGTAGCCCTGACAATTCCAAGACCGGCCTCTGGCGTTATGGGCGTTCGGGTCCGGAAGGCAACGTGGCCCGGTTGGCTTACAACTATCCGATTGCACCGTCATCCCCGGTCTCGGTGGTCACCGATACTTTTACCGACGGGAACATCAACCTCACCATCAGATTGCCTAGCGGACCGGCTCGAACCGGAACTACTATCCGCAACAGTACCAACGTTGGCGTAGCCTTTCAGACGTTTACCGGTGGCACCGGACTCTATTCGGTCATTTACGTCCTCGGGTTCCCGATTTCGACGGCGAGCAGGACCACGAACGTCACCACCCTAACCTTGACGCTCGCGGGTTCTATCACCAACCACGGACTCTTGACCGGGAACCAGATTTTTGTCAACAGTACGAACGTCAACTTCAGTTCTGGTATCTTCACCATCACTGCTGTCACCGCGACCACGGTCCAATACACAGAAACTGCAGCCGACCAAGTCGCGACTCCGAACATTGGTACCGTGAGCTTTGACGTTGGCGGTCAAGCTACCCTCCAGGGCAGCACCGTGGTGCTCAATGACATCGCCCGGGCAAATGCCACGACCGGATTGCCGGCAGCATTCCAGCTGACCGTTAACATCAAGGCCCTTGGGAACCAATTCTGGTCCGCAGATACTCCGACCAACAGCGGCGTAGCTGTCAGCACGACCTTGACCTGGTATCCGGTCACCCTGGCCTCGGGCCTGAGCTTCTACCCCATCGATACCGGTAACAATACCATCGCGCAGATTGTCACCACAGTCAACAACCTCGCTGCGGTCGCAAACAGCACCGTGCCTCTGACCGGCGTCGCGGTTGGTGACGGAACCGTAAATAACGGCCAGATTGCCTTTGCCAGCTACGAGGCTTCGCCAAACGGTAACGGGAACGTGGCTCCGAATCCCTGGTATCAGATGTCTGATTCCATCAACTATGTTCTGTCGACGGTCAATCCCCCGGATACGAATACCGACTACACCTTTACCTTCAAGGACCCGGTCACCGCGTCTTTGGCCACAAACAGCGACTGGATAAACGAAGACGTCCGTCTAGTACCTCTGACGACCTTGAACATTGTCAATTACCTGAACAATAGTGCCGTCGGTGGTCTGTTCGCCAGCGCGGAAATCAGTGCCTCGAACCAAGGTTCTTCGCCGCAGATTGCATCCTTGACTCTGGGCTCTGGTGGCAGCGTCCAGGTCCAGGGCGGAAGCGCAAACACAGCCAGCTCAAGCGTGAAGGGTAATGCCGTCGGGGTCGCGAGTCAATTTGCCGTGGCTACTGTCGCGGCTCAGGACGCTCTGGGTCTCAGCGGCAAGATGTGGATTAGCGTTGAAAATAGCAAGGCAGTGCCTAAGGACGTCATCGACGCCAATACGACTCTGACCAGCATCGACGCCCTTGGTAACTTCGTATTCAACGCTGCAGGAACCAAAGCCTGGACCTGGGCGAATACTGGCGCCGCGGTAGTCAATGCTTTTACCTGGCAAATTGAGAAGCAGGACGCTTTCGTGGCCTACGTTTGGACTCAGGCCGGCACGGCTCCGGCCCTGGCCGGGGTGCAGGAAGGCGACTGGGTCATTATCACCGGTTCTTATTCAAACCTAAATAGCCGAAATACGGGCACCTTCAGAATCATCCGCATTGACGACACTGCCAAGATTTTCTGGGTCGACAATCCGAACGTTCTGGAAGCCATCAGTCAAGTGGACTTGAAGTTCGTGAAGTACAACAGCATCATCCCCGGCGACACTCTGACCATTAACACACCTCTATGGGGTACAGCTAACATCGGCTCCTGGATTGTCGCCAGTATTGACCCCACGAACCAATGGGCTTTCGCGGTCTCGGTGGCTCAAAAAGCTACCACGGCTCAAGGCGCTGTCGCTGCCCTGGGAACCAGCTCATCTCTGGTCCAAGTTATCGAATTCGCGGCAACCCGCTTCATCAAACAGATTGTGGCCATTACCCCGAATCAAATCGACGGAACTCTGGCAGACGTCAAATTCGCGGCTCCTTCGTACTTTACGAAAATCAGCGCCAACAGCGGTACTGTCATCCGGGCTCTGGATAAGCTCAATTTTCCGACGACTATTGCCACGGGAATCGACGGCTATAGCCACGCCATTGGCCTCATCGGTCAAGTCAACAAGGTCGCCTACGGTGACCCCGCGGACCCGGCCACGTACCCAGGCATTATTGCCGTTGGGGCTTCGGTGAACATCCTCGGGCCTCTGGTGAAAAGAATCGTAGTTTCCTTGAGTATCAGAGTCCGAACCGGAGTTTCAACCACGGACATCATCAATAAGGTGAAGTCTGCCGTCGCCGCAGTCATCAACAAACAAGGCATTGGACAACCGGTGGCTATCAGTGACATCGTCACGGCCGCTGGCCAGGTTAACGGAGTCTTGGCAGTCACGATTCTTAGCCCAATCTTTGCCTCTGGGTCTGACCTCATTAGTGCTCAGCCCTTTGAAAAGACTCTGGTCTTGAACGTCGACACCGACGTCCTCGTGAGTCTAGTCGGCACCTAACAGCAATCTTCATAGTTTGAAGGGAACCACGAATGGGAAGTAAATATTTTAGAGGTTCTGCGACAGGCCCAGGAGCGATGTTTGCGCTCTGCGAAGCTATTCGCACCGGTTTCACGGACACTCAGGTTATGTGGACGCTGTTTGACAACGTCAACGGCATAGCCGGCAGCTCTAAGCGCATCTTCAAGGCCCCGGCGACAGCCATCAGACCCTTCTACATCGAGGTCTCGGAAACAGGTACCGTGGGCTGTGTCCGATTTCGGGCCTGGGGAGATTGGGACCCAGCGACTCACACCGGTGCCCATGGAACAGCGGACGACGGTGGCGCCACCAGTGCTGCACAGCGTGGCGGTATCTTTGCCCAAGACGCGACCTTCGGATACGACCTCTGCTTCCATGATAATGGGCTCGTGGCCTGTTCTCACACTACTTTCGACTCTGCAAGCTTTGTTGGCATTCTTGACAATGCCTCGTCTATTCCCTCGCACATGAACGGTATTGCTATCCTGCAAAGTGATATCATAGCCGGAGCAACGTCGTTCCCGACGCAGGGAATGGTCAACGTACTTTTCCCAGGCCAGGACTTAATTATCATTGGATTGACTGGTAACTCGGGAGATGCTCGATTCGGCCTCAAGGAGAGAGTTAAGATAACGGCAGTTAGCGCCAGCGCTCTTACCATCACGGCGACAACGAATGCCTACAAAGCTGGTTCAATAGCCGGATTTGACCCTCTTCCTCTTGGCTGTACTATCCAACTCAATGCCGCGGGACAACGGGTAGGCATTCAAGGTGTAGACCCTCCTGGAGCGCAGGGCATTTTCTTTCCATATCGCCTAGATGGTTCGACTTCTGGTACCAGCGACTCAAGTCGCGTCTGGTCTTTTACATTTGACCTTTCTCCGGCGTCCGGAAGCGACCTCTGGGGAAAGACTTATAGATTAGGCAATCTTCCCGTGTTTCAGGTCGGCCGTCTGTGGGGACAAAATTTGGGTTCTGTACTTGGCTTTGAAGCAAGCAGAGGGCGTCTGCCGCCAACTGCCGGGCACTTCCGTACTACTACGCAGGCACTTACGGACAGAATCAGAGTCGGCGCAGACAATTGGTTTCGAGTCATTTCACCCGCAGGCGCCGGCGGTACAGGCTGGGCTGACATCGGCCTGGCCGTGGGCCCGCGACCCGGTGCTGAAGTTGCCAACGTCGGTGGCGTTGATTGGCAAGGTGCTCTGGCTCTCGACTTCGCGGCTCTGGCCGACGTTACCGGAGGCCTGAAACGGTCTTTTGACAACAAGCATTGGCTCGGACCGAGGTCATTTTTCAACAACATGGCCTGGCATACTAGATACCAAGGCCCCAAGAAAAGGACTTTTTAGGAGTACGCTATGGCGATTTACACAGCTCAATTCAGACCCACAGACGTCGGCATTGCTGGTATATTGGGATTTCCAATCTTCCAGAAACTCAGCGATGGCTCTGTCCCCACGAACCCGGCTCCGACTGTTTTTACGGAAATTGGTCTCGGTCTGTACAAATTTACTTACGTGGCAGCTGAAGAAGTTGCTTTTGTTCTCGACGGTGGGGCGGCGATTCCAAACACCAGCCGATACGTAAGCGGAGTTCTATCTCCTGTCGACACCAACCTTGACGCACCGGTCAGTGTGGTTCAGGCTACGGTTACTCAACTCCGGCGCCTGAGCGAAGGTCGCTGGAAAATTTGGACTACGGGTCCAGACGCCAACAAGCTCGTGCTCTACAGTGCTGACGGCTTAACAGTTCTTCAGAAGTGGAACCTCCTGGACAACCTCGGAAATCCGACTACGTCTAATATCTTCGAGCGCGTACCTCAGAGCTTGATTCCATAAAAGGAATAATTCTTCATGACTGACTTTGTTTACGACGTAACCGCACAGCCTATAGGTAAGATTGACGGACAGACGGTCTCTGTTCCGGCCAATCAAGCTCTAGTCGCAGCTGAATGGAACCAAACGGCACAAAACATTCTCGACTTACGCAATGCGATTACCAATGGACGTTGGCATGCGCTTCAAAATTTCCCAACTGCACCACTCTCGGGAGTGGGGCAAATTTTCCTGAGAATGAGCGGAACGCAATTGCAGGCTAGTATTGCCGGTGGAGCTTACGCCAGCATTGGACCAGCAACGGCTACAAACGTCCTGGACTATGGAGCTGACCCGATGGGCATCATTGACAGCTCGCTCGCATTCAACAACGCGCTGAGTATCGGCCCGGGAACTCGCGTACAGGTACCTGCGGGTACGTACAAAATCAGCAATCCAGTTTTCATCAAATACGCGACGACTCTCGAACTACTTCCGGGCGCTCAGCTGAACTTGAGTGCGGCGCTTCGAATCGATGAGGACATGGGTCAATTGCTCGGCTGGTATCAGGGCGAAGGAATCACTTTTAACCTCGACCTTCCCTCGCGGCCAATACTGAAATGGATAGGCGCTGCAAATAGCTACATGATTGGCGTGATGCAAACCTTCACGCCTCCGAACGATGGACTCGCGCAAGGCGTGAAAGGATTGACCCTCGACGGCAATGGAGTCGCAGGCATCACCGGAATCAAAGTAGGCGCGTCCCAGATTTTAGGCGGAAATCCTTCAGCGTGGACACGTTTAGAGAATATTCAGCTTGTCAATGTCAAAATCGGAGTCGATGGAGTTGGTCAGCAACACACTTATCGCGACATTCACATGCACAACTACGGTGCGGCAACGAACGCCGCAGGCTCGGTTGGTTTATTGATTGCATCCCGTGTGAACACAACGACAACGGCGCTCTTCATTCAACGCTGCACAATTGAGAATTTCTTGACCGGTGTACAGTTTGGGAGTGGAGCAATCGGAGGTGTTGCGGTTGCCGTGTTACGAGATTGCGTGATTGAAGGATTCGGGTCGTCTTCTACTCCTAGTAACGGCGCGGTTGCTATCACTATTCAAGGGTCCGGCTCGGGACCTTACTATATCGAAAATAATTACTTTGAAAGCGGAGATGATGCGACTCATGCGAACACTTGCCTGCAGATTGGCTCGACTGCGGCCGTCCCCGGCATCGTGCACTTTTACCGAAATCGTGTCGCTGGCTTCGTCACGTCGGTTGAGGGGATTTCTTGGCCTGGCTTCTTTATTCGTGAAAATGACATATATAGCGTATCCGGTGCAGTCAATGCAAACAGCGTTCGCTTTCGAAATACAAACAGTGGTCTCGCAGGCCAGGCGAAGATTAATGGTGAGTGGAAGAGTAACTGGTCCGATCAGACACTCGTAGTCCCCGATTTAGCAGGGACTGAGGCTAACCTGTGGCGCGGCTTCCGAGAATTCGAGCGAGCTAATTCGACGCTTGACCCAATCAACGCAGTCCCATTTCCTACCGTGATGCGAAACATGCATCAGGGGACTGACAACACAATCGCAATCGCGCTGAATGCGACATTCAACCTACCCACCCCGTTGAATGCGGGTGCTGCGATTGAGATTGTCAATGCCGGTTTCGGAGGACGGGCGCGCTTCTTCCTGCGCGGCATCCTCGGCTCCCGCCTTGTCGATGGACCTTACGAAGATGGCTCAGTGGTCTTCTCAAACGTGCAGGGGACTGCGAATAAGGTTAATGTCTATTGGAATGCGGGTGCTGGCTTCTACCAGATTGAGAACAAGCTTGGCGGCGGCTCCACGTCCAAGTTCGCGATTAAGTATGAGGAGTGGTGATGCCTCTCTCGCATGGTAAGACCGCAGAAGCGATAATAATCTCGATTCAGTTGCAGAACCAAGTCTAACCCAAAAGTGCCTAGTGCCTATTTTTCCCCTCACATTTCCGACCAGCAGCAGCCTGGTTGGACCGAGTATCGTTGTCAAGGGCTTTGCTCCAGGCGGGTCGCCTAATACCGGAGGCATGGGCGGAATTTTAACACCGACCCCGGTATTGATGCTCGTCAATGTAGTTCCCTTTACAACGGGAGAAGTGCGGGCGCGATTTTCTATTCCTCCGTTGGCCGCTAGTAGCATCGGGGTAAACGATGCCCTGAATATCGCCAACTATACGCTTACCGGTCCCACGACAGCAGTCATCATCGGCGCTTCTGTTGTAGACACAGATTTGAATAGCATTGACTTATCCATCAAGTCACCGCTAGCACTCGGAACCTGGACCCTGACCGTTGCCAATATTCAGAACCCCACGGGTATTACCTTGACGGCACCGTTCAGCATCACCTTCCAGGTCACGTCCGTTGGCCCGACTGCGACCGTGAACCTTGGCGCAGTTACAGATTCTCCAGAGGACATCATCCGTCGGCATTTCAGTCCGGCTATGAAAGGCAAGGCCTGGGATTCGGTCATCGCCGGATTGGCCACGGGCGATAAAAGTAACTTTGACAACGCCGCGAGCATTTTCGACCAGTTGTTCATGAGCAGTGCCAGCGGGATTTACCTGGACCGTCGAACCGCGGACTTTGGCATTCAAAGACCTCAGAACGTCGGCATCGTCGACGACTTGTATAGAAAATTTGCAATCAAGACGAAAACTAAACAACTCGTCATCGAGGCCATGTTGGAGATTCTGGAGGTTTTCTATGGTCCAGACGCTCTCCGAGCCAACACAACCACGACCCTGACTGAACCCTTCACCCTAAATGACGGCGATGACCTGCAACTGCTCATCGACGAACAGATTCCGGTGCAGGTAATCTTTAGAGACAGGGATTTCGGCCAGACTCCGTTTGCCAAGGCCATTGAAGTGGCGGCTGCCATCACCAGAGCCTGCAGAGCCCAAGGCACCAGGGCCTATGCAATTCCCTTTGTGGACCCAGTACAGGGTGGCAGTAACAGAGTGAAGCTTTATAGCGGAAAATTGGGTCTAGGTTCTTTTCTCCGGGTCACCGGTGGGAAGGCGCAGGATTTTTTGTCTTTTCCGACGCAGATAAACAGCGTCTATACGGTAGTGTTCTAAACCATGTCTTTGCTTTTCCTCTTTAACTTCGGTTGGCTTGGTGCCGGTCCCTCGGCATTTACCTGGGTTATTACCACCAACCCGACCACGAACACAGTCCGCTTCACGACCAACAGCCCAGACGTCGACCTGACTCAGGTCTTCACCGGGGACTACGTAAATATTTTCGGTCTGGAATTCAATATCAACAACCGTGGCAGCTTCACGATTACCAATGTCCAAGTTTCGTACCCCGCTGGTCTCCTGACGCAGTTCTTTGAAATTCAAAATCTTCTCGGGGTTTCGGAAACGGTCTTCCAGATACACGCCATCGATATGGTGTTCTTCAGACCCACGAGATTCTCCATCCAACAAGCTCAGGGGCGAACAGTCGTTGTTTCTCAGAACCGATTCAATACCGTCGACATTGTCCTGCCGGCAACCAGCGCCATCGTCAGCCGAACTGCTCTGACCGCAGCTTATCTGCAGCCGGTCATAACTTTGGCTGTCACGAATCTTATCAGAAAATCGAGTGGTGTCGCCACGGCTGATACAGCTTCTTCGAATACCCTGGCTGTTGGTGACCAGGTGTACATCGATAGCTTTGTTCCGGCCCCGACCCAACCCTTCAGAGACCTCGGGGTTCCTTCGACTAGCGGTTTAGTCGGTACTTCTGATGCTTCGCTGGCAAGTATCTGGTCCCCGCTCCGGGTTACGGACATCGTCGGCAATTTTAGCCACACTCTTACTCGCTTGGCATCCGGAAATGTTCTCCTGGCCGGCGGAGCCAACGAGACCGGCGGCGTCTACGGGGGCGAGAGCGCTGTCTGCCAAATCTTCACCATCACCGGAACTGCTGCTGTAGCCGATAGCAATCAAGCTGATGGTTCTATCAGGACCAGCTACAATTGGCTTGCAGCCACGTCTATGAATGCCACCCGTCAGCTCCATAGCGCGGCACTGCTTTCTGACGGCAGAGTCCTGGTAACCGGTGGTTTCCGGTTCACTGGTTCGACCTTCTTGAATACAGCTGAACGCTACGACCCTAGCCTTAACAGCTGGACGAACACTGGCAATACGATGTCCGTGGCCCGAGCTGGTCATGCCTCCGTGCTATTACAGAATAGCACCATCATGGTCATCGGTGGAGCTACCGGCACGAGCACTGTCACCGCGACTACAGATATCTACAGCGTCGGACCGAATACTTTTGCTGCCGGGGCGACAATGAATCAGGGCCGCGTCGACCATCAGGCGCTGGTCCTGAGTGACGGTAGAGTCTTGGTTATTGGCGGTCGAGCATTGACCGGTGGCGGAACCTTCTCTGATGCATTCCATGGATTCGTAACCGGTGACTTGATTGCCACCTGCGAAATCTACAACGGAACCAGCTGGGCTTTCACCGGAAGTATGGCGCTGGCTCGGGGTCTGCACCAAGCCACTCTGCTCCCTGGTGACAAAGTCCTCGTGACCGGTGGTCTGGCCTACAATCCGACTCAACTCGGCACCAGACCCGGGGCCTCGACGAACTTCGCTGAAATCTGGGACCCAGCTACGGGGCAATGGTCTCAGGCCGGCATCGCCGGAACTTCACGTCACGGTCACACGGCTGTTTATTTGCCAGGCTCTAATAAGGTCCTGATTGCTGGCGGTACAAGCACGGCCGGTGGTGCTGTTCTGACTCAGACCGAATACTTCGATGTCAAGACCCGGACCTGGAGGGTAGCGCCTGACTTTATCGATGTGGCTCGGTATCCGTGCAAGTCCGCGATTCTCTTCGGCGACAATGCCTTGCTCACCGGCGGCGACAACGGAACTACGACCTTCAACAACCATCTTCTTTTTGTCCATGATTCTGACAGCTATAGCAATGGGGGCGTAAACGGTATCGCCGTTGTGTCCGCAGTCCTCTCCGCAACCAGGTTCCAATTTCAGACCACGACCACGGAGCATAGTTCCAGTTTCGGTGCCCCAGTCAATCGATTCAGCAATACCGGTGGAGCACTCAGCCCGCAGAAGTTCAATATTGCCTCTGCGACCAGGACCTCGAATGTCACTACCTTGACCCTGGACCTACCGGCAGGATTCCTAACTCATAGCATTCTCGTTGGTCAGTCGATTTACGTCAACAGCTTCAGCGGAAGCTTCACCCCGGGCGTGAAGACGGTAACCGCAGTGACCAGCAATACGGTCGTTTACGCAGATACCGGAGCGAACGTAACTGCGCTTCAGGTTGGGTCTGTGAGTATCAATTTTGCCACAAGCATGCTGGCAACTCCATTCAGGGCTCAGACTTCGCTGGTCAACATTCCTGGCCCATACATCTGGGACCCGAATAGCGGCGCCGCGGTCACGGCCATTGAATCCACGACCACAGGCGTTATCAACGCCGGCCAGCAACTTCAACTCCTGAACTTGGTTAGTGCAGCCGCGTTCCCGGACCAGGTCGGGTACGTTATCTTCGGCTATGCAACAGCTCTGCAGACCCTGCCGGTCAAGTACATCGGTCGCGCGAGCCCAACGTCTCTCATCATTGATTTCAGCTTCAGATTCCCGCAGAACCTGCCGGTTGGTACCAAGGTCACGTTCTTGAACAACCTCGGTGGTTTTGTGCCGACCGTGGCAAATAAGGTCGGGAGTCTGTACATCACTGCTTCTGCGGCCGGGCGCGTAGCTGCTCAGGCCAGCATTCAAGCCGCAGTTGCCGCCGGGGTCGGAGTCAACATCACCATCGTGTATCCAGGTGACCGGGGCCTAGGTGCCGAAGGTTTCCCAGCAACTGGGAAAAAGATTTCCGATAAAGTCTTCGTCTGGGGTTCAGACAGTGTCGACGCAGAATTGGCATTGGATAGGAGCTTGAGCTAAATGAGCAGGCCTAAAATAATTGTTGGCGCTCACGTACTCTGCTCCATCAACGGGAAGCTACTCGGCCAGGTAACTAGCTTCCGGTGGACCTCCACGACCACCAAGAAGGCCATCTACGCCCTGGACCTGGGCCAGCCTTATGAATTGGCGCCTACCATAACCCGAATCATCGGGACTCTGGGAATTCTGAGAACTCTTGGTGACGGCGGGGCCGAAGGGCCGGGAATTACCCCTTCTGTCGAGGATGTGCCCAGGGAAAGATATTTTACCATTCTCCTCACGGAACGAGGCAGTGATACGGTCCTTTTCAGGGCTGACAATTGCAGCGTCCAGGAACAGAGTTGGGACATCCCGACGAGAGGTCTTGTCACCGGCACCATAATTTTCGAGTCCTTGACCTGGGAAAACGAGACGAAGTCAGTTCAAGCCTAAGGCAAGCAATCTTTAAGGTAATCCCCAATGAGCATTCTCCGACAATTCAACTTTTTAGGTCAAGAGCGCATCGACGTTTCTCACTTCCGCAGCCTGGAATCCAGTATCGCCGCGGACGTGGATGTCCTGGCGGGCCGAAGCCTGGCTGCAAGCAAGCCTTTGGTGGTCAGGGGTTTCAACATCGCCATGGCCGGGGCCATCGGAGCCCTGGCAACCACCCTCCAAGTTGTTGTCGCAGATGGGATTTTCTTCAACATCAACGCCACTGAATCAGGGACCTTCTTCTGGGTGCCGTCCACGAGAGCGCCTGAGACCCTCAATTCCACGAACCCGAACGTAACCGGGAGCTTTACTGCCAACCAGACGAACTATATCGGCGTGGACCTGATTCGCAGTGCTGACGTTACGACCTCTGACCTGGCTAAGTTCCTTGACGCCGGTACTCTGTTGGAAATCAGCAAGAATGTGCCGCTCGGCAGGACTCTGAATTATCGTTTCGTCATCAGCACCAGTGCTTTCAGCACGCAGTCGAATATCTGCCCCATTGCTCAGGTTGTGACGAATGCCTCCAACATCGTCACCAGCGTCGTTGACGCCCGGAACCTGATGTACAGACTCGGCTCTGGTGGTGACTTCCCGAACCGACGCAATGCATTCACGTTCCCAGGAGGTCGCAACGAAGATACGGTCAGTGATTTTTTTGCCGGCGGCGACAAAGCCAACCAGGGATTCAAGGACTGGGCCGACATGGTCATGACCCGAATCTGGGAAATTGGCGGCGGTGAGCGTTGGTACGGACCCACGGCAGACCGTAACGTCAAGATGACCCAGAATCCGGCTACAGTTTTTGCCAGCTCCGGGGACAACTTTGAATTCGTCGGTGGAAACCTGCACTGGCAGGGTCTGCGAATCGACTTCGACAACAGTAACAACCCCGGTACGTTCAGCAACGACATCGCCAATCAGACAACCAACAACCCGGGACAAACAGACTTGGCGGCCGGACAATGTATTTACGTTGATATCGACCGAACTCAGACCCTGACTGGCGGTTCTGCTCTGGTTGCTGTCAAAGGAACTCTTCAAACCCTCGGTACGCCGGTGATTCCTGGCTCCAGGTTTATCATTGCCTGGCGTGACAGCAACGGTGTCTTTACTCGCGACAATCGATTCGCTGTCAATACAGCTTTCGCCCCGGCGACCACTACCAGCTTGGGTGCAGTACAGCTCAGCTACGCGGCCGGCACCCCGGCAACCCCGACAGTGGCTCCGCTTGATGCCAACGGCAGCATCTCCAACACGGCCACGGGTGGCAACAGTTTCGGCTTCAGTGGTACCGGTTTCGGAACCGGCCCTGGAATTAGAGGTACTGGTGGAGCTACAAGTGGCCCCGGTGGTCTTTTCACCGGTGGTGGTCCCAATGGCATAGGCGCCACATTCCAGGGCACTGGCACTGGCGCTGGTCTAACCTCGACCGGTGGCGTTACCAATGCTCTCGGTGGTTCATTCTTAGGTGGCGGCACTACAGGTACCGGGCTTCAAGCTACCGGCGCTACCAATACGGCTACGAATAGCACAGGTGGTTTGGGAGCATCGATTATTGCAGGTGCGAACGGTCCACAGCCGGGAGGCAACGCGGCCGGTGCAATCGGCGCTATTGCACTGACTACTACAGGCGGCACCGGCAACAATGGTGGCAGTGGTTCGGGAGGTACCGGCGGCATCGGTGGCTCAGGCATCTCAAGTGCTGGTGGAGCTGGCGGTCAAGCATTCACGGGTGCAGGTGCTGCAGGTAACGGTGGTGCTTCCATTACCGGTACCGGTGGCGCCGGCGGTCTGGGAAATACAGGAAGTCCTGGAGGTACCGGTGGTCCAGGATGTAGCTTCACCGGCGGTATCGGAGGAAGCAACAGCGTTAATAGCGGATTTCCTGGTGGCGTAGGAGGTCTTTTCCAAGGTGGTGCCGGTGGTGGTACTAGCGCTGGCGCCGGTGGACACGGCATCCAAAGCACTGGCGGTACCGGTACCGGAGCAGTCCATGGCGCCGGCGGTCTTTTCACCGGCGGCGGCACAACGGGCGTAGGTATCATTGGCATCGGTGCCGGCGGCTCCCTTGTTGGTCAAGCGGGGCAAGGCGGATTATTTATTGGTGGCACCAATGCAAGCGGCATCCAGGCTACTGGCACGGGTACAGGAGTTGGCGCCCTGATTGCGGGTGGCGGCGGTATCGGCAGCTTCACTGTACCGGCCATAACCTCCCAAGGTTATATTTCGCTGACAGGAACCAACCCCGCAAGCACCCAGGCATTTACCAACTCTGCCACGGGAAAGAACATTGCTAAGGCATTGTTGAAAATTTCAACGAACCCGGTGACCATTTTGGACGGGTTCAACATCACCAGTGTTTCGGCGTCAGTTTCTAACCTGACCATCAACTTCGCCAGCAACTTCGCCAACGCTCACTACATGCCAACCATGATGACAAGTCAGCTTGCGATTTCCGCAAATGTTCTCTCACAGACAGTCGGCACCTTGGTGCTACAATTCTACAATACCAGCACCGGTGTTGCAGTTGACATCACCACCCTGGCGTCTTTCAATATCTTCGTCACCGTCCACGGCGCTCAGTAAGAGGTAGTCTGAATGGCGGCTCTGACCCTCGACCAGCTGCGAAAAATAATGTCCAATCTTCCACGGCCAAAGGCTGAGCTTTATCTTCAGCCTCTCAATGATGCCATGGAAGAAGCAGGGGTCAACACGAAACCCCGCCAGGCGGCCTTCCTGGCCCAGTACGCGCACGAGACCGTTGAACTGCACTATCTTGAGGAAATAGCCTCCGGCGACGCCTACGAACCAACCAGCAAGGACCCTGGGGCACAGAGAAGGGCTCACAGACTCGGAAACACCCAACCCGGGGATGGTCGACGTTTCAAGGGCCGAGGTCTGCCTCAGCTGACTGGCCGCGCCAATTACCAGGCCTGCGGAGATGACCTTGGCGCGGACTTCATCTCTCATCCTGAGCTTGCAGCTACCCCTGAATGGGCCTTTAAGGTCGGGGCCTGGTACTGGAATCTGAAGCACCTCAACGACTGGGCTGACAAAGGTGACTTTCTGAAAATCACCCTTCTTATCAACGGCGGCTACAACGGCCTTGAGTCCAGGAAAAAATATTTCAACCGTTGTCAACAGGTTCTCTGAACACAATCTTAGAGTAGGAGGAAGTTCCCATGGCAGGTCGCGAGATAGCAGCACTCGGAGCAACTTTTACAGCCGACGGCACAGCTAACGGGTATATCTCCGTGGCTTCGACAACGGGCTTCTACGTCAAGGCGTTTGCAAACCTCAGCGATACCACGGGCCGCAGTGCCAGGGTTCAAATCACTCAGATTCTATCCGCAACTCAGCTCGGGGTCCGCATTTTTCCGCAAGTGGTCCCCCTGAGCCAAGGTAACCCGATAACTCCTCCGGCCGGAGGTCCAGGCCCAGGCAGCGCTCCGCCTCCTCCCGCGGGCATTACCTATCAATCCGGTCCGAATTACGGTCGAAGCGACGTCAGCGCCTTTACTCTGGCCAACGGCTCGCGCATCGACATGGAAGCTCAGTTCATTTACAACCCGAACGACCAACCGTTGCCGTAAGGCTACGGATTGACCTTCTTCGCCTGGTAGAGATTCTGGGCTGCATCGATTCCCCGCTCAGCGAAATGAACGTGATTCTGGTCAGCATCGCCGTAGACGAAGAATGACCAATGATGGCCAAGCTCGTGCATGAACATGAACATGCCGAGTTGGACGTCTACTTCCCCTGAATCGAAGGTCTCGCCCATCAGGCATTGGCCCCCAACCCATTTCAGGCACTGCTCCCCGTTACCCCAATATCCCTCGGTCCCGTGTGTGTCGACGACCCAGACGGTGCTCAGAGTCTTGAGTGAATCCTCGAAGCGGTTATAGGCCCCCATGAGGAGGAGAGAATATTTGATAGGCGGTAGAGGCTCGTCCAAGACGCCATTGGTCATGCGTACGAACCCATGCCCAAATTCAAAGGCCAGGGCCGCGTTCGTCTCAACTGCCGCACAGTCAATGGGTCGAGTCGCGTGGACAGGCGCTGCGAACTGCGTGACGTGGCAGGTGAAAGGCTCGACCCCTCCGCCGCAAGCAGACAGGAACAGAACGGATGTAAGTAGAAGTGTTTTCATGCCCAGGTCACAATCCCGCGACGGGTGCCATTCAGGTCGAGTACCTTCAGGGAGAAAATGTCGCGAATTTCCTCAGGTAAGACAGAGTCTGTCTTGGCGGCCTCAATGAAGGCCCCGAGCCAGGGGTAGATGTCGGCATCTGTGTTGTTCACAATCATGATTTCCATGATTCGCTTCTTAGCCCAGGAAAATATTTTTGTCAAGCACTGAGAGCATTGATTGCCAAGAGACATGCACCAGAAGAATCCGCGCACGCGGGATGTGCACATATTTCGAACTCAGGACATACTCGACCCATCTTAGCGATTTCGGAGAGCACAGTCCGCAGTGCGCGGATTTCTGCCGCCATAGTGGGGATGTCTCGACAGACTTGAATTTCATCTTTGCTTGCCCGTGCGTGCTTAAACCGAGCGCTATTGAATACTCGGTTCGCCCGCTCGACAATTTCGTCTAGGTCGATTCTCACGGGAAGAAAACTTCCAGATGCTTCTTATGCTGAAGGGCCAGGTCGATGCTGTGCTTGGTTCCGCGGGACCTGCCGTCCCAGAATGCAATCACGCCATCCGCGGCCTTGACCATTTCTTCATTCCGGATGTAGCCGGCGGACTTGCCATAGCGGTTCCAGTCAGCGGGAAAAATCTGAGTCGGAAACCCTATTTTCTTGGCCTCAACGATTGACCAAGTGTCGACACCCGCAGCTCCGCCGCTGATGATGGTCACATCCTCGACCACTCCAAAGGCCTCCAACAGGAGCCGTGAAAGCTTGAAGACGATGTAATCAATCTTTTCGGCCGGCCAATTGCGGCTCCCGACGAAAGCAATTTTCATCTGAAGTCCCCATCGTCAATTCTCTTGACTGCCACGATGGTGCATTCGTACACCATCGGGCCGCCGTAGAGTTTGCCGTAGTAAGAAGAGCCCATATACGTAGGAGCAGCCGACCAAGAAGTCAGAAGACCTTCGTACGTGGAGTCCCCGATTTTGAAAGGAAAGGGCTTGCCTTCAACGAGTTTCTCCAACTCCTCGGTAAAGCCCGGGGCCTCGACGTCAGTGATGCGGATAATCATCGGCGAACCTTCTTCTTGGATTTCCGCGCTTCTCGCTTCAACTTGTCGAAGAACTTCTCGTCCTTGGCCAGGTAAGCCTCGTTGAGAGCTTCCAAGGCTTTTGACAAATCTTCCTTGAGTCGTTCGATTTGTTGACGAGTTTCTTTCAAGGTTCCGAGCGTCTGTTCGTACCGATTGCGCTCAAATTTCCAATCATCGAGGTGTCTCTCAGTGAGGTCTTTGTGCTCCCTCTGCAGGTTTTGGTGAGTCCGAGAATATTGGATGAAGACTTCCGCCAGCCAGGTCAGCACTCCGACACCAATTTCTTTGAAAAGGAACAGTAGATGTATCATCGGAGTGCACCGGAGCGCTTGAGTTTCATCATCTGGGCATGAATCGCGGACCGTTTTGGGGTCCGGAGTACATCGACAAAGAGCTTACCGTCTAGGTGCTCCATTTCGTGCTGCAGAATATGAGCCCTGAGGCCGTTTGTTTCCCGGGTCACCAGGTTGAAGTTCTCGTCCCGGTACCTGACATCCCATTTTGGGTGTCGGAGGATATCTTCGAAAATACCAGGAAGGCTGAGACAACCCTCGCGAAGCAACGTGCGCTCGCCAAAGACTTCCTTCATCTTTTTCCCCTCGGGTAGCACGACCTCGGGGTTGACGTAGAATTCCGGACCCTCGCCAACGTCCAGGGCTAATACGCGCTCAGAGATTCCGACCTGAATTGCTGACAGCCCGACACCCTTGCGGGCCTTCATCAGGTGGTAAAGCTCCAGGAGGAACGACTTGCCTGGAGCGCGTTCCAGCGGTGCACTGAGGTTCTTCAGGATTGGGTCAGGGTAATAGCGAAGTTTCAGCATGTGAGTTTCCTTTCCGACGAACATTTGCAGGTCTCATTGGATGTTTCCGATGACGGGTTTGTCCCCGAAGTGTATTTGAAAGTACTTCAGGAAGTCAGCCTGGTAGCGTTTTTCTTGTCCGTCCTTGCGAACAACAAGGTCGATGGTGTGGGCATTGCTGAGGTCCGGCCAAAGCATCTTCATTTTTTCCTGAAGAAACTCCACCCATTCAGATTCGGCCCAGGCCGACTTGGGATAATCGTTTTTATTGGGCCGAAGAGTACGGTTCATGATGATGGCTTTACGCTCACAATCTTATGTATAGAACCACCAAAGGAGGTTCAAATGAATTGTAGCAAATGTGGCCAAGAAAAACAAGAGAAGGCATTCGCCACCTTCAGAACTCGTAAAGGAGAGTTGCGTCGACGGGGCGTCTGTTGGAAGTGCCGTGGTCAATATGCCGAAGAGAATTTTGAACGCCTGCAAGGATGGAGGCACGATTTCAATAAAAAGAACAAGACCAAAAGGTACGACCGGGTCAAAAGACTTAAGTTTGAGGCCAAGGCGTACGTCGACGACATCAAAGCCAATAATCCATGTGTCGATTGCGGTGAAAAGTTTCATCCGGTGGCGATGGACTTTGACCATCCTCGGGGAGGTAAAACGATGGGTGTTGCTCAACTTGTCGGTTCAGGGTACAAGCTCAATTTGATTAAAGCTGAAATCGCAAAGTGCGAATTGGTATGCGCCTGCTGTCATCGCGTCCGGACTTGGAAGCGTGGAGAAAATTTGGCACCTAAGAAAGCCAACACAAAGTGCATTCTCCTCTAGTGCGAGAAATCGCCGTATAGAGCCAACGCCGGCCCTGGGTTGTGAAAAGTTTGATACTGGGCTCCATGGCCACGAGGACCAGCGGAAACTCAGAACCCTGGCTCTTATGGGCCGTCAGGCAGTATCCAAAGTTTGCGTGCAGGTACGGAGGATAATAATCATCTTGGTCCCCGGGCCAGTGAGCCCAGGCCGCTTTCCGGCAGGCGCGGTGGATGAATTTGTCACTGTACTCATCGGCTAGACCCAGGACTTGTTCCTCGCTGATGATTGCCTTTAGATTATCTTCTAGCTTGATGGCGATGAACTTCATCCCCATTTCGATGCCCTTGTTCCAGTCCCGGACCCGGAAACTTTCGGCCACGGTCTCGGTGATTTCCTGCAAGGTGACAACCTCACCATTGAAACGGTCCAGGTCGTAGTTGTTCCTCAGGACCAGAAGCGGCTCGTTGATGGAAATATCCTTCAGCCCACGGGCCCGACGGACTTGGGTATTGACCATGTGCCGGGTTTCATTCCGATGGCAGATGACGGCGCCGCCGGCAGACCAGGTCTGGAGTCCCTTCTCGGTTAACTTCTTCTCGCTAACCGCCGGAAGCTCCATCAGGGCATTGGTAAAGTCTGTGTTTTCCCGGACCGCCATGCTGATTCGGATGATGGGATTATCCAGGGCCTGACGGACAACCTCGGTCATGTGAACTTTGATATTGGCCGGGAATTCGGGTGCCAAGATGCTGAATGGGTCTTTTTTATCCTTGACCACCGGTGGCAACTGGAATCCGTCCCCGATGGCCACGATGTTCAAATGCTTTTCCTGGCAGGCCCGGAGAATGTCTTTCCAGATATCTTGACTGACCATTGAGGCTTCGTCGATGATGAGTAGATTCCCAGGCGGGGTCTGGATGTCGTCCCGGACCGAAAAGCGGACATTGCCCTTGTCATCTTCGCTTGGCCAGTAGAGCCATCGGTGGATGGTCATGGCGTTAACCGGCGCCACTTCTTTGACTCGCTGACTGGCTTTGCCGGTCGGGGTCACGACCAATAGATGTTCGCCGAATTCCTCGGCTAAGACCTTGAGTAGAGTTGTTTTACCGGTGCCGGCATAGCCGTTGATGACAGCTACGTCGCCACCGAATTCCGACTTCCTGATGAGTCGAATAGCCTGAAGGGCTTCTTCTTGCCCGGCTGTGAGTTTCAGGTCCATCAGAATTCTGATTTCACTTCGGCAAAGGTGTCGTTCGCAATTTGCGTAAACTTGCGTTGAGCGTGGAAGAGACCCGCTGCCAATTCAAGAAGCAATTCTTCTTTTGGGACAACCGTGATGGAAAACTTAGAATCCACCCAGCGTTCTGCACCCAGAGAATCAAACCCGTCTTTGACTTCTACGGCCAAGAAGTTTTGAGGCTCGGATGATGGGAGCGGCTGTGAAATCTGAACGATTCGAACCCGACGATTTTTCCAAATGACTTCCGGTTTGAATGAAAATGTGCCGTTCATTTTTGCACCTTCTTGCTACCTTTCTTCTGTGCCCAGCGCTCCGCCCGCTGACGACGACGTTCGACTTCAGCCGGATTAGACTCCAAGAGTATAGCAGAAGGTGTCGGCCGAGCCGCTTTGACCGCGGCTTCCCCGAGTTGCTTCGGAGTTGCGGTAAATAATTTCTTGACAGCGGCCTTGGCCTCGGGGGTTTGCTGGGCAGCGAGATTCTTATCTCCTGTGACTTCCAACATCAGCCGAGCCAGCTGTTTCTTGGCCTGGCCTGGGATGGAACCTTCGTCCAGCTGCTTCTGAAGTCTGGCCAACTTTTGTTCGTTGGTCAGGATGTCGTACGCGGCTTGGCGTTCCTTCGCTCTCTCACGCCGTGCAACTTTGTCCGGGAACTTACAGTGCCCGTTCCGGGCGTTCTTGCCCTTGGGGCCTTTGATTTCAGTGGCTAACACAACGACTCCTTGGTAAAGGAAAGCTTCCTAAGACCAATTCTCAGTCAAGTACTCCTTACCATGGGCCGAAGATTTTGTCCAATTATGGCAGTAGTCCGGTTGCGAACAGATAATAGATAGACGCTAGCTGGTAGGCGGTCAGCAGGGCGAAGATGCCGATGGCAACCCAAACTGCTCGGTGGGCATAGCACCGGTCTTGGTTAGCCCAAGCGAACGCAGAACTGACCAGGACGAGAGTAGCCTTCAGGCCCACGAAAGCAAACGGGGAAATATTGTAGGCCCAGCGCATCAGTGGATTCAGTTCATGAGCCACTCCGGAAATCAGAACCCAGAGTGAAGTCACCAAGTCGACGAAGTTTAGAGTTGCGAGGATGAAAATCTTCCAAGTCATCGAAAGCCGTTTCACGACTTTCCCTCGTCAATCAATTCCTGGCGGTCTGCGATATCGGCCTGGGTCTTGGGCGTCGGGTTCGTCGAAACTCCACCATACGGGCCGTATCGGTTGATATATTCATCCATGTTCTGTTTGCCGGCAGGGTTCATACTGTGAACGTTGGGACGCTTGGGTGGCCAGAGATTGTTCTCGCCCATCCACTTCACGAAGTCATAACCGGTCGGAAGATTGTCGTGACAATGGCATTTGCAGTCCTGATAGCAACCACGGTTCGCACACTCAGAACAAGGTGGCCCGAGGCCCATGTCGTGGTCGAGGCTCATTTCATCGAACCTCACACCCGAGGACATAAGTTTCTTGGCCTCATCAACACTATGAGCCCAAATCCAGCCAGCTGGTGCTATGCGAACGTCATCTAGCCAGAGTTTGTTCACTTGTTACCTGCCATCAGCTGCAAGCCGAGTGTACACGTGTCGGTCAAGTTCTGCAATTCTCAGATTCGCAGAATGCAAATTCTTCTCTGAATTGAAGTACTTCCGAAGAAGCCACTTGACGTCTCTGGCGTTAATCATCGTGCAACCCATGTCGATGAGGCCGTGTATTTCTCTTAACCTTCGCTCTGTTGAGGTTAGACCTTCGTGCCAGGGCTTAGAACTTTTTGACATGGGCGCCATTCTCGATGACCGCGCTGGGTGAGACTTCGATGAATTCAGCGACTTCTTGAAGTTCGTGCAGGTCTCTTGCACCACTGTAGCTCATCCCCGAGCGGACGCCGGCCATCAACTTGGCCAGCTCTTCAGCCACAGGGCCTTTGAATGGAACAAATACTTCTTCACCTTCTACGTACATTGGATTCTCGTCGCTTGCTGCCGCGCAGCCTCGGTACAGCTTTACGCCTTCCCTCACACTAAGATTGGGGGCTTCGAGACAACCGGCTAATAGCTGTCCTAGCATAACTGCGTCAGCACCCGCGGCCAGGGCCTTCACAATGTCGCCGCTGTTTCGGCAGCCGCCGTCGGCAATCATGTAGACTTCCCGGTTATTCTCTCGAAATTCTCGCATGACCTTGGCACATTCAAAGATTGCTGTGAGCTGAGGGACACCGTGCCCGGTCTGGATTCTGGTTGTGCAAACACTCCCGGGACCGATACCAACCTTGATGACGTTGGCTCCAGCGTACCAAAGACTCATGAACGCCTCTGGGGTCGCAACGTTGCCTGCGATGATGGTCTCGAAGCCCAAGGCTTGAAGCTTGCGGATAGTTGAAATAACTTCTCCGTTATAACCATGGGCCACGTCCAGACAAATAGCCAATTGGCCATGTTCTCTTCGCCACCAAGAAGCGACTCCTAATTGGTACTCCCCGAGGCCCACCGACGGAATGACTCCGCCAAGAATCTCCTGGTCAATTTCACGAATATTGCGGTAAAGCACCCCGGCACCACCGGCTTTGGCCATGGCCGTGGCCATCTCCAGGCCGGTGACGGTATCCATCGGCGCAGAGATTATGGGCAGGCTCAGAATGATGTTCCCGACCCGGGTATGGGTTGAGACTTCGTCCCGGCTGCGTACCGTGGAATAATGAGGAACGAGGAGAACATCATCGAAGGTCAGACCTCGACCCTTCCTGAAGGTTGCCATCGGAATTCCTACGCTTTCGACAACTGTTCGACGTCACGAAAGATTTCCGTGAGTTCTTGCGTGAGTTCTTGCTCCGTTATTCTCATGCTATTTGCAGCTGGAGGCGGGTCGGGTCGATTCTTTGCAGCTTCAAGAGCAGCGCCAACCATTTCAGGAATCTCTCCGATGAAGGTCTCGTCCTCGCCCATTTCCGCGGACTCCCGCTCGGCGATTTCTTCCTCGGCAACGCAAATTGGGCACTCGTGCCCGTAGTCTTGTTCTCGCCAGCCTGGAGGCAGACCGACACCTTCATCCAGAATGGCCACGCCACGCTGCTGTTGTTCTGAAATCGTACCATCTTTGAAGATTCGAAGCGGCACCCCGCCCTGAGCAAAGATGAAATCCAAAATTTTCTTGTCGACGGCTTTCACATTCGGAAACGAAGCTGACTCGAAATTGCAACGGTCACAAAAAATCAAATTATAGGTACTCACGGCTTCACGACCTTCCTTTTGAGACATCTTCGACAAACAACTAAGGTTCTGGCGGGAACCCTTATCTCTTTGATGTCCATCATACCACAACAGCTGCCTCATCAAGTGGCTAGAATTTATTCAATTTGTTGTACAGTCCCGTGGGCACGGTGGTGATGGCTTCCAGTTCAAGTTCCCAGCGGTCGCCGGTATGTTTCATCTTGAGGGTTTGAAAGAGTACGTTGCCGCAATAACCCAGCATGGGGTTGTCGACCAGGGCTCTGAGCAGTTCAAATTGGCGAATGCCAGCTTCCATGCTGCCTTGAGCACAGGTATCATTCAAGAGGGTGACAATAAATCTGCTCTGTTCCTCGCTGATTTCAATTCTTTTTGTTTTGCGGTCAATCACAGCTCTAACTCCCACGCATCAAGGTCCAAGTATTGAGCTTCCAGGAGTCTCTTGGCGGCTTCGCGCCACCGGGTCTTCTGTTCATCGGTCAATTGTTTCCAGTCGAAACCGTCAACACAGAGAGCCAATTCGGCGGCTCTGTTCTCCAGGGCCTCGGGTCGATTCTCAAAATCTAGGGTGCCGGCGGAACGGACCGCGGCAGTGGTGATGCGGGACAATTCAAACCTGAAATTGGTTGCCAGGTCGCGGAGCGCGTTGTAGGCCAGTTTCTTGGTGCCGCAGAGTTCACTGCTCATCCGCATCATAGCCACCCTGATGACACGCCGACTGGGTTTACCGTCTCGAAGCTTCTCTGCGGGTTTGACGACAGCACAATTCCGTCCATCAAGAAGATTGCCTTCGGGCAAATATACGATGAGTCCGGCCTTTGGCGCTTTCTCGTTGATGATTGCCAACGCCGTGTCCTGCAGGGACGAAGGAAGCATGAAGTAGAAACGATTCGGGACAAAGGTCAGGTTGCTGGTCGCATTGGCGTAGAGGAAATGCTTGCCGCTCTTGTTGATAAACTCGTTGCGGAGGTCGGCCTTGCTGACTTTGACTTCAACTTCAATGCATTCACTTGGGCTAACGCCCAGGACGTCAGCGTTCCAGCGGCCAGCTTCGGTACAGACTATCGGCATTCTTTTCCCGTACCTGAGCCAACACATGGCCTCGTTCTTGAGGACCTCGGATTCCAATTGTTCCCCTCCCCAGCAACTTTAGTTTTCGTATCGTTCAAAGAGAACGTCAGGATTGGTGCCGTCGTACTCGGGCACATCCTCATCGAAATCCACCTGGCCATCAGCTTCGTTAACGAGCGTATCCAGGAAATTTTCCCGGTCCCTCTTGTTTACCTTCGGGAGCGTTTCAATCATGACGTCCGTGACCAAGGTCCTGAATTCAGCTTTTGTCATTTGCGGTTCTCCTCCAAAATGGAATGGCTATCGGCCAGGATGTCAAAAATTTTGTACTTCTTACCTGAGTAAATCTCGTAGAGCGAATCGTTGAGCGGCTCCCTTAGCTTGAACCGGCCCTTCAACTTGAATCTCCAGCCGTCTAGGATAGCATAAGCGGTGTCTGCAGAAACCGCGCTGGTCTTTTCGACCTCAATTTCAAGGAAACGCCGCACCAGGCAAGGACCTTCGGCCTGAACATCGTACAGAGCCAGGGTCGTTGAGTGCCCTGGAAATTTGTACCAGTAGATGTGCGCATCCTTGTGTAGGGTAAAACAGTGTTTCCAGCCGGTAGCTTTCAAGAAAACTTCTACGTCACGGGCCGTGACACTGCCGGCAAGGTTTAGGTCGACTTCAAGTCTATCGGTGATGCTGTCCTTGGATTTTCGGCATTTGACTGTCAGTGCCCCGGCATTGCCCTGTTGCGGTCGGTACCTGACGACGCTATCTCCCTGCGTCCAATAATGGTCTGGGGAAACAATGTTTCGGTAGAGTGTAGGGTCTTCGTTTATGGCCCATTGATTGAACTTCCTGACGTCAATGTTATCCGCGGCCCATTTGAATTCCATTTCCCCATGCTTATCCATTTGGCTCCTTCAACGCTTTTTGAAGGGCCTGGAGAGCCTCTTCGGTGAATTCATTCGTCTGTCCCATCGACATCCGCCAGGAGTAAATAGAAGCCCCACAGGCATTGCCGGCCACGAGTTTGACACCGGCTTTCTTCAAGGCATCAGGGAAAGTGTAAAGGTATTGATTGCTGACTCGGAAGAAGGAAAACATCCCGCCGTCGTTCAACGCCGGCACCCCTGACAGGTCGGTGATGCATCCACCAAGATATTGCCTGAAGAGGTCCCCGTTCCTCTGAATTCGCTGGTGGATTGTCCGCATCTCTTCCAGGACGTCAGCGGACTTCGAAGCCCTGAAGACCTTAATTAGGTCCCGGAGATATAGCTGAGAACCGAGATTGACTCCGCTGGTGGTTTTCTCGACGTATTGTGCCATCAGGTCCGCAAGGTCCTGCCTATTGGTGGAAGCCCAGCCAATCCTCAGTCCGGGAATGCCGAAGAGCTTTGCCGCTGACCAGGTTGATATGCTGTGGTCGGGTTTCTTGCCTCGGAAGCCGTAAATTGGACTCGCATAAGCCGCGTCCCAGATGTCATAGTGCCGGTTGGCGTCGGGGTACTGTCTGAGACCATCTGGATTGTTTGGCCAGGTAACTACTTCGATTCCACTAAGTGGCCGAATTCGGGGCCCAGCACTAAACTGAAGACCATTGAAGTCCGCAATGGTCTGGTACGAAGGCCAAAAATATTCTTGATGATGATGAAGGTACTTGCTCTTTTTTGTTTCTTTTAAGGCGTAGACGGCTGCAAAGATAGCCTGTTTACAGCCATTAGTGACGACGACGTGCTTATCCGGCACAATGTACTGCAACTGTTCCAGAAGTTCTTTGTGCCCGCGATACGGCGGATATCTGGTAGCAAGGTCTGTCCAGCTAGGGGCCTGGTCGGTGAATGAAAACTTCACCGCAACCGGCTCCCCGGCAGCAAGGTCGTATTTTACGTCCCCGTTGCCGCGGACCATTTGCGCGTCGACGTCCATGACTTAGTCGTCTTGCCGAAACGGATGCCAGAAGAGACTGACACCATAGAACTTCGAAATCTTGGTGTCGATGAGGCTCAGCCATATGATGGGGCCGACGTCGAATTTGCCGAATTGGAAAATGGGCAAGGATGCTCCAACGCTAGTCAAAAGAGTACTGTCGCTGATACCAAGATTGGTGAAGATGCCGATTTTCTCGTACCATTTCGGCTTGAGGAAGTACGGATTCACGCCCGTGAGTTTGATGTTGACGTTGACGTTGTCTTCAGAGGAAGTCGCGTAGGTGTGCCAGGTCTTATCTTTGTCCTGGGCCACAGCCAAGGTAAGGCGGAGGGGTCGATTGTTCTGAATGTGGACAAAGGCCTCAGGAGGGTCGGTAAGAGTCCAGCCGTTTACGCCAATGTATCCGAAGTCCTTATCGAATTCGACCTTGGTCCGTTCCTTCTCTCCGGGCTTGGTGCCAGGCACCTTTGTTTCCTTGCCGGCGACCGTGGTCTCAAAGGCTTTCTTCCAGGTCACGGCAATCGTGTTGACGGTCAGCAGCTGCTCCTTCATCTTCTTCAGTTCCGCGGCTAACTCAGTTAGCTGCTGGTCCTTGCCATTGAGCAGGTCGCCGGCGTTCTTGACCTGAATGGTGAGCTTTTCAAAGACCCCCTTCTGGACTTCAATGGTCTTGTCCTTCTCCGCGGCAGCGTTCTGTAGGGCGATGATTTGGCGTTCAAGCTGGTTCTTCTTGAAGGCGGTGTAGCCGATATTCGCCAGCAATGCCAGGAACAGGCAGATGATGAGATACTTGGTTGGGTTCAGATTCATTTTCTTTTTTCCTCGATGGTCATGACTACATCCGCAAACCCGGCTTGGACAGCTTCCTTCGCCGTGAAATATTTTTCCGTCTCACAGTAGTGGCGAATCGCTTCCAGCGACTGACCACTGTGTCGCGAGAGTATATCATGGTACCGGCCGTTGTTGGTCCTGGCTTCATCCGCGAGGATGATGACGTCGCTGGTCTTATGGTCGCCTTCCAGGTGAATCCTGCCGTTGTGAATCATGAACGAGCACTCCGGCGACAGGAATCGGTACTTGCCAGCCTGGAGGATGATGGCGGCGATGCTGTAGACGATACCGTAGCCAATGGTTGTGACTGTGTTCTTAGCTGCTTTGATAATATCGTAGAGAGCAAACCCGACCTGCTCAAAGCCACCGTTGCTGATGATGGTCACGGTGATAGGGCCTGGGGTGCTGTCGAGTATCTGGAACAAGGCAGCGTACCTGTGAACTTTCTCGTCTTCAAGCTCGCCGATGATGTATAGGGTCCGGGTTTCCCAGTCGAGGCCGGTCTCAAAGCAGTCCCGAATCCGTTGGTAGATTTCATCAGGGCTGTGTCCGCTCATGCGGCTTTCTCCATGAGTTTGTCCATCGGAATTTCCTGACCTTTGTACTGTAGCAGAAGGTCGCCGACTCTTTCGTGCATCGCTGCGGTTCCGCGGTACCATGTGGCTCCCAGTTCGTTGCTATGGGTGATGCAATTCGGGTAATTGCTCTTGGCCACTATAGCATATCCGGTTTCGGAACTTCTACTCTTACAGATGAAGAAAGTGACCAATTTTCTTAATTCAGCAACTGGGCCCCGGTTGATGCTGATGACGTTGGTCGCCGAGGTCATCGGTCCCCAGGCTTCCAGCGCGTCTTCCATGACCAGGAGTCGGTCTTCGTAGCCTTTGAGCCCACGATTTATTTTTGAGCCTTCTCGGTTGGTCTGGATGGCCACGAGACTATGATAGTTGTTCTCCAGGGCTAATTGGACAAAGTAGCTGTACACGTATTCCATGATGTGGCGATGCTGCATCTGGCCACCCTTAGCCTGCTCAGTAGTCAGCTTGGCAGGATAGTCGATGACGACCAAATCATAGCCTTTTCCGTCGTTGAAGGCTTGTCGTTCCTGCTGCTTCTTCCGAATAACCCGAGCCACTTCTTCGACAGTCAGCCCGGCCTGATGCATAGGCACGTAGCTGAGATACTTCGACATCTTGACAAGGTTGGCCCCAATTCTCATCCATGAAGGTCCGCCGTTGTTCTTGGCGTCCTTATAGAGGCTCAGTAGCTCCTGCCTGTTGATGTTCATCAACGAGCACCAGAACTTGTCTTTGAGGTCATCCTTGCGTCCTTCGAGACTGATGAAGAGCGCCGACTTCCCGCGGTCGATGTTGTGTCTGGCGACAGTAATCATGGCCGTGGTCTTGCCGACGTTCGTCGGAGCCAAAAGCAGGGTCGTGTCGCCAGGCAACAGGGAGCCCTTCTTGTCATCCCCCGGAAGCAGGAGGTCGTCCATAATCGTCAGCCCGGTAGTCAGGGCATTGGCCCGGTCGGTGATGCTGTCTTCCAGGTGCTGGAAGTCTTTGAAGTCAACCTCGCTCTGGCTGTCGAAGGAAACTTCCATGTATTCTTTGACAGCCTTGTTAAGAATCTCCACGGCCTGGTCGTAGCGTTCGGCATTGAATCTCTTCACGCTCTCGTCGATGGCCTCATGGTAGACTCGGCACTTCAGCCAATCGGTTATCTCCGGCTGCAGGGCGTCCAAGGCAAAGTTCTTGTGCTCCTGGTCTGCGACGGCCACTTTCGTGAGCATCTTCTGCCGGACGGCTACTGATTCGAGCATGAACTCCTGACAGTCCTGCAGCTCATGCTCGTTGGGAGGCCTGCCGACTAACTTTGTAAAGTTGAGCATCGCCGTGAGAATCTTGGCGTTGAAAGTGTCCCGAAACCAGGACGGCATTATCTTGTCCTTGGCATGCTGAAAGAATTTCTCGTTCTTGATGAGGTGACCGAGGATGGCGTTCTGTTTCCGGTCCGAAAACGGGAGTGCCGAGACCTTCTGTTCGTCTATCTGTACCATTCTACCTGCCGTATCGCTCGAAGGGATTGTTAACATGGACGAAAACCTGAGAGTTCGAGGTCTTTGGTGCTGTCAGGAAAAGCTCGTGCACGGCCTCAAGAGTCATTTCCCCGAGGTCCTTGTACGGAGCCGGTGGACGCATGTCGTAAAGCTCCAGGTCCCCGAATTCAGAAGTCAGCCTCTTGGTCTCGCGATAAGCATCAGGGTCCAAGGCTAGATACAGTTTCTGAATGCCGCTGTTTCGAATCAGGTTAATTTGCGGCGCAGAGACAGCCTTGCCCATGGTAGCCACGTTCCCACCGCAGAGATGAGCTTTCAGGGCATCGATAGGACCTTCAGTGAGGATGCAATGCGGGCTGTTGTTGAGTCTGTCCCCGAACATCAAACACCGGTCCCTCCTGAGGTCCTTTACCGTCAGCGCCTTCGGAATGGTGACTATCTTACCATGTTCGTCATCAATCCATTCGGTTTTGCCGATGTACCGGTCCTGCCAGCCAATGACTCGGCCCTGCAATTTCACCGGGAAGATGATTCTTCGCCGCGGCGGCCAAAAATGCAGGTCGTAGAACTTGGCTGTTTCCAAGTCGATGCCACGGCCCCGAAGATAATCGGCTCCGGGGGCGCTGAACTTGTTGTCGATGGGAAGGAAGTCCGGAGGGTAGACCATTGTCGGCGGGTCGAAAGTATCTTCCGGGACTTCGTCTTCGTCGCTGAAGAAGTCCCGGACTTTGACGTCAAGGAACTCTCCGGCGTTGACAACACCGGGTCCATAGAGCCGGACCTTGATTTCAATGAAGGGCAGCCGTAGGACTTCAACGAGCCCAAATTCGGGGCGACCCTGAAAGTTGTCAATCTCCCGACAGTACCAGCAGACGAACCTGCCGTCAGACTTTCGGAAGAATAATTTCTCCCGCTTCCGGCACCGCGGACAATTCAGGATGAAGGACTTAGCATTCTGCTTATAAGGAACTCCATCCTCGTCCAGGAGTGCCTTCAATGCTTCCGGGTTGTACATGAGCCCTATTCTACAGGATTGGGCTTCGAAGACAGGGTACCTTCGAGGTCACGGCGCTTCAGTTCCCGGAGAAGAGCTTCCCGGAGTTCTTTCTTTTCTTCAATGGCTGAGAGAATAGCTGCCTTGCTCCGGTACGTTTCATCTCCGAACTTATATGTTAGCTGATTCGGACGTTCGAGGATTCCGTGATTCACAGCCAAGGCAAAGACTTCCTCATGAGTGTTGATGATGCCTAGGTTATCGTGGAACATGAATTCCCCGACCCGGCCTTTCGGACCAAAACTGCTGTCGAGCATCTTGACTCGGCACTTGTGAGCAAACTTCTCGGACTTGCCCATCATGTCCTTATGTTCTGTGTCTTCGAGCTTTTCCTCCAGGGCTGTCGTACGACCTTTTTCAGTGTTGTTGGCACCAACGTAGACGTAGTACTCGGCGTAATGTTGTGGGGCGAAGCTCAATGCCGGACGAACAGAATCTTGGTAGTCCCAACTTGAGTCTTCAAATTTCTGATATCCTCCGACTTGCTGCTGGGCACGAATCTGGCAGGTGAAAATGAGCCCGAAGCCGTAATCGCGTTGCACGTCCAGAATCCGGCTCAGACCTTCCTGAATAGTTAGGGCAGAATCGCCGCGGTTCTGCGTTTCAATCGTATCGGTGTTCAAACTCCGTCGACCACGAACGTTATTGAGACTGTCAATGACGAGAAGTTTCAAATTCATTCCCTGCTCAATCAACGGCGGGAACTCATTCTCAACACGGTCAAAAATTTGGGCCGGGTCTCGGGTCTGGTAGACCACGTATCGGTCGTTGTCAATACCCCAGGCCTTTTCCTGAAGCGGAGTCATCTGACCTTCCTCGCGGCGTTCTGTGTCGAACTTGGCGGCAAAGGCTGTCGGGTCGTTCTTGAGCAGCTGGCCAATCATGGCGTTGCAGATAACGGTTTTACCGCCTCGGGGTGGACCCATGAGCATCATCGTGAAGCCTATAGGCAGCCCCCATCCTTTGCCGAAAATGTAATTCAAGCTTGGACTCGGGGTCTCAAGCACATTGGCGTGGACGTTTCTTTTTTCCTTTATCGCCCCCTTGAACGAGAGCAATTTCTGCATGAAGTCAACTTTGGCCATGTGATTCTCCAGTTGGCACTACCAAGTTTGGGTTCGCACGCCGGATGAAATTATCTGGGAGGATTCTCTTCACGGCAGTATACGCCTTTTCGATTGCATCCTTCTTCCCGTTGAAGAGACTCAGATAGCATTTCAGGTTGATGACAAGCTCAGTTATCTGTTTGTACCTAGGGTCGAGGGCCACGACGGCTTCACGTTGGTCTACGCTGCCGCTGGGGTTCTTTTCACTGACGAGGTTCTTCTCTCGGAGAATGCGCGGAGCATCATTGAGAACAATGAGACCTTTGACCTCACTCTGCTGCTCCTCGGCTATCGCGTGCTCGTATTCTAGCAGGGAGATATACTTTCGCAGGTCCAAGTACGCCTTATTAAAAGTCTTCAGAAGTTCCGGGGCTCGAACTGCGTTGACGATTGCTACTTCGTCGATTCTCTGCTCCGCCCTGTAGATTTCAAACATCTCAAAGACCAAGGGTTCGAGCCCGTGGAGAGCGCGAGGTACTCTGATGACGCAGATTTCAGTGGCCATTAAGTATAATACCTGGTCGAGAAATGAAGAAAGGGCCAGATATATACACCTGGCCCTCACCCCTCTCCCTACGGTTTCTTGTTCGGGTCCGGGAACAACTTGAGGAATTCTGAAGTGCTCATTCTCAGGGCGTCTGCCATCGCCGGTACCGCGCCTGAAGCCACGGTCGGTGTTTCAACCTTAGCTTCAGTCTTGGCGGGTTGCTGCGTTGTCTTTGTTTTAGCCGCTTTCTGAGCGAGTGCTTGGTTTAGACTCTCCTGAAGCTTAATGATGACATCATCCTCGGGGTCAGCGACCGGAACCTCAGGGGTCTTAGTCTCGACCTTCGTTGCAGTTGCGGTCTCAGCCGGGGGCGTGGACTTGGTCTCGGTTCTTTCCTCGGACCTGGACTCAGCCTTGCTCTCACCTTCGGGCATCGTTGAGTTGAAGATGGCTTCGACAACTTCCTGGGCGCCACCAGACTCCACGAGCTGTTTGATTTGCTCATAGGTGACGCGCTTGTTGTCGTTCAGCGTTGCCAGGTCCGGGACATCGCGGTCAATGGCAGCCGCATCCTCGGCAGTGAGCGGGGCTTCTTTGATGGTCGAGTAGGACTTGCCGTTGATAATCTCGCTGACCATGACCACTTCAACCGAGTACCGGGTCTGGATTCTCTTCCCGGTACGGCCGAAGTTGAACCACACTCCCCTGGCCGGGTCAAGCGGGTCGATTCCTTCAGCCTGGAGCTTGGAAATCTTGTCGTCGAGGGCTTGCTTCAACTTGTGAGGAAGGTGGAGAATGCCCCACTCGTTCTTCTCGTTCTTGGCAATGATATGCCACTTGCCGTCGTTGTTGTGCTGCTTAATCCAGGTAAGAAGGGGACCCAGGCCGGCATCAGCTGCTTCTTCCGAAGCGCCACCTGCTATAGCCCTCTTTTTTAGCTGCTCATACTCATCGCGTTTGACTTCGATGAGGTCGCACTCGGGGCAGTCTTGGGTGACCATCTTGGTGCGGTAGTTTTCCTTGTAGATACACTCAAAGGTTCTGGGCTGAGGCTTGCCGTCGGCGTTGTCTTTGGGTTGAATGTAATAGCCCCAGTGATTCCGATAGAAGCGAGCCCATTCGCCTTTAGCGGCCAGAGACTTGACCGGTGGTGAAGGGCGGTAGATATTCGGCTTGTCTTCCTCTACGTAGAAGTTTTTCCAGCCGGACCGATTGCCATATTTGGGCTTTCCGAAGAAGGGTACAGTTTCAGTTGACATTCGAGTATTCCTTTGTGACTTGGCGTTTGGTTTGGGTTGTTAGTTGACGGTGTGGTTGGCGCGGTTTTCTTTGAGTGTTTTTTGGATGGTGGTGAAGGTGGCGATGACGAGTTCTTTGCTGGGTTGGTCAATTGTAGTGTCCACTCTGACAAAGCGACCGCTCAGGAACTGTCTTCCAAGACGTTCTACTTCCTCTGGTTGAGCGTTCAAGACCACGACCGGAACAACGACGCCGGTGGACTCATTGAAAACTGCTGAGTCGAAAGCTTGCTTCTCCATGTAGAGGACGTTGAGGGTCGGATTGGTGGTTTCCACGAACTTTTTTAGGAAGGTCACCAGTGCTCGGCTGGTGGGGACGATTTGAGATTCAACTCCTCTCGGAACGTCGACATCCCGGAGGTTTAGCTCGGTGCCAATTTCCCGGAGCTGCTGCAGGAGGACCAGAAGTTGTTGAGTTCCAAATTGGTGAGTGAAACCGATAGTTGGCTCAATCGCTGCCGCGAAGCGCTGATAGAGAGCCTCGGCATCTACGGTCAGGGATTCGCCTTCGCCGTTGGCAATTTTAGCAAATTCAATACTGCCGGGACCGGTCACGAAAATACCAAAAGCCGCTTTCCGGAGGAGTTCAGTGTACCGGGATGCAAGACTTTCCAGTCGTTGTTCAGCGGTTCTCTTGGCTGCTTCACGGCCCGGACGAACCTTGAAGCTTACCACGGAGATGTCTTCGGTGGCGATTCTCTTTGTTTCTTGATACTCTTTCATCAGCGTGCTTAGTGTTTCCATTTACTTGCTCTCCTCATCGAGCTTCTTCGGCAGTGGTGGTTGAATCACTTCGACTCCGTCTATGTAGAACGGTCCTTCATCCCGTGAGCGGTATAATACCACAATCGCAATACTTCCTGCTATTGATGTCGCGGGAAGATTTTCTATTTCGCCAGTTTTTCTGCTCGGCCACATCACGGTTGTGAGTCGGTGGCCGTCAATGTCCAGAGTGATTTCGGCCCGGGTGCATTTCTTGTTGTCTGTCTTCCTAAAATAATCTTTGCGCTCATCATTGAGAATGTACGCGCAGACCCCGACGGCGATACCACCTTCTGGGACGGGCACAATTTCAGAAAGTCGGTTCAGGCCGTTATTGCCGACGATTCTATATTTTTGGTCCCGGTACTCGTAGGTCCAGATACCCTTGATTTCTTCCGTGAAACCTTTGGACTTGAGGGAAAGAATAGAACCAAAGAGTTCAGAAGAGAAGGATGGCGAAACTTTCTTGCAGAGTTGGTATCGGATGAGCGGGGTAGTATTCTGATACAAAGGATTGACGGGCTTGGCGTTCTTCTTACTTTCGGCTCGGGCCAGAGCAGCTTCGAGGAGCATGAACTTCTCCTCAAAGAGGATATCGGGAGCGAAAAGGCTATCTAGGGAGCCACTGGCGACGAGCGGGTAAAGATTCCCGCGGTGCAAGCTACTGTGGCCTTTCTTTTCCTTTCCGGTTTCCGCGTCGACGGTCTTGTTGTCTTCCTTGTGCTTCTTTATTTTTTGGCAGAGGTCTTCGATGTTTGCGTACGGCTTCCCGGCCATCAGCTGCTTGTGAGCGTTTTCCCCGATGCCGTTCAAGAATGACAGCGGAGCATTGATTTTGTCACCGCGAATCTCGAAGACCTCGCTACTGACATTGATGTCCGGGATGGTTATCAGGTGGCCGCAGTACCGCCAGAACTTGGTGTCGATTTCATCTTTATCTGCGTGCCGGAGCACAGCAGTCCACCACTCCAGAGGATAATAGTGCTTCAGCCAGGCACAGGCATAGCCGATGGTGACGTAGCACATGCTGTGGCTTTTATTGAATCCGTACTGGCCAAAGGTTTCCATACTGTTCCAGAGCTGTTCAGCGGCTTCTTTGCCGATGGTTTCTACAGCCCCGCGCATGAATATTGCCCGGTCCTTGATGACGTTAGACATCTGCTTTTTGCTGATGTGGATTCGGAAGTTATTGGCCTCGATTGCCGTGGCCTTGCCAACTTCCTGGAAGACTTGCTGCAGCTGCTCCTGGTAGACGATGACACCGTAGGTCTCAGGAAATAACCGGTCCAAAATCGGGAAGGAGCCAATTTTGGCTTTATTCTTGGCTCGGTTGGCAAATTCCACGAGCATGTTGTGTTTCTTGCCTGTCACTGGGTCTTCGACTGGATAGTCCAGAGGTCCCGGACGGTCGAGAGCCGTGAAGGCGCTCAAGTCTTCAATGCTGTCCAGACCCTTATGTACTTCTCCGTTCTCCACGAAGCTGACCTCGTTGAAGTTACTCAACAGCTGCCGGGCGCCTGGGGTGTTGAACTGAAAAACTGATTCTGTCTTACTCTCGCACATGTCGTTGAAGACGGCTTGGTCCTCAGGAAGCTTCCAGATATCGTAGAATTCACCGCGGTGCGGTATCACGCGGATGATAGGCACTCGGCGGTTCTTGATTTCGATACTGGGAAGCTCGTACTTGGGGTTGAGTTTGATTTCTACTCCGCTCCGGGCCTGGACGAGCTTGATACAGACGGCAATGTCCTTCAAGCTATTCAGATTCAAGAAGTCAACTTTCAGGGCGCCCATAGCCTCAACGCTGGTGGCCGTGAACTGAGTCACCCGGGTCTTGTCGATGGTGGTCAGTGGGATGAAGTTGGCGATGGGTTCGTTGCTGATAATGAATCCGCAGGCGTGGCGACCCTTCTGCCTTACCAGACCAAGACAACGCTTGATGATTTCCCATTCCTTCGGATAGTTCTGGACAAAATATTGTAGCATGCCATCCTTCTCAATGACTCCCGGTGTCCAGGTCCCGTCACCGCTTTTGTACCCGAAGACAAAATCATGGTCCGTGATGCCCTGTGGCGGGTCCGGGAGGTCACCGCAGATGGCTTCGATGGTCGGGTCCACGCGACCGTATAGGGCCCGGAAGACGTCCTTGATGCTGGACTTGAGCTTCATCGTCGTGTCGGTGCTGATTTGCGCGTAGCAATCCCCAAAACGGTCTCGGAGCCAGCCTTTGGTCGGGTCTTCTGGGTCCACGAGGATGTCACGGGACGGCAGGTCCTGGTCAATGTCCGGGAACTTACCACTCTGAATACGGTCAAGGGTCAGGAACCGGTCTCGGCTGAGCCCACGCTCCAGGGGGTCGACGTGGGTGATGTCTAGGACATAAGCCAGAAGCATGCCGGCGGCGCTACCTCGACCCGGTCCAGCGAGTTCCCCGCGCTTTTCATATTCCCAGTCAATTTCTTCGAGGATGAAAAAGTACGTGAGTAAGTCAATAGTGCCGTTGTAGTGTAGGAGGTCAATCTCGGACTTCAGGCGGTCGAAGTACTCGGGCTTGTGCCAATCCATGCGGCCGTGTTTTCGAACCAGTTCGATGGTATGTTCAAGGGTATTCGAGGGGTAGAACTTAGTCGGGAGAGTGATTCTCGGAGAGAACTTAAAATCCTTGAAGCGACCGGACCAGGCCCAGTTATTCTCTATCCAGTATTCAAAGGTACTCTGGTCGACCTTCATCACGTCCCGGAAATAATTCCAGGCCTGGTCGCTGGAGACTCGATGATGCACGTTCGAGAAACGCCAAGCGCCACCGCCTTGTTGAAGGCGAATATCTTGGACAATCTTCTCTTCGGGATTCGCAAAATGCGCATCGTCGCTGATGAGAACCGGGTCACCGTAACGCTGAGCCAATTCAAGCACGAATCTGTTGTGCCCTAACTGAAGGTCGCCGTCCGGAGCCCAGGCTCGACATTCATTTTTCAAAAAGCCTTGGCGAATCTCTATCAATTTAATTTCTTTTGGAGGATTCAGTTCCTGCCATTTGCGGTCTTCCATGATGGCAACCAGCCGATTGTGTTCCAACCTGAACCGCGCCGGGTTATCCACGAAGAGTCGAGCTAGCTTGCCGGCTTTGATGCCATGCTTCGCATCGCCTTTATGCTTGTCCGTCCGAAAATTCTTCCAATCCGGGAATCTTTGCGTCGTGTCATCCTCGAAAGTGACGAATACAGCACTGTCGTAAAAGGTATCGCAGACATGAGGGAATACTTCGACGTAGAAATTGCCGGGCTTCACCGATGCTCGAAGGCGTTCGTAGTACTTGATGGCTGTCTGGAAATCGTTCCGGGCCATCATGTGTCGGTTGACCATACCGATGAGACAGCTACTGGTCATGGTGATGTTTTTGCTTCCCAGCTCTTCGATGTCGCGCCAGTTGAACAGCGGCTTCTTTTCTTTGCCGTGACGTTCAGCCCTGAAATCAGCAGCGCTCAGAATCCGAGAGCAGGTGCTATAGGCTTCCTCGTCAAGGAGGTGCATGGTAATATGGCCGTACTTGAAATCTTCGTCCAGGAATTTGCCATCCTTGTCTTTCTGCAAGCCCTTCTCAAGCAAAATAGGACAGTCATCGTCTCGGAAGTATCCCTCCAGACCCAGGATGGGAGTCAACTTGCCGCGGTACTCCTTGCTGTGGGCCAGGTCATAGACCTTTCGGACAACAGAGAGGGAGCCGTGGTCAGTGACGGTGATGGCGCCGGTGCCCAATTCAACTTCCTTCTTGGCGAAAGCCTCTGCATTCGAAGCAGAGTCGAAGGAATCAATATGGACGTGGGGGCTTGGATAGCCGGGGAAACTCATTCCGATTAGTCTAACACGGATTGCTTCAATTTGAACGCGAGAGGTTCTTGACGACGAGGGAAAACATTCACGTACTGGTCCGGCATCCAACCGTACATGGGAATATTGTTCTCAGTCACCGCCATCCATTTCTGTCCACAGTTGCTGCACTTCAGAAACAAGCCGCCGTCAGAGAAATTCAGAAAATCGTGATGACAGGGCTCTGGTGCTTTCTTCGGAAGAAGAGCCTTTAGGAGGTCGTTGATTTTACTTTTTGATTTCATGGCAAATCCTCTTCCCGGACTTTCATCTTCCGACGCATTTTTCGGATGACTTTTTCGTACTGAGCCTCAACGTCTTCTTCAGTAATCAACAGTGCCTGAGCGATGACCCGAGACGGGGCACCGTCGGGGTAGCGTTCCAAGAGCTTGTTCAGGCTGTAGTCGAAGCGCTTGACGAAGATGAAGTCTGGGTCTGTTTCGATTCTGATGCGAGCTTCTTCCATCGTCATTTAGAATCCAAAAAAGGGTTTGATGATTTTGTCCAGGGACTTGTCTTTGTCGGTGTGCTCGTCCACGTCAACGGTGAGTTTATGGCCGACGATATGACCCGGGACCGACTCCCAGATTTTCTGAGAGCAGGCGTTGTGGGTGATACCGATGCTCACGGCATAGGCATCAGGCGGCAGCAAGCAGCTGTTGGTCATGAAGATAACGCCGTTCGGGAGTTTTGTCTCGGAGTCTACGTGCACGTGGCCGCAGATAAAAAGCCGATGCCGTTTGTCCGGAGCAAGCTTGCCGTTAATTTCATTGACCTGCCGGCGAACCTTCTCTGTGTCGATGGACTTATTCGGATATCCGGGCGTCACCACCGTGTCGCCATGGGTTCCGAAACCGCTCATTCCGAAAGCGTCCCAGGTATAGAAAGGCATTAACGGGATGATGACTTCGACGTTGGGAATCTTCGCTGTCATCAGCGCGGTCTTGATGGAGAAGTAAATCATATTCTCCAGCGAATCCCACTTCTGATTGACGGCTCTGTCCTTGTGTCGGGCCGTATTTCGACCGTGATTGCCAGGGGTGCAAAACACGGTGACTTTCTTGAACCGTCCACAGAGGTAAACGACGGCCTGCGTCAGGATGTGGACTGCACGGGAAAACTGTTCTGCCAGAGGAGCCCCATCCCGGGGGTCGTAGAGATGATTCTGGATGATGTCCCCGATGAGATGAATGAATAGTTGTGTCTCATCCCGATACTGGAGTTTCCATTCAGCCAGGGTCTGGACGATGAAAGCCATTCGCCGTGACTCTTCGACGATGCCGTATTTGGTCGGAACTTCCCGCGGGTCCAGGTCTGAGCCAAAGTGTAGGTCAGACCAGATGCCGTTAAGGATTCGTTCCGTGGGAGTACGCCGGTCCTTCGCCTTGTACTGAGGGACGGCAATTTTGTCCTTGAAAATCTTCTCCAGTTTGTCTTCAATCTGAGACTGGAAAAGATTGTTTTGTGCAGCCTGAAGGGTAACCTTCTTATTGACAAAACGCTGATTGACACCGAGGATGTCTTGCGCTTTGTCTTTAAGATAGGCTAAGACCTGCGCTTCTTGGAAGCGCGTTTCGTCAGCCTTTTTTGTCATGGGTTACTGAGGCTGAGCAGGAGAAGGTTGCGTGGCCTCAGGCGTCGCTTCGGGAGCCGGCGGAGGAACAAGAGTCAAGCTTGGCTTGGCGGCTTCAGCTGCTGGAGCTGGAGTTGTCTCAGCGGTTGCTGGAGCTTCAGACGCCGGTGTCGCAGTAGCTTGGGCTTTTGCCTCGGCCTCGGCCTTTGCCTTGGCAAGAACTTCCTCTTGGGCTTTTGCCGCAGCCGCAGCCTCTTCCTTGGCAACTTCCTCAGAACGTTTCTCATCGACTTCGTAGATTTCGACAACCTCCCACTTACCACCAGGAGGAGTTTCGACCGTGAAGCCTATGCCCTGACCGAGCATCTTCTCGCCAATGGCTTTGTCGATTTGGCTAAAGCGGAGCTGCGAACGGCCTGGGAAGATAATCTCACCTTCCTTGGTGGTTTCTTTACCAATGAGGAGAGATTTGTCGGTGATTTTCTCCGAGACCACAAGAATGCCTTTGCCCTTAAGCGTTTCAATCTGGGCTACCTGGGCATCAGATTGTTCCTTCAGGCGATTGCGGCGAGTCTCGATGACCTGTTGCTGAACTTGCTCCATGCCAACGAGGACGACCACAGCGTCCAGCACCTCAGTAGCATTCATGACCTGGCTGTTGATGTTGCCCAGGCTCTGGTTGACTGCGGTGATGATTTGCAATTGGCCTGCTTCAAGTGCATCCAGGCGCTCGATTGCGTTCTTGGTTCGTGCTCTCAGACTCGGATTTTCGTTTCCCATTTTTATTACTCCCCTTGTACACCGCTAGATGCGATGGTGATTGCCTTGGCAATTGTTCCGCCCTGTGCTCGCAGTGCCATGTCCGCGTGCTGGACGTTAATCATGTTCTGTTGCTCCGGAGAAATCGGTGGAAATGGCACTATACCAACTCCCGGCTTCGGGCGTGCTGGCGGGGTGATGTTCATCCTGACTTCTTTGCCGTCTTCAGTCACGACTGTTTTGAAAACCTTTCCGTCTTCAACTTCCACCGCCGGGTCATCCCTGAGGGCTGGGGGAAGTTCTGCTTTGCTCTTGTATCTCCCAGCGGTACTCTTGGCCTGTTTCCTCGTGGCGACAGGTTTTGGTATCACCTTAGATTGTGTCTGGATTGCAGACTTTCTCAGTGCCGGAGCCGGAGCGACTGCTCTGGGAGCAGGACGAGTGATGGTAGCGGTCTCAACCTTTTTCAGGGCAGGGGGTGCAGAAGAAGGTTTTGCCGGAGCCGGTGCCAGTGGTGCTACCAGGTCCGGTCTTTTCAGGACTCGGGCAGCTAGGGCCTTAAGAGCCGCTACTTCTTCCTGGTCGAAAAGCGGTGGGGGCGGGGGTTCGGCTTTCTTTTCCTCGGGCTTCATACCCAGGAGAACCGCGAGCCGGCCTCGAATAAATTCTCGGAGTTCGTTCTGTACGGTTTGAGAAGATTCCGTTTCCTCTTCGAACAAGTTGTCCTTAAGAATCAGATTGTAGTACTGGGCAATGTCAAGCCTTTTCTCAACCTCGGACATCTGGTTTTCGACTTCGTCAGCGTACTCAGCGACAACAGCCTCGGCTTCTTGCTCTTGTGCTTGAGCGGACGTCTGTGGATTTGCTTCTTGAGCAGGGTCAGCCGCATCTAACCCTTCCATGGGGTCTAAGGGCTCAGGATTTTCTTGATTGAAGTCAAACGGCATCAAATCCTCAGTTCATCAACGCGTGCAGTATAACACAATTCATTTCAACTCGCATGCATCCCCGGTGCAGGCAAGAGCTGAAGAGCCGGTGGTGTTGTCATCGTTTTCGTAATTCGACAGCTTTGAATAGTCGATGACTGGAAATCTTTTAACCATTTCTTCATATTCAGCTTTGGTGATTTCCTGATAGGGAGCCAATTCATATTTCCCGCCGTCGAAGGGGAGGAACGAGACACCGGAGATGTCGTCAAAATGGTCGTAGACCCAGGAGGCAACCTGAAGCCATTCGGTCTCTTTCACATAGACGGTCATGCTCTGGTTATGTTCACACCAATGCTTTTTTAATTTCAGGTACCATTCCAGCTGTTCGATGGCTGTGACGTCATGGCGGGTCAAAGCTTTGGCTGGAGCTGCTTCAGGGAATTCAACAACCCAGGTCATCACATCTTCTGGTTTCCAGTCGGGTCTGCTGCCGGGGCCTTGATTGAGTTCCGGCACGAACTTGACACCCTGGTCCTTCATCATCCGGTACAGAGGGTCGGTGGCACTTATCCGGTACCGGCGGATGTAAAACTTCGCGTATCGAGTATGGCCACCTGAGGCACAGTTGACCAGTTGACTGACAGAGCCGCTGGGCTTACCGGTGGTAATGGCCGCGGACATGTTTATACCCAAGGCCTTGCAAGCCTTCCGACACTCGCGAATTGCCACGTCCCGTAGGTCTTCTAGGCGCTCTTCGGTTATCAACTTGGGGTTGTCCATGAGCCCGGTTAGACTCACGCCCAGAAGCCTTTCTTTTTCGCACATTTCCTTGAAAGAAGGTCTGATGAATGGGAAGTCGGTAAGGCAGGCTTGCATGACGCCCAGCCACACCGAGCTTTTTACCTTTTCTTGAAGGGTAGCAAAGGTATCGTGGGCTCTGATGACGTTTTCCGTCAGATTACAGAACTCCCCGGTATCTACTCTGAGAATTATTTCAAAGCATGGATTAGCTCGAAAATATTCGCTCTCTTCGCGACGGGGACTAGACTTCTTTGCCGCAGCCAGGTTGAAGATACCCCGTTCCCCAGAACCGGAAGCTGCCAAAGCCGTCCACTCGCGCATGAAGGTAATCATGTCCGGCTTGCCAACGTATACGGCACTGTTGTTACTCTGCCGACGCTGCTCCGGGATGGGGAAATCCTTAGCATGCCGCATTCGTTCGTCGTCAAGGTCCGAGAATGTGGATTCTGCAGCCCGGCGGATGCCTCCAACTTCAGTGACCAAGCCGCACATATTCCCGATGTCCAACCACTCGTCGGAATACAGTCGTCTGCCCTGAGCTTTGAGGATGATGTCTCTGGTAAATTGATGCAGGCGCATCAAAGGCTCTGGGCCGCTGGCACGGCCGCCCATGGTCTTGAGCCTTGCCCCGCGGCGCCTGACGTTGCTGTAGTTGAACTCTACGTCTTTGCCGTCGAACCAAGTTTCCACACCGACCCTGAGACTGGTGGCCCATCCTTCCCTACTGTCGCCAACAACATGTGTCCCGACAGAAAATTCTGTGAAGGGTTTTACCGCCGGTATCTGGTCAATGAACTGCTTCTCAATGGCAAAACTACAGCCGGTGCTGCACATGAGGATGTAGAAAAGTTCGGATGTACTCACGAGGTCCTGGAAAGCCAGGGCGCCGCAGTTGTAGCCGATGATATTGTTTTTCTCCAGTGCTGGCCCAGCGCTCCAGAGAGCGCGCATCGACGGCATCACGTCCATGCTCAAGACTGCTTCCTGGGTCTTTTGCCAGACTTTCTTCGGGACCTTGGATTCGAACTTCTTCTTGAAGAAAGCAAAATACCTTTCGACAGCCTCTTCCCAGGTCTCACGTCGCTGCAGGCCGTCCTGCCACCGGGAGTAGGTTCGGTAGAATACGAAGAGCTGTGATGGAGAAAGTGATTTCATTCTTGTCACCGAACCCTTGGTGGACGTCGAAGTTCATAGGCTTCAAGATAGGCGGTTGCGTTGCGAGACCTTTCGACGGTGATGCCCCGACCAAGATAAGCGTGATTGCAAAACCAATCAGTCACTCCACGAACATATAGTTTCCGCTGCTCGGGAGGCATCTGGCGCCATTTTTTTACATGTTCGTGGTCAGTGACCATACGTCCTGTGGTCGGGACCTGTTTGCACACCGGGCAAACCCCATCCTGTCGTTCGAGGATAGCCAGCCATTCCTCGGCTGTAAGACCATACTTGTTCAGTGTGGTCTTCGACGGTACCTTAACCATGACTAGAAGTTTATCGCTTGCCGCGAGCTTCCAGAATGGAATGCGCGAAGCTGATGCGAAGCCTGTTCATCTTCGTCGCTTCCGAATACTGCTCCCCGGCAAACTTAGCTGCGTCGCGCTTTTCTTTGAGGTCTTGGTCAGCTTTCTTTGCCGCCAGATTCTCAACTTCATTCATCGCGACTTCGGCAATCCGCTGGCTGATTTCTTCGTCAGTCATGCCGGCGACGTTCTCTTTGAACTCCACATCCAAGTCAGCCCAAGGGCTTTTGTCTTTTTTCATGCGACGCATTAGAGTCTCCAATATTCTGTGTAATGCATTTTCGTTTCAGACCGAATATAGTCTGAGGACAGAAGTATATCACGAATCCTCAGTTCTTCTTCGGAGCTTTTGGCTTCGGGTCCCCGTCATCGTAGTCGTGGTAATCGACGTCCGGTTCTGAGTACTGGTTCCAGAGAAGGATTTCAAATTTCTCTTGCCAGTCGGGAACTAACAGCCCTCTTCGGTTCAAAAGCGCCAAGGACCCCTGAAGATAAGAAATCGCCACCAGCTCACCTTCGCCGAGGTCGTATTGCCCCGAGTCTGGGAGAATGCAGGGTCTGGGCGCTTCAAGGAGTGCTGTCCGAGCAGCTGACTTCAGAAGTAGAACCTCTTGCACCGTTAGTCTTTTGGACACGAGACCACCCGAGAATGCCCAGTCGATTTGTCGAATTCAATGTCGATAAACTGCGAAAAAGATTCTTTAACTTCGGTCATGTGGTCAATCACCAGGATGAGCTTCTCCTGAGCATAGCTGCGAAGAACTTCCAATGCGGATTCCTTAGTCACCAGTCCCTGGCCTTCCCCGCTTTCGTCCATTGAGAACCAACCAGGCATGCAACCAGTCCGGCGTTGAATCACGTCCATGAGAGCCAGGTCGACGATTTGATGCACGCTGGCTTTCATGCCGCCACTGAGCGCCGCTTCGAGTCTACCTTCGTGGCCGCCGACATTCACCAACGGCACGATGGACTTCTTGAGCGTACCTTTCTGCAGGAGTGATTCGGTCCTGAACCTAATAGTCACATGAGATACGTTCGGTAACCGTCCAAGTCGGGTATTGGCCTCTTCACTGATTTCCTGCAGGATTTCGTCGAAAACCAGCCCCAGGAATCCGTTGCGGCCCACCATTTCCACGTAGTCTTTTTCCTGGGCCAAACTCTTCTGCAAGGTCGTCAGCTTTCCCTGAGCCACAATTACCAATTCTTCCTGAGTCAGGACTTCTTGGGTATTGCGGTCGTATTCTCTTTGCTTCCATTCGTTCCCACCCTTGATGGCTTCAATCTTGTTTCGGGCATGGGCGATGAAGTTCCCCAACTCAAGCACCTTTGCAAGCCGGCTAGAGACCAAAGCCTCGGCTTCCATTTCTTTTTTGTATTTCTCCCGGCGGACGTTCTCAAAGTCAGCTCTCAGCGCAGTCGTCTTTGTGTTCAGCGCGTCAAGGGCTTGGAGCTTTTCTCTTTCAAATCGGGCGGCCTCGGCGCTAATATCATCATCGAATCGTATCTTCAGGTCTTCAAGCTTCTTGATGTCTTCGTGAGGCTGGAATGCATTTTGCGCAACGGCGATGGCACGTTGGACCGTGATGGTGAACGGGATAACTACGTTTTGGATGTTGTGAATCTTTGTCTTGAGCTGAGCCATTTCCTCCATGTACTTGGAGATATCCATGGCAACATCCTGAGGCCATTCCTGACCGCACGTCGGGCAAAGGTCTTCCTTGACGGCCTTGATTTTGGCTTCAATGGAATGAAGTTCTTTTTCCAGGTGCGGGAGACTGGCAGCAATACTGAGGGCTCCGGTCAGTTTCTGCCTCATGTCCTGAATGGCTGCGTCTTCTTTCTTTTTCCGGGCGGTGTCATCAGCCTGAAGGTCTTTGATTCTTTTGATGATACTCTCCCGAAGAGCTACCAATTCACTCTTGGGCATTACCTGAGCACGTACCTCCCGGGCATCTTTTTCAAGACCGAGGATGACCGCGGATAGGTCGTCCATCTTCTTGTTAAACCCGCCCTCGCTAATATTCTGTGATGACAGAACCTTAACCGCCTGCTTGGCTTCTTCGTGTTGGTTCTTCGCTTCTTCAAGCCTGCGCTGCGCATCCTCCAGGACAGTCACAACCCCAGAATCGTCTTCGAAAATAAGCTGTCCGGTGTTGTTCTTCTTTCTTTCTAGGGCTTGCTTCTCGCTTTGTAGAGCAGCTTCCAGCTGAGGTAACTGCCTGGTCAGGTTTTTGATTTCTTCTTCGGCTGCGTCCACCGAGGCCTCGAACCGGTCCAGGCCCACCAGTTGAGATAGGAATTCTTTTTTCTCTGAGTCAGTCTTGCTGAGGAACAGACCTCCGCGGGCCTGTGCTCTATACGTCAGCGCAGCTAGAACTTCTGGAATCTGACCAAAGACCTTCTGAAAATTCTCGCTGATGGCCCGGGCGCCGGTGATGGTTTGGTCGCCAATCTTGAGAACGTTTTTCTTTCCGCGGCCAATGACTACGTCACCTTGTGGTGTGCCCAGGCACAAGTAGACCTGCAGGGGCTCGTCAGTAAGCCAAGACTGTAATTCAGTCGCCGGCAATTGACCAGGAAAATCCAGGGCGTAAGCAATGGCCAAATTGACATTGCTCTTCCCGGTTCCGCTCGATTCACCGCTCTTGTTGTCGTTGCCTCGGATGAGAACGAGACCAGTCTCAGGGAATTTGATGAAAGCCTCTTCCGCGAAACTTCGAAAGGCTTTCATTTTCAGCCACTTGAGTCTTATCACTTGTTTTCTTCCATTTCTCGGTCAAACTTCAGAGAGCGTTCGCGGTGAATTCTCTCAGCATCGGCGGGCCTTGTCAATTTGCGAATCATAACCCCGTTGTCAAGGGTCTCGACAACCTGGGCCTGAGAGCCTTTCGGAGTCCGCACCAGGACCTTGCCGCAGATGCAATACCGCTGAACTTCGACTTCTTCTGTGCTGAGAAGTCTACGTTCCTTGCGGCCGCAGCCGGGACATTGGAAATAATACAAAGGCACGTCTAGGCTCTTTCGTCGGCTTCGTTGACGTTGGCACTGCGAATCCATTCAGCTGTATCCCGGGCTTCGGTCCTTTCCACTTCTAGGTCTCTCTTGAAAGCCACGGTTCCGCCACAGGTCCCGAGCTGCGAAGCGATGCTGAGGCTGGTCTGGATAGCTACCCTAACCGCGGGTACGCTATCCAAAATTCCTCCCTCAAGAGCATCGACATACTTACCTTCAAGGGCGTCGTAGACGGTCTTGGAATTCCTCATGGACTCAGTGATTTTGCCGATGATGGTGTCAACCTCTTCGGTCGTGTGACCAGAATTTGAGAAAATGAGTGCCGCAGTCTCTTTGAGAGCCGGAGCCAGGACTTGCTTGAGGATTTCGGTCTGTAGTGAATGTTCGACCAGGTTAATTTCCCGGGCAATTTTCAAGAGAGTCCAACCTCCACCCGGAAGGGCTCCGTGGTTGATAGTACCTCGGACTCCGCAGACTGCATCTTCAGCCCTGTCTCTTTTTTCCCGGGTCTCACCGAAGCTCGAACCGAAAACCTTCAGTTTGGCGATGCCGCCGGTGAGCTTGCCGATGCGTTCCTGGACGAGAGCCTTCTCCAATTCCCCGGACTCGGCTTGAATCTGCTTCTGAAGATTGTCGACCCGCTCCAGGACCAGGATTTCATCGTTCCTGCCGATGATTGCAGACCGGAAGCGACCGGCTTCGAATGCCGTAACCCCGCCACCAAGCTCGTTCAGTTCTGCGCGCTCCAGCGGAAAATCCAGGCCGTCAAAAATCTTCGCCCCGGTCAGAGCTGAAAGGTCCTTCAGGAATTCATACTGACCAGTTCGCATAGCACTCAGTGGCGCCAGCAACGGATAGACGTTGATGCTGTGTGCATCCAGGAAGTTCACGGCAAAGTCGGCCAGAGCAGCCTCACTGAATTTCGTGGCCACGAGGACGACATTGTGCGCATACCCTTGATTCTGCCAGGCATCGCCGATGCGCTCCAGAAGCAGGACCGCGGTCTGGGTCTGATTGATTGGCCCATGGTAGAGAATGAAGACCGGACGCTCCAGGTAACAAACCTGTGCCGCAGGGTCGTTGATGAACTTTTGGTAGAACGGTCCGCAGCAATCCTCATAGCCGATAGGAATCGGGTAACCGTCAATCTTCTCGGCCTCGTAGTGGCTTTCGCCCGGTAACTCCATGATGGTCACGTTGCCGTCATCACCGACAAGCCGAAAGCATTCCATCACGGCTTCTGCGAGGGCTGTGTCACCGTTGGCACTGACCTTGGCCACGGACTTGAGGATATTCAAGCCCTCTGGGGTCGTACTATCCGCGGGGATGGAATTCTGCTTGATGGTCGGTTCAACGTACCACCGGAAGGCGTCTTCCAGGGTTCTGACAACTCGCTGTGGAGAAATCTTTGGGTTTGCTTGGCAATATTCGCTTATCTTCCGGGTAATGGCCTCTGCGAGCACGGTTGCGGTCGTGGTCCCGTCGCCGGCCTCGTTGGCCGTCCGGACCGCAGCATCACGAACCGATTCCATGATGAGTTGCGAGGTGCTGTCATTGAACCCAAGGTGCCTGAATACCGTTACCCCGTCCTTCGTGACCATTGGCGGCAGTCCCACTTCCTGTCTCTCGATGAGCACCGGCATCCCGCCCGGTCCCAGAGTCGCCCCCACCATGTCCGCGCAGGTCTTCAGGGTGCTGAGAACTTTCTTCTGCAGCTGCGGACCTTTTACGAACATGTCTTTGCTTACTGACTTTGGCTTCTGATATTGCATCTTGGTCCTCGTTGACGATGATGGTCCGGTCGTTGGCCCATCCTTGTCCCAAAAAATATCTTTTGCGTCGAACGGAGATTATACCACCTTCTTGGAACTTTTTCAGGTATCTCTGAGTTTGACTTCGGCTCAACCCCGAGGCTGCAGCAAGTTGTTTATCACTCATGGTGCAGGGATTTCTCCTCCCGAGAATCATGAGCAGGACTTCTTTTCTATTGACCTCTTTCCCGATTCGGTCGTTGAGAAGGTCAGGGTACATCTTCATGAATGACCAGAGGCTCTTTTGTCTTTCCTCGTGAGAAGCGAACTCAACTAGCTCCTGGTAAACGACCCTGTCCGGAAGAATTCCTGGCGGGGTCAAGGCCTTCATCCTGAGCCATTGTTCTTCCGGGGATGGTTCTCCGGAGTCTACAGACCCAACGTAAAAAACTTTCCCGTTTCTGGGGTCCGCGAAGGTAAAAATTCTGCCTTTCCAAGCTTCTGTCACGGCCGGTATGGTAGCACGAACGATGAGGCTTCACCAACACTGAAGCCTCATCCGAAAGAAAAAATAAAACGGTGCTTCACAGTACCTACATCTCTGAAGCGTCAGTTTATTTTTCCTCTCCCCGGATCTGAAGCCTCAGTTTATTTTTGATGAGGCTTCAGTGTCACTATCTAAATCCTATTATCATGACACATATAAGAAGGTGATTTTTTGAGTTCGTAGAATTCTGACAGCTTAACAAATTGGCTGCGCCTTAATGGGAAAAATTTTCTTTTTCGCGTCAGAGCCCCGGTTTGGTGTATACTCAAAGTCTTGAGGTGGATGACAATGCTCGTGAACTTCGTCGGTAGTCCAGCAAGTGGGAAGACCACTACCGCGGCTATGCTCTTTGCTACCCTGAAGGAAAGAGGATTGGCAGCTGAGTTCATCACCGAAGTAGCTCGTTACTACATCGCTGAAAGAAAGTTTTTTCTGGCTCTGGAGAATTTGGAAATGCCGGTTCTCTACGACCTAGACCAATGCAAAATCATGGACCGTCAATACAGGACAGAGTACACGATGGTCATCAACGGAGGAAGAGATTCTCTGATTATCAGCGATGGAAGTCCATTGAACTCTCTTCTCTACATGACTCCGGAATTTCGCCAGAACCCCTTGATTCAAGACCTCGTGGAAAGAACCAAACGGCTAATGGAAGGTCCATGTGGTCTACCAAAGTCCCTGACGTTTATCTGTGCCCCGGTAGACCGTGACCGCAACATCCCCGACCCTAACAGAGCCCATGACTTAGAGCAGATTAAGAAAATCGATAGTCAACTCATTGACGTCATGAATCAAACCGGATTGGGACTGCTGACAGAACCCGGAGTCTTTCTGGAGGCACTTGGGGAATGGAAGGAAGCCCGCTGGATTTGGTTGACCGGTGACACTCAGCGAAGACTTACCGATGCCTTGGAATGGGTTTACCGAAGGTTATGTGAATGAAAAAAGTTCGTTGCTTTATTTGTCAGAGAGTGTTCAAGCATCGGCAACCAGGAATCTGGGTGGCCCGACACTTCCCTAACTGCCCAAAGTGGAAGTACCTGACAGAGCCGCGTCGCCTGGTTTATCGAAATGGTTCCTGGTGGGATGAATGAGCATTCTTGACGTTGTTGACCCGGTACGGATGTACATCCGCGGATACGAAGACCGTCTGGGAGAACTTCAGACCGGTCTCACGTACGTAGACAAGAAAGTCGACTACCTGATTCAGAGGCACAGGCACGCTCACTGGTTCCGGCGAAAGTATGGAGAAGAAGCCTACCAGGAAAAGATGAAAACCCTCAAGGCTGAGCGGAAGAAGTGTTTGCTCTTCATCGACGAAGAAGGAATGTGGACTTACTCCGGTCTCAAGTCCTTTGTCGAGTCCATTGTCCGATCCGACGAAATCCGTTCCCAAATCGAATATCCAGAGCCAAAACTCATGGCCTGGGACGCCAAGCCCGTGAATGAGAGGTATCCGTATCAGTTCACGGCCACCGAGAAAATGCTCCACCACCGTCACTGTGCCGTGGAACTCGCGACCGGCCTCGGGAAGACTTTTATTATTCTTCATCTGGTGAAGGAACTCGGTTTGAAGACTTTGGTCATGGCCCCGAGTCTCAGTATCGCTGAGCAGATTCGGGACCTGTTCATTGAACACTTCGGCCGGCGTCGGGTTGGACAGTTTTTTGACGGCCGGAAAGAAGTCCACAAGCTCATAACCGTGGGCATTCCGCAGTCCCTGATTAGAATCGAAGAAGATTCCCCGGAGCAGCAGGCCTTAAGCCAGGTCCAGGTCTTTATTGCCGATGAATCCCATCTCTGCCCAGCACAGACCCTGGCAAACGTCTGCTTTGGGCTTATGAAGGCCGCTCCCTACCGATTCTTCTTCTCGGGTACCCAGATGCGAAACGACGGCCTGGATACGCTCCTTGGCGCTATAACCGGGCCAGTCGTTCTTCGCATGACTGTCCGTGAAGGAGTTGACCACAATCCTCCGTACCTTGCCAAGCCCGTGTTCAGGATGGTCAAGACTTTTTCTCAGTCTCCGTTCCGGGGTCAGGACGTGAATGACATGACCCGGACGCATCTGTACTACAACCCTGTGGTTGTCAGCCAAGCGGCTTTGATTGCCAACAATTCCGTGGCGGCCTACGGTCACCCGGTATTGATTCTCGTGGATGAGATTGAGCAGTTCGTCCAACTTCTGCCTCAGCTCCGGCATCGGGTCGGATTTGCTCATGGGCCTTTGGACGCTGAGAACAAAGGCAAGGTCCCTGACGCCTATCATGTCAGTGAGCCGAACTTTCTGGTTCGAGAATTTAATAATCTGCGTTTGCCTATCCTCGTCGGTACCAGCTGCATCAGTACGGGTACTGACGTACAGGCAGTGAAGACGATGATAAACCTCCGCGGCGGAAAATCAGAAATCGAGGTCCGCCAATCTGTAGGTAGATGTACGAGACTTCATAAGCCCGGAGAGAAAATAGCCTGCAATATCTTTGACTTCGACGTCGCGAACGTTGAACCGGTGAGCCGGCATGCGAAGTTCCGGAAGAAGGTGTATGAGGAGATTTATGGTCCCGTGGAGGACGTAGACTGGCGAATGAGTCTGGGAAAATGAGATGTGAAAAACGCACTTTGTCATCCCGAACGACGACATTATGCCAAAGGCTTGTGTGAGTCGTGTTGGCGCCGGGAGCGGTACAATCGAAAGCTAAAGGGTTACTACCAGCAAAGATACATCGAAAATTCAGAACAATTTCGGGAGTATTCGCGGGGTTGGAGAAAAAGGAATCCGGGGGCGGCGAGAGCGAAGGGTACCTTACAGCATCGTTTTGGCAATCTACTCCAAGTATCTAAAAAACGTCGGCTGGAATGTACGCTTGCTTTTGAAGATTTTCTAAAGCTCGCAGCCCAAAAATGTACTTATTGTAATGGTTTTTTCGGCGGCAGCAAAACCGGATACGGCCTTGACCGAGTTGACAACAGCGTTGGTTATACTAGGGAAAATGTGGTTAGTTGTTGTCCCACATGCAATAAAATAAAAAGCGACCATCTTACATTTGAAGAAACCTGTGCCGCTGTACGTGCTATAATCACAGTACGTCAGGGGAATCAGGTTTCTAATGAGTGTCGATGAATCAGCAGAGCATTTTCAGGTATTTGCCTCCAATCTGGAGAAGTGCATTGAGAAGTACGGCCCCGGCGAAGACGAATCCCTCCTGGAGCGCCAACGCCGACAGATAAAGCTCCTCATCAGCCTTGAGACCAAGTTCCGGAAGGTTCTCCTGGAGCATCGTTGGGGTCCGGGAATCTACCGCCGGTTCGTTCACTTCATTTGCGAGGAACGCCGAAACATTCTCGCCGCCAGGCCCTACTTCCGGGAACGACAGACGGTTTTCACGAAGTACATCAGCAACGCCCTGAAAAAGAAACGCGACCGGTCTCTGTATCGATTCCGGTTCAATTACATGTTCGTGCTCTTTGCCCTCCGTTGCTACCGATGGCGGGCCGGTAGCGAAGTCGTCGCCTTGGCGAAGCAAATTGAATCCATCCGTCGGGAACTGATGGAAATGAACATGCCCTTGGCTATCAGCCAGACGCGAATTTTCTGGTCCAGCACCCCAAGGTCTCACCTCTCGTATATGGACCTGATTCAGATTCATTGTGCCGGCCTCCTGGCAGCCATCGACAAGTTCGTGCCCGGGAGCACCCGCGGGATGACTAAGACACAGGCCCTGGAGGAATATCGCAAGTTCCGAGCCGTGGCAATCGGAAGAATGATTGGAGACCGTATAGAGCAGTACTCTGAGACTCTGATTCACTTCTACCCTGTCGACAAACGGAAAATATATCGTGCCAATAAACGGCTTCGGCAATTTCCGGACCAGATTGACCACGAGGCCCTGTCGCAACTTGTCAACGCTGAAGTCGACAATCCCGCTCACCGAACCAACGCCGCGGAAATTGCTGACTTACTGGCTTCTGCCTCGGTTCTGAGCCTTGATGCTGAAACTGAATCCGAGCCAGATGGTATAATCAGCAGGTACGTGGACCCGGCAACAGAGGGTGGGGAAAAAATAGAAAAAGCAGACGCGATGATTGCCATGCAGGCTGCCATCCAGGACCTTCCTATGATGGAAAAGAAATTGTTGCGGATGCGAGGAGTTTCGTATGAATGAGCCTTTGCTGAACGCGAATGCGAAAGTAACCGGCTACATGCAGGTCCTGCCATTTGGGGCCTGGACTGTGGGTAAAGTTCTTGCCCTGGAGCCATTTCCGACGATGTCTATTGAGAAAGACACTCGCAGTGGTTTTACGACCATTCGCCAGAAGGCTACTCTGACGGGTCTCAGGGTTGTCTTTCCCTCGGAAGATAATCGATTTCTTGCCGGCGATACGGTTTTCGTGATGGCAGACAACTACGCCCAGCCATTCGCCAAGAACGTCTATGAGCAGGAAGGAAAGAAGTTCATTCTCTGTCCCGAGGCTCTCATCCAATTGGTGCGCCGTGGAACCTAAGTTCATGGTGACATATCTTGACGTCGGCGACCCGCACGTCAAGGTCACGGAATTGGAAGAATGCGGGCGCCTGGCGGATGAAGTTCTTGCCCTGGCTCGGGCAAAGAAGGTTGACAAGATTCTAGTGACCGGCGATTGTTTTCATAGTTTTGCGCTCCTGCGTCAGGAAGTCATTCGCTATTGGAAGGATACTTTCAAGAAGTGGACTCAGCCAAAAGCTATCGAAGGTACTCTCGGGATTGTCTGCCCGCCGGAGTTTGAAGTCATCATCACGCCCGGGAACCATGATATGACCGGCGACGGCACGACCGCGGACAAATTGAATGCCTTGATGATGTTTGAAGGTACCCCTGGGGTCACCATCGTCAGCAGACCCATGGTCATAGACAAGATGCTCATGCTTCCCTACTATCCTGACCCTCGGGAATTCGTGAAAGTCTGCAATCAGTACAAGGATTGCCTGACCGTGTACTGCCACCAGGAATTTAACGGCTCTGAATATGAGAACGGCCTGTTCTCGAAGAATGGTGTCAACCCTGAGGACATCCCCCAGAGTCAAGTCATCAGCGGCCACATTCACAAAGCCCAAAATTTTGGAAAGATTTTCTACGTGGGTTCTCCGCGGTGGCTGACGGCCAGCGATGCCAATCAAAATAAGGCCTTGTGGGTCATAACTCATGGTCCAAATGGGACCGTTGCCAGCGCCACCGCTCACTCTACGGAGGGGTACTGCCGGAAGATAGTCGAAGTTGATGACACTCCCGAAAGTCCCTTCAATGAAGCCTCTCTCAACCCAAATCATGAATACGTCATCAACGTTCGGGGACCATCAGCTTGGTTGGAATCTCGCAAACCCCTGTGGACCGGTCGTGCTCGTCCTCGAATGGTCAATACCGACGTGCAAGTTGCCCGGGTGAAAGAGAGCGAAGGCATTTCGGTAGCCTTTCAAAAGTTCGCGGCCGCTTACCAGCCAAAGTTCGGGACGGAGCTGGCAATCTTGAAAGCAATGGCAGAAGAAAGGCTGTTTGGCCATGTCGCTTAATCCACTTAATATTGACATGGAGCGCGCTCTTTCGTCGCTAGTCGACAAGAATGCTCTCCAGCAAGTACAGAGCCTGCGAAAAATGACGGAGTGGACTGGGCAAGTATTTGAATTCCAGCTCGCTAACCTGAAGCTATGGCCTCTAGTTTTGTTCAAGCACATAGCCACGAACGAGGTTCGGGTTGACACTGACAGCAAGGAAATCACGTTCATTCTTCAGCCCAAGCCTAAGGCAAGGAAGCCTTCAGACCTGAAGAACAACTTGGCGATTCTGGATTACTCAGTTCGAAAACTTCTCGGTCGTGATTGGCTCATCAAGGTGAGAATCGGCAATGTGCAAGTCCACCGAGGAGAAAAGTATGACAGAGCAATCTCTGACAGTTCAATCGCAGCCAATTGAGCAGCTTCTAAACATACGAGAGCAGGAAGCCCACGAGAAGTACCTCCGTGGCGGCGGTGCTCCGTTGGCGCCCTCGACGGCTGGGAAGTTCTTTGAACTATTTCTTCAGGGCCATAGCTGTGAGGAGATTGCCAAGCTCAACCCAGGCTTTGGTCTCGGCATCGTCGTCAAGGCTCGTCTTGACCACCACTGGGATGACCTCCGTAACGAACACATGCTGGAGTTGATGAAGGGCATCCGCAGTCGTGTGCAACAATCACACCTTGAGGCTGTGGTCTTTGCCGCCGACGCCATGGCTGTTTACCACAAGCTTATGGGTGACAAGTTCAAGAAGTTCTTGCAGACCGGCGACCCGGCTGAGTTGGGAGAGTTCAAAAACGCTAGCTTCAGGACGTACAAGGATTTTGTCGACATGCTGCTCAAGCTCACGGGACAAGATGGGGCCAAGAAAGCTCCACCGATTGACCCTTACCACAATCCCCAGGCGGTCGAGCAACCAGGCCCCCCAAAGGCCATGACGGCAGATGAAGCCCGGATGACCATCAGGGGCTACGTGAAGAGAGTCAAGTGAGCGACCTGACAGAATCAGATAAGGCCCGGCTAGCCAATGCTGTATTCTTTTCCTGTGAGACGAAGGAAGACCTTCAGGATTGGATACGGTGTTACATAGGTCTTGACCTTCCGGATTGTATCGTTGACCCTGAATCAACTTCTTCCCCGATGGACTTTGTCTGGGAAGTTTACAACGAGAGCCGCAAGAATAAGCCAGCTTTCAGTCGAATTCTGGCCTACAGCTGCCGAGACGGTTTCAAAACATTAGGCGCATCGATTCTTGAAGCGTTAATGATTTTGCACATGGGCCGCAGTGGCGCTCACATGGCAGCTACTGAAATTCAGTCTAAGAAAGCTCAGAGCTACGTCAAGGACTTTTTCAACAAATCTTTCCTAACCCCTTTCGTTACGGTCCGCAACGACCGCCGGTTGGAATATCTTCGTTTTTTCAATCCAGAGCTTGGCGAGAACCTGACGCAGGCTCAATGGGAAGGTCTTCCCGAAGCTGTTCGGGAAACGTACGAAAGAATCTACAACTACATTCAAATTGTCATCTGTAATACCGCCGGTTCCCGAAGCGAGCACGTCCCTTACATGTCCGTGGACGAAATTGACGTCATCCCGACTGAAAACAAGAAAGCCTATGAAGACGCGAAGTACATCCCTGCTCCTTGGAAAGGAAAGCAACCTATTACCGTTCTGACTTCCACTCGGGAATTCTCGTGGGCTATTGTTCAAAGGGAAATCGACAATGCTGCGAACACTGGTCTTGAGGTTCGGCATTGGAACATTATCGACGTCACAGAATCTTGCCCGCCGGGAAGACATCTTCCAGCCGAGCCCAAGATTCCCATCTACTACAGCCGGGAGAACCTCCGAGCCATCAGCGAAGTTGAGTACGAGAACCTAAACGATGAGCACAAGACCCTTTATGCCCGGGATGAAGGATACGCCGGCTGTCTGAAGAATTGCAAGCTCTTTGCTGTTTGTCGTGGGCGGCTCGCCACCATGCAAAAGTCCAAGTCCCCACTCTTGAAGGGCATTGACTACGTTCAGGACAAGTTCAAGGAAGTTTCTGTTTCTGGCGCCAAAGCCCAACTCCTTTGCTGGAAGCCCTCGGACACGGGTTTGATTTATCCGAACCTCAATCGTGAAATCCATGCCCTTACTGCTGCTCAGATGTGGCAGAAAATAACCGCCGAAGAGTGCGACCCAAATCTGACGAAGCTACAACTCATTCAACTTATGCTCGAACGGGGAATGAGATTCTTTGCCGGCATCGACTATGGTTTCAGTCACAACTATGCTGTTGTTACCGGTGCCGTCGACGGAGCAAATGCTTACGTTCTCGACGTTATAGCCATAGCTGGTCTGGAACTGGACCAGAAGATAGAACATACCCAGAGAATCAGACCCTGGAATCCGACCTGCTTTGGCGACCCCGAAGCTCCAGCGGATACGAAGACCTTCAAACGCAAGGGCTTCAAAATGAAGGAGTGGGTCAAATATCCAGGAAGCGTGAAGGCTGGCATTGAAGTTGTGCGGATGAAGCTCATGCCGGCCATGGGCAATCCGACCCTTTTCTTCCTGAAGGGCGATGCTGGTGTCGAGTTCTTGTTGAAGATGATGAGCAAGTATCACTTCAAGCTCAATGCCGACGGGACTGTCAGCGAAATACCAGCCGAGGAAAACGATGACGAATGTGACGCCATTCGGTACTACATCATGAACGTTTTCGCGCCGAAGGGAAAAATAAAATCCAGTATTGAATCCGAAGGCATGGTGCAGACATACGTGGACTCTGAATATCCGGAGGTTCTGGCGGCAAAGCGGGAACAGTATACCGAAGAGAACTGGATGTCCAAAATCATTGCCGAAAACACCGGCGAGGAAATTCCTGAATCTGAACAACCGACGACTAAGGGGAAGAAGGGAAGTTTCGTCTGGGATATCAGTTAGCCCGGCGACAATCTTCTCCGTAGGCGCGAGGAAGCCCGAGACCAAACTATGCCCAATGCCTTCATGAACTTAATTGCCAAGGTCCTGGCGTTCAGTGACGCGATTTCCAACAGCAATCCGTTGCTCAAAAACGTCGATTGGGACAGAGAGCAACTTGGGATTCCGGTCACGGACCCACGTGCGACTCCGTACACCATCGACCCTCAGGCTACGTTTCTGGTCTTCAATGGCCAGCGGACTACGGCCATCGACGGTACCACAGCTTTCACGGTTACTCTTTCGTCCCTGGACCCGAGTACTTATCGTTTCACTGCCGTCAGCGGCACTCCCCCAGGCCTTCGAACCAACAGAAACCTAGCCCTCAATGGTAGCGCCGTTACCATTGCCGTCAACGCCAACCAAACCGTCAACATCAGCGTTGTTTCGGCAGCAGACTTTACCGGAACCATTGTCGGTGACATTGTCTTCATCCCCGGACCTATCACCGGCGACGCGGCAACTCCTTTCAGTGCCCTGAATCAGGGCTTCTGGCAGGTCCTGTCCGTTGTCACCAGTAAGAACCTTGTCTTGACGAGGCCCCCTGGCCAGTCTTTTAGTGGGACCTCCGAAACCCAGACCCTGACGGCGTCTTCTCAGGTCCAAGCTTTCTCGGCTGCTGGAGTCCAGGTTGGTGACATCGTGGATATCACCGCTGGATTCTCGATCGGGACCCGAACCACGTTTGTGGTCAAGACCGTGACAGCTACGTTCTTTGAAATTGTGGCTTCGACCCCAATTGCTTTGGATACCAGCGTTCTTCCCGGTGCCACGGGTCTGATTTTCTACACTCTTGGCCGGACGTTCTTGTACATCGAAGTTGACCAGGAAGCTGCCGTCCAGGTGAACAACGATGTGGGTCAAACGCAGCGGGTAGCACCAATCATTCCCGCAGACCCGTTGAATGTCGGCATCTACATGAAGAAAGGCCCGGCGTACGCCCTTTCGATTGTGAATCGAACTGTTTTCCCGCTACACGCCCTCGTCATCTCGGCTCTGTAAATCATGGCCAAAAAGACTTCCATAGAAGCGGACCTCTCACCGTTCGCTAAAAGCCTCATCGAGACTGTTGTCAGCAATCGGCCGACCAAGGTGGCTAAGTCTGTAAAAAAGGGCAGCGGCAACATCCAGATGATGATGAATTACCCTTCCTTTGACGATACCCTCAACGTCCTGGAGGCAGCGGAATTTAAGAAGCTCGAAGAGGAACTGAATAAGAAAGTAGCAAGTTCCAGTCCTCTTGTGAAGTCGGTTCTTAACGTCCTCAACGGACCAGGCAAGGTCAGCATTGAGCGGTTGGCCTTTGAGACAGACCCCAGCCAACACAACATTTACCAGAGTGTCTACCGGGTAAAGCTTCGGCTCCTGCCCGATGACATCCTGAAGCGAATCAGTATCCAAGACGACCTTGTGGCGTCTATTGCCAACGCCCGCTGCAACCAGGTAGCTGTCTTCGGACGTCCACAGCCAGACCGCTTCGGAACCGGATTCAAGATTGAAGCTGAGCCCGGGTATATGGAGAAGTTGGACAAGGAAGAGAAGAAAAAACTCCAGGAGAAGATTCGTAAGGCCGAATTGAGGCTCCTGAATTGCGGTAGCACCACCGGCTGGTCTGACAAAGAGGCCCTGACCTTCAATCAGTTTCTGTTCATCTCTGCCCGCAATGCGGTCATCTTCGGTCGGACGGCAACGGAAATCATTTTCAAGAAGACCATGGATGGTAATAGGGAATTCCATTCTTTCAGGCCCATCGACGCCGGTACTATCTACCAAGCTTCGCCCCAAAGGGAAGCAGTGGAAAGCGTCCGCCAAGAAGCTCGAAAGCTGTTGGAGCAACTCAAGAACCGAAAACTGGAGCCGGAGAAGTTCGCGAATGACGAATACGCCTGGGTCCAAGTTGTTCACGGTCGTCCGGTGCAGGCTTTCACTCCTGATGAATGCTTAGTCCACAACTTCTATCCGGTCTCTGACGTTGAACTTGACGGGTATCCGTTGACGCCAATCGACACGATGATTGCTGCGGTCACGACCCATATCAATATCACGAACCATAATAAGCTCTATTTCCAATCCGGTCGCGCAGCCCGTGGCATGATTGTCATCAAGTCGGATGACGTCGACGAGGGAGTTATCTCCAAGATTCGGCAGCAGTTCAACGCCAGCATCAACAGTGTTGCCAACGCATGGCGTATGCCCATCTTTGGCGTCGGCAGCGATGATGAGATTGGCTGGTATCCAATCGACAACAGTAGCCGCGACATGGAATTCCAGTATCTTTCTGATACGAATGCCCGGGTTATTCTCTCTGCGTTCCAGATGAGTCCTGAGGAACTCCCGGGCTACGCACACCTGAGTCGTGGTACCAACAATCAGGCTCTCTCAGAAAGTAATAACGAATACAAGCTCGAAGCCCACCGTGACGTTGGCATCAGACCCCTAGTGGGCCAGTTCCAGAACTTTATTAACAGCCGAATCTTCCCGCTGATTGACGAGGAACTGGCGAAGATTTGTACCATCAAGTTCATTGGCCTCGACGTAGATACTGCCGAAAAGGAAGCCATTAGACTCCAGCAGGACATGGGCATTCACATGACCATGGACGATGTTCTGGAGCGCGTCGAGAAGAAGCCGCTTGGGAAGAAATTTGGCGGCAAGTTTATCCTCAATCCTCAATGGCAGGCTGTCCTTGACAAGTATGTGCCCGTGGGCGTCATCATGGAGGAATTTTTTGAAGTCCCAGGCGCCAGCAAAGACCCTCTCTATGCGTATCTCCGGGACCCGTTCTATTTCACGCAGGTTCAGAATCTCATGCAGCAACAGCAGCTGCAACAGCAAGCCGAGCAGGCTAAGCAAGCCGCAGCTCAAGGTCAGCCACTGCCTGGACAAGAAGGCCCCCCTTCGGATAGTGGTGGTGATGGTGGACCGGCGAAGAGTCGTGAGCAGCATGGAGCAGACCGCGAGCAGGTCAAGGAACAGGGCGAACAAGGCGGCTCTGACCAATCTGCTGGTGACCAAGGTCAGGACCTGACTCGGTCCATCGACCAAATGATTGGACTCCTTAGCAAGAGCGAAAACCAATTGCCTCCTTCCAAACGACGCCTGATAGCTCAACAACGGAAGCTGGTGACCAGCGCCCTTGAAGCCTGGGAAAAAGATAGCCAGGACACGCTGAAGGAAATCACCGATATCGCGCTGAAACATCTGCCGAGGAAATAGCCATGAAGGCTAGGCTTTCTCCCGGTGCGGTCAAAATCATAGAAGATGCTGTCGATGAAATCTTCAACCGGGCCAAGACCCGGCTTCTGGGTCGTTATGCCGGAGGCAAAACCTTGGCTGTTGGCTTCCTTCATGAACTTACCTTGCCTGGGGTCTTCGAAGCGGCTGCGGCCGAAGAAGGCGTGAAGCCAAGCGAAGATGTCCTGAATACAGTCCTGAAAATTGCCGGCAACTACCTGGATGCGAGCAAGCTCCGGGCCAAGGCCAAGATAGTCCACGGGGTCCAGTCGTTCATTACCGGGGCCGCGCATCAGGGTGTACCGGCGAACGTTGAGACGGTGCTCGGGGGCCAGCTATCAAAGCTCTGGGGCGAAGTCACGAACGATGTCAGCCGAATCATTCAGACTGAGACCACCCAGGCTCGAAACCTGAGCATCATGGATGGTATCGTGCGGGTAAATGCTGCCGCGGGAGTCGAAGACCCAAACGTATTTTTTGTCGTGGTCCGGGACATTTCTCTCTGCCCTGAGTGTCGGCGTCTTCACTTAAATGCTGGCGGTACTCCCCGAGTCTATAAACTTTCCGAAGTCGGCCACGGGTACCACAAGCCAGGGGAAGATGACCCGAAGGTCGGGGGATTGCATCCACTTTGTCGCTGCGTGCTTACGACTCTTATGCCTGGCTACGGGTTCAACAAGGATGGCATGGTCGAATACAAAGGCCCAGGCCATGATGAGTACGCCAAACAGAACAGCTAGCTGATTATCTTAGTCTGAGTTCCCTTGTTAGAGTTGTATGCCACTAGATACCCGTTTCGTTTCTGGGGGTCCACGGTAACAACTCCCGACGTCGTGTAAATAACCACCGTGCCGTTTTCGACAACTACGCTTTTCACATTTGCCATGGCAAATTCTTTCAGAAAAAATTGGACCATTGCCGCGAGCCAGCGGTTTAGATGGTAGCTTTCTGCATTTTGACGTGACTTTCGTCGTAGGTGACGTCGAGAACGTTCTCGCCGGCCCCATCGACGTTGATATCCGGAAGCTTCCTCGACCAGGTAGAAACCCCTTCCTCTACAGAAATAGTCCCGTCAAGGAAGTCGCCGTTGACCACGACTCGGCTTTCGGCTGCATCGCGGAGGAATTTCGGCGCCAGCGCCACGGCGCCATCGCCATTGATTCGAAAGGCTCCGGCTGGTCGAACCATTTCCCGGCCATCGCTTCGGGTCTCAGTCACCCGGTAGACGCTGCCGGTTATGGCTCCGTCGTCGTGCTCACGGTTACTGGATTCCCAGAAATAGGCCTTACCTTTGACCGTGTAGGTATTTTGGCTCTTGGTGGAAATCAGACAAGCCGCGGTCCATTTCCGGAGGGTTTCCGCTGCGGCGCTAGAGTAGCTGGTGCCCATGTACGACTCCTTTAAGTCGAAAAATAAAAATCATCAATAAGTCTTCTACACCCGACTCCTGGAAAAGTCAAGCTCTGTCCAACTTTTTGTTTCATTATAGCGATAATCTTACCTCTGCGGGAAGAAGGGGACCGGCGCATGTCGCTACTCACACTGCTCAACAGCAAATTTGACCCGGGACCACCGGCTCAATCCGGCATGCTTACTCTATCAGAGAAGCAGGCCCTTGACCAGTTTTTCACCAACCTGCTGCCTTTGGCGCAATTCCGCAGAGACGCTATCTCCGACAGCATTTCTGCCCTTTTGGACAACGCGGTCCCGCCCTCGAACAACCTTCCTTCCATTCTCGGGGCTCCAGCCGCTGGTACTGCCTTCTCCAGCTCGCGCTCTGACCATTCACACGGTTGGGGAGTGCAAGCCGGTTCTGCGATTGCATCGGCTGCGACCATTGCTCCCTTTGCCGGCGTTCATCACGTCACCGGGACAGCTGCTATCAACACCATCACCCCGCCCTATGCCGGTTTTACCGGTTCCATTCGCTTGATTCCAGATGGCCTTTGGACTCTGGCCACCGGCGGGAACATTGCCTTGGCTTCGACCGCGGTAGTCAGTCGAGCCCTAACGGTCACTTTCGACGGTACCTCCTGGTACCCGAGCTACTAAAGACACAATCTTAATTCCTTAGAGGAGAGAAACAAATGGCAAACGATTTCGTCAAGGTCGCACCCGATAGTACCGGTAAAGCGGTCCAGACCTTTCTTAACACTGTCGGCGGCACCCCTGTTGAAGCTCAAGGTATTGCCCTTGTCGATTCCGGAAGCGGTAGTGCTATTGCTTCCTCGACAGCCGCATTGACGGGAACCGAAATGGGTCTCGCGGTCCGACTCATTCCTAGTACAACTTTGGCTCAGCTCGTGCAGCAAGGCGCTCCGAACGCGGTGGCGGCTAACGGCTGGCCGACAAAGTTGACGGACGCTACCGGCAACATTGCCAACGTCTTCCAATTCCACAACGCTGACAATCAGGCCCTCGGCGCTTCGTCTTTCGGTTTGAACACCGGTGGCGTGGCTCAGCTCCTGAACGCCGGTGGTCGTGTTGACCGTCAGCGTGAAACCGGGACTGATAATGCCCCGGCGGCTGGCATCGCCTCTGGGTCTCAGCAACTGGCTTCGCCGATTTCCATCACTTTGGCTCAGGTGGTAACCGGCAACGTGGCTTCTCAGACTGTCAACGTCTCAGCTATCAGCGGTACGAACCGTGGCGCTGCCTGGAATATCCAACCCGGGACTGTGCTCTTAGTGGAGCCGGGCCTGGCTGCAGCTGAGGCCGTGGTTGTTACCGCGGTCGCAACCGGCCCTGCCCGAGTGACCGGTATCTTCTTGAACAGTCACTTGAATAACGGTGCTGTGACCACAGCTGCGTATAATCAAGCTCGTGATGCCACGGCCCCGGATGGTTCTACCGGTCAAGGCTTTGCGGCCGGCGCAACATTCCTTTTCAATGGTACCTTGAATACCGGTGCCGGTGGATGGGAAAGCGAACGAAGCGCCGCCGGTGAACAAGATGGTGCAACCGGCGTCGGTACAGCGGTTGCCACAGAATACTTGTTCAATAGTGGCGGTCCTCTGTTGACTGGCGCTGTTACACCCAGTCAGTTAGGGTATGACCGAGCCCGCAATCTTCAGGGCAAAGGTCGAGGAACCTCTACTCTGGCCCAGGCCGGTACTCTGGCCGTTGGTTCTACGTCCTTGAACCTGGCTGCGGTTGTTGGCTTGATGCCTGGTTCTCCGATTATCATCGAACAGGGCCTGGCAAACGAAGAAGTTGTCTACGTTGCTACTACGGCAACTCTGCCACTGACTGCGACGGCAGTTCCTCTTGCTTCTCCGACTGTCGCCACCCACGCTAACGGCGTCGCTGCAGCTTGGGATATTTATGTCAATAAAGGCCCGGGCATCGCCGGATTCCTGGCAACTGGTATCGCCATCGCAGAAGAGGCACTCTGGGACCCCGTGTCCAACCTCTTCTACCTGGAGCGTTCTGCGACCCAGGATGCGGTCAGCGGCCAGAACGTTGTCATGGAGAACCCGGCTCTTTGGAACGGTGCAACGTTTGACCGTGGCCGTAGCGGTTCTGCTGCTACTCTTGCGGCTCAAAGCGCTACCGGTTCTGAACTGACTACGACTCCAGGTAACTGGACTGTTGTCAGTACCCCTGCGGCTAATACTCAGGCGTCTGCGATTAAGGCTGCTGGTGCTGCCGGTGTCCGGCACGTTTGCAACTCGATTTCAGCAAGCTTCGCCGCTGGCGCGACGGCTGGCGCCGCAATCTTGGTGAACCTCTTGGACGGTGCTGCGATTGTGTGGAGTCAATACTTGACAGCTCCAGTGGGCGATGTTCGAGCCATCGACATCACTGGTTTGAATATCGTCGGTTCTGCGGCAACGAGCATGACCCTTCAGTTTGCGGCAGCTGGTGGCTTGACTACCCTTGAGTCTGTGACCATCGGCGGATACGACTCCATCTAATAATCCTGCTTCGCTAGACTAGGACCTAAGAGCCCGACTTGCTTTCCGTCAGTCGGGCTCTTTGTCTATCTGGCAGCAATCTTTCCTTAAGGAACCCAGGAGCTATCCAGTATGGCGTCTACAGGAATGGTACTTGACGGCGTCCTCGCGTCCGAGGCCATTGACAGCTCCGGTGAAATCCTCGACATCAAAGGCGCAGACATTTCCGACCTTGTTGAGGGCAAAGGTATTCTCAACTGGGAACACAACGGAGACCAGGGCAGTCAGGACATTGTTGGGAAAATAATCTACGCCAAGAAAATATTTTCCGAGAAAGACTGCGACAACGACCGGGAGCTTGAGTTCTATCATAAGGTCAGGTTGCCGTTGATTTACGGCATCGGGCGCCTCTTTGACGGTTCCGGTCATCCGAATGCAGTAGCTCTGGCCGCTCAGATTCGCGACTACCTGGCCAATGACGAGCCCATCATCGTCGGCTTTTCCATCGAGGGTTCAACGCTCGAATCCAAAGACAAGAGACTGCTCAGGACCGTGTGTCGGAAGGCGGCTCTGACGGTCAAGCCCTGTAACAAATCCTGCGTTGTCGGCGTCGTGGAAGACCCCAACGCCCCGAAGGGCTTCAAACAGAAACCAGATGACAGCCTGAAGCTTAACGAGCACCCTAATTACACTCGACTCGGCGGCTCTGAGTTACAGTTCAATCCGGTTCTGGATGGTGATGTCCTCCAGCGGGCATTGGCCAAAGTTGAATCCGTCCGGAAGGCTCTTGAAGCCGGGAACTATAACGTGGCTCCTTCGGCTATGACCGGCGGCGCTGCCCTTCAAGTCGAAGACCGAAGTCTGCACCTGGCTCATCTCCGCAATCAGGCCCGGGCAGCACTTAGGGACTGGGACCGGAAGACGCCGTTTCGTGAGGTCCTGAAGCACAAGCTCCCAGAGGCCAGTGACGATTTCATCGACCGATTCTCGAACCTCGTCGATAATTACACGATGAAGCTCAGGAAGGCTCAGGAATCTTTTTCCAAGTGCATGGAATGCTCAAAGCCGCCCAGATACGAGGCCCGGTGGGCTGAAGGCATGGCCAGGGTCTGGTTCTGCGAAGACCATTGGCCTCAGTGGGAAGAAAAGCACCAAGACGACATCGACTTTGTCCGGAAGCTGACTGACGCCCGGGTCGGAAGTAAGTATGGTGAGGCTCCTGGGGAAACTCTTCAGAAAGCCGAAAAAGAATCATTGAACTGGACTGCCGGAAAGCAATCATGGGCTGGGGAAACAAAAGTACATTCTGCCGGAGCCCGTCATGGAGAATACCACGTATTGCCACACCAATCGGGAGGTTTTGACGTCCAGTATTACAAAAAAGGGCACGACTCTCTAAGGTCATCTGCTAAAGCCTCCACTCTTGAGAATGCCAAAGAACTTGCTTCTCAGCATCATAATTCTGGGGAATGGAAACTTTACAAGAAGGAAGGTGAACCTCGAAAGCCTGGTAGCCGTGGCAGTCAAGCCCCGTCATTTAAGAAATGGGTAGAAAGTGGCAAGGCCGAGACTGAGCAAGCCACCATCCGCGGCAAACCCGTGCAGCCGAATCCTCAAATCAAGCAACCTCATTTCGACGAGAAAGCCGGAATTCTGCATACCCCAAAGGGCAGCTTCCCGATGTATATCCCCTCTCGGGATAAAGAGAACAAGGGCGCTGGTGAAGCTTTCCACAATATCCTCAATGACCCCAAACTCAGCAAGTTTCACGATTATGCTACTGAGAACTGGGCCCAGGTTCATAAGCTTCTGAAAGAAGGGAAACTCCCCGAGGAAGTCATTATGCACGGAGTTCTCTTCTCCCAGCTCAGCCCTAATACTCCGGTGCCGGTGCAGGAATTGATGTACGGTCATCTTGTGGATTCGATGAAGCACACGGGCCTGGACCCTCGACATTCCGAATTTTCGAACATCCGTCAGGATTGGCTAGGTCGAGACAATCCGTCAGTGTTCCCAGAGCATGGCCGCAGCCATTTCGAACGGCTCCAAGAAGAACTCCGGAATAAGAGAGACTCGAAGCTCACTAACCGCAAGGCCGGGGATATCAGCAGCTTCATGTTGGCGAACAATAAGTTCAAGAACATGGAGAAGTACCATACTCTCCACCAAGGTCTTGTGGAATTGGTAAATCGCCATCGCCATGATGCCCGCTCCGCCGTCCAGGAGCTGATGGACCACAAACACCGCGCCATGCTCTGGAATTCGAAGCGAAATCGGGACATCGATAAAGGTCTTCCAGACCCTGGCGAATACCAAGGCCCAGTGGTTCCTGGTCTTGCTCCCAAGACGGCCAGGTATACGTACGGGATGATGGGTGGTGGAAACGTCATAGTCCCGGATACGCACATGAGCCGGTATCTGTTCGGGTTGGAGAAGGGCAAAGACAATCCGACGATTTCTTACGTCAAGGACCTGCTCTGGAATCCGAACAACAGTGAAGTCCTGAACGCCATCGACCGCTATTACGCCAAGCACCATGACGCCGTCAAGCACATGCGCGAGCATCCGCGTTGGGGCTCGGAATTTGAATCAGACGAAGACGCTATCTTCCCAGCGTTTTGGAAGAATTGGGTTGCCATCGCTCCTCACGAAAAATTCCGCGGCCTGTCGACTCTGGCTCATAATGAGGCCACCGACCATCGACCTTTCTGGGAAGCAATTGCTCCGCATCTGACCAAGAACGAAGGCGAATCCCTGGATACGTCTTTGCCCGAGAAGACTGCCATAACCATGCATTCTTGGGTCAAGGAATATGGCGAAGTTCCGGCAATGATGCTCTACTATCGATACCTGGCACCGCAGCTGTTAGAGGCTGCCAAGCGCCGGTTAAATAAGAAACCGAATCCGGTGATGAAGTTCGAGGCCATGACCATTGAACTCCGGAAGGCTTTCGGCGACCCGAATATTTTTGACCGACAGGGTCTTAAGTCGCCGGCTAAGGCGGTATTGGGTACTCCGGAACGGGCGAAAGCTTACGCTCAGGAATTTGCTCAAAAGAATGAGCAGAACCGGCTGCGAAATATTGTTGATTCTCAGCGTCATAGTGTCGGTGAGTACAATCAGCGCCCGGAACAACATAAGCTTGTCCACGGCCTTGATTTCAACAAGGAAGGCAGACGACCGGAAGCCCCTACGGCTCAAAGCGAAATGTCTCATTGGCGGAAAGCTCCAACTGGGTCTTGGGCGTTTGTAAAAGGGAGTTCTATCATACACCGGAGCGCCTATACGCCTGCGGGGGGTGGCAAGGCCCTGACTGAGCCTCACGAAGCTTTCAACGAAGCACGGCGCGAGGGATTGTTTCATAACCTAGCCCACAACGTTTTCAAGCTCGGCAATTACCTGCCCACGGTCTCGGTGGTACACCATCCAGATTCCGGCGACGAACTTGCAGTCATCGAGAAAATCAAAGGCGGCGAGCATTACCATGATTCTCCTCAACACCGGGCAATGCTTCAGCAATTGGGTGATAGCGGTGAACTCGACAAGTTGATGGCTCAAGACCTTATCCTGGGAGTGCCAGACCGACATGACCACAACTGGATGGTAACGCCCAAAGGAATGAAGGTCCTTGACCATGGATATGCTTTTGAGGACCCGGGCAACATTCCCGACTATATCGAGCGGTATTCATTTCTGGGCAGAGACTTCAAAAGCATGAAGCCTCACGAGCTTACCGAACTTGCCCGGAATTGGACCGGCGCTCCGGTGCACGATAGCGCCCGTCAATTCATCAGAGACATTGACGAGGATGCTCTCCGTCATGAGATGGTCAGGCATCAGGCCCCGCAGCATATCATCGAACAGACGATGGAAAGACTCCGGAAGGCAAAGGAAATAAACGATGACGAGAAATTCAAGCACGGACTTCCGAGGATGAAACTCTGGAATTCACACGCTTACCGTGGTCCCGAGGATTACTAATGGACATTCAACATGAGAACATCTGGCTGGTCTTTGCCGTGCATCCCAAAGATGGAAGTGACACGATAGAGCGAAGCCTTGTCGGGAAATTCAGCCTACATGATGGCAGACTGGACGTCCTGGAAGACCATGTAGGTTTTCTCAGGGACTTGGAGCGGCAACCTCCGGCCGTGGCGACGCGGAAAATCTGGTCTATGGAGCATTCACCATACCTGCAGCTCATCAGTCTCGAAGAGCTGAAGCAGGGCGAACATCCTGACCTACAGCCGTACTTGACAATGGTTCATGGTAAACTCGAAGATGTCGAACAGCCAAAGGGAGAGAATGTTTTCGAGTACCATCGACAGGGCATGGAAGCGCCTCAGACCGTCACCGTCAATGAAGATGGCACCGTCCTCCTTGATGGCCACGAGCTTATCCCCGAGGAAGTCCAGAGACTTCTCCAGAACGCAGCGCAGGGCGTTGCCACAATCCGTTATCCCCAGGACCACGAAGACCAGGCCATGCAGAAGATGGAGGCATTGCTAATGAGTCTTGACGGCGTTGGCGAGTCTGGCCTCGGCAGGGCCATGCAAGAACTCCGCAAGGCCCAGAAGGATGGCCGCATCGAATCTTACGTCGCTGAGGAAATTGCCCGGCATCTATTCAAGGACACCTTGGTTCCGGTCATGGGGAATCTGAAAGCGTACCGAGATTTTCTCAGTCGCCCGCGGCGGGGCATCCACGTCCACATCGACGGGAACCAATTTAAGTCCATCAACGACACCCACGGTCACGAAGTCGGTAATCAGGCCATCAGGGGTATCGGGATGGCAATTCGTTCAGCTCTCGATGAAGCGATCGGACGCGCCAAAGCAAAGTCCTTTCGTACCGGCGGTGATGAATTCGTGGTCCATGTGCCAACTCACCAGGAAGCGGCTCATTTCTCTAGAGTCCTGAGGTCCAAGCTCGAAGCCCTGCCGCCTGTCGGCGGTACTCATGGCCTCAGCGTGTCAATGGGATTCGGAATGGTTCCGGAGCATGCCGAAGCAGCACTGCAACAGGCCAAGGAAGCCAGCCACCAGGCCAATTATCAGCCGGGCAAGGCTCAGCATCACGTCCATAGTTTAGTTCCGGGTTCTGAGGGAGCCTTGTGAGGATAAACAAAACTTGCGGGTGTTTGGAACTTCCGCACTATGCCAAAGGTATGTGTATTCGAACTGCCATCGGCTAAAGGACCTGGGTTCGCCAACACGCTATTTCTTAGCGCAATCCTTACAGATTTTCTTCCGGCCGTAGAACTGCAAGTCCACTGACAGGACTTCCAAGCAGGTTTGGCATTGCCGCAGGTTTCGCCTGGCGTTGCACCGCCGGCAGGCTCTGTTCACGTCCAGGGGCCGGTTGTTCCCGCAGACTTCACAGACCGTATCCGGGTACTGGCGCCGATAATATTCTTGGCTTCGGCACTTCCGGCACCAGGACGTAACCTCTCTCTTCCTGTCCCGGTGGGGACTCTCGTGGAACTGATTCTTGGGCTTGGGGAGGCCACACTTTGAGCAGACGTAGTTCACGAAACAAAAGATTGTCGCTTCACACAATTTTTGTTCCAGCTGAGAGGCAATCTAATCCTTTGCACAAGACTTTTCAACCAACTTCTCTGAAGGAGAAAGACCATGGGGCTCACTTCCTCGAAAGCAAACAGCATCGCAGGCGAACTACTTGACGCGCTTCAAAAGCGTTTTGGTAAGGCGACCGCTACTGACGGTGGCTTGGACACGGACGGAAACCGTCTCATTAAGTACGGTCCCGGTACGGCCGGCAGCCAGTCGGCGCTCATCAAGGTCAGCGCGTTCCCGAACATTGGAGCAGATGTCCTTGGTCTGCAGCAACAGTCTTACAGCCCGACGCTGATTCAGATGGTCCTGGAAACCAGCACCATCGCCAACGTTGCGCTTCTGCAATCTGCGACCCTGATTCCGCTTAGCGATGAAATCGCGAAATTCGGGACCCGAGTTGAATTGTTCATGACCGCAAATCTCACGGGTCCTTCGGCAGCAGGTATCACGGGCAACCCCGTTGCAGTGTACGACGGCGCTTCGCTCCAGTACCGGCAATTGGCGAGCTTGTAATCCAAAAGATTTTTTCAAGACGGGAAACGTCAATGAAAATCAAAAACTCAGAGCTTATGGCAATTCTCGAAGACGTCGAAGCCGACCTAGCGAAGGCCTTCGATTCGTCTAAAGGGAACTTTGCCAAAGCTGAAGAGCGTGAGTTCGTAGAGGAAGGTCGTAAAGCCAAGGAACACGATGGCTATCACGACAGCCCCGAACATCACGACAAAGAAGTTCTGCCTGAAGTTCACAAGGCCTCTCCGTCTGCAAGTGAATCCAGTACTTCTGCCAGTAGGTCTGCCCGAAAGGCTGAAGATTCTGCTCACGGCGGCCCGGAATGGTCGAAGGTTAGAGAAGGCTCTCATTCTTCTACGGCTCAAAAGGCTGAGAGGTCTGCGAGCGAATCTTCTACGACCAGTGGTTCACTGAGCAAGGATTCACCGGATTTTGGCGACAAGTCGCCTTCTGATGGGTCTCCGAGCGCTGCCAGCGAAGGTAGTGCCAGCGGCGGTGATAAGTCCCCTGAAGACCTTCACAGCGAATTGAGTGCTGAGGCTCAACCCGACCAGGCTCCGCCCGAGAACGGTGACCAACCCCAGGACCCAGGTGCGATGCAGTCATATAGCCCTGAGGAACTGATGTCTGAGTACCTGAAACTTCCTCCCGAGGAACTGGATATCCATCTTCAAGCTGCTATGGCGGCCAAAGAACAGCAAGCCGGTGCGCAGCAGCAACCGGCTCCTGATGCTATGGCTCAACCCCCGGCTAGCCCTTCCCCGGCAGCACCGGCACCGGCTCCTTCTCCCAGCCCCTTGGCTCAGAATGAGAACCGACTGGACGCAGTGTCCCCGAGTAAGGCCAATGGCGGACAGAACCGCCTTCTGGATGTGAAGCCCACGGACGCCAAATCCGCAGGCCCGAGCAGACTCGCTGATGTGGCTCCGAGCAAGGAACACATGGAAAGCACGGACCCAGCAACCAAAGGAAACAAGGCCATGGGCAAGTCCGAACAAGAACAAGACAACCTCAAGAAGTCCGAAGCGGAGAAAGACTCCCTTATCAAGACTCTTCAAGAGGATGTGGAAATTCTTACCAAGGCCGTGAAACACGTCCTTGAGACTCCGGTCCGCAAGGCTGTGACCAGCATTTCTTTCATCCCCCGCGCCGACGCGGCCCCCGCGCCTGCAGCTGAGGAAAAGAAAGCTCCACAGAATCTGAGCGATGTCCGGGCTCGGCTGAATCAACTGACCCAAGACCCCAAGTTGGCCAAGTCCGACCGTGAACTCATCACGGCTTGGTACGAGCGGCGAGCAAGTCTGGAACAGTTGGCAAAATTTTTCGAGTAACACTGAAGGAAACTTTTCTTAAAACAGGAGAAACGTCATGGCAAGTGAAGTCACCCAAGCATTGCTGAAGGCCCTAGAGGCGGGCAACTACAATGCAGCTCCCTCGACTTTGGTCCAGGGTTCCGCATTGCAGATTGAAGACCTCTCGCCGGTGATGAACAACGTCACCTACGATGACAGCCACATTAAGCTGCAGAAGATGCTGAAAGTCGACCCGGTCAAGAGTACCTTGGCCCAATTCGACCGTCAGCTCAGCTACGGCATCTTCGGGGCTACCGCCCAGAACGAAGGCGCAGTCGGTCAAGAGGAAATGAGCGAATACGTTCGTATCGTGGTCCCGATGGCCTATTATAGCCATGTTCGTCGTGTGACGGTGGTCGCAAACCTCGTGGCAACGGTCGACGGCGTCAAAGCCGAAGAGCGGGCAGCCAGCGACGGTGCGAAGAAAATTGCCGGCGATATCGAGTTCGACAGCTTCCGCGGTAAGGCGGACTTCTCGAACGCGGGTCTTTTCGACGGCTCCATGCTTGCTATCCCCGGTCTTCCGAACATTCTCGGCCTGGATGCCCAGGTCCGGATGTCGGACGGTCAGCGGAACGCAACGGACTTGATGTTCGGCGAGTTTGGGTCTGACGACACCGTGGTCATCCAAGGTGGCGGTACCCTGACGCAGGACAACATCGAAGACGCCAGTGTCCGGTCCTCGATGAACTTCGGTATGGCGGACAAGTTAGTCGTCGACCCGAAGGTTCTCAGCGCCTACAACAAGATTTCGTTCGGCAAAGAGCGAATCATCCTCGCCGGGGCTCCTCAGGACGCCACCAGCGCCGACCTTCGGCGTCAGTGGGTGTCCGGTGGAACCGTCAACGTCGAGGCTTCTCGATTCCTCTCTGGCAAGACCCGTCCGGCAACGGCACGGTCTTCTTCGCCTGGCGCGCCTTCCATCGCGCTGACGGACAACGCTGCTCAAGGCACCAGTGCTCCGGCAGGTACTTACAACTACTACGCTTCAGCTGTCAACGAGCGTGGTGAGTCTGTCAAGTCGACCTCTGTGACTGTGACCATTGCCGCTGGCGACAGCGTGACGGTTACCATCACTCCTCCGGGTTCCGGCGTGGTTCGGTACTTCAACGTGTTCCGTTCGAATGCCGGCGGCAACGATGCGACCTCGCGGTTCATCGGCCGTGTGTCCAACAGCGGCGCTGCGACGACAACCTTCCTCGACCTGTTCAACAAGAATCCTGGTTTCGTCACCGGCTTCTTGATTCAGGGCGATACGATGGCTTTGAAGGAGTTAGCCCCGTATTCTAGGCTGAAGCTTGCAGTTACGGACCTGAGTATACCTGAAGCGCACTTCAGGTTTGTAACGCTAGCCGTTATGCATCCGAGAAAGAATGTTCTGGTAGACAATCTCAGAGGCGCATTCTAACAAACCGTAAAAACTTAGATTCTTCCAAGCCGGGCGAGCCCTAAAAAGCTCGCCCGGCTTCGTTTTTGAGGTTTGTGATATACTCTTCGTCACCATGGCAGATGAAGAAAGAAAAAAGAAAAACGCAGAGAGACAAAGGCGATGGAGGGAACGACATCCTCCAACGGAAGAAGATTTGAAGCGTGCTGCTGAGAGGGCTGCAAAGCGGCGACTAGAGAATCCAGAGAGGGTTGCTGAAAGCAATAGAAGGTATTACCAGAAGCATCGAGAGGATATTTTGGAGTATCAAAAGCAATACAATGCTGAGCACCCTGAGAAGAATATAGAATGGATTAAAAATCATCCCGACAACGTAAAGAACAACCGTCTAAAAAGTCACTATGGCATCGACCTCGATTGGTACAATGAGACTTTATCGAAGCAAGGTAATGGTTGTGCCATCTGCGGAACAAAAGAACCTGGAGGCGCAGCCACCAATGGTTACTTTCACGTAGACCACGACCATGAAACCGGCAAGCCCAGAGGTCTTCTTTGTCATGCCTGCAATACTTCTCTCGGTGGCTTCAAAGAATCTACAGACCTCCTCCAAAAAGCCATCGACTATCTCAAATCTTTCCTCATTTGCTCGGGTAGTTCAGCGGTCAGAACACCGCACCTGTAATGCGGCTGTCGAGGGTTCGAATCCTTCTCCGAGCTTATTCCACGGTAGCTCAATCGGGAGAGCGCCTAACTGTTAATTAGGAAGATGTTGGTTCAAATCCAACCTGTGGAGCTTTCGTGGTATACTGAAGGTCATGAAAATTATTTTCCTCGACATGGACGGAGTCCTGAATTGCTATGACACCACGGACCGGATTGTGTTCCCGCCCTGGAATCAGACATTCTTGGGCCTGGACAATGATAAGGTCCAGCTGCTCTCCAAGCTCGTCCAGGAAACCGGCGCCAAGGTCATCATCAGTTCCAGCTGGCGAGAAAACTTCAAACCTCAAGAACTTCAGAAGACCCTCAACGAGCGTGGATTCACCGGTGAGGTTGTCGGTGAAACCCCGAAGTCTTACGAGCAGGTAGGCTTTGGCCTGCCCTCTAAGCGCGGTGACCGTAGCGATGAAATCCAGGCCTGGTTGGCGGCGAATCCCGGGCTGGAGTCGTTCGTGGTCGTTGATGATATCAAGACCCGGTACTTGGACATGGGCAGGCAGGTACAGACAAGCATGGTCACAGGTTTTACGCAGGAACACTACGACCAGGCCCTGACGATTCTCAACAAAGCTCTTTGATTAGGGAGGTCAATCGTGTGGATTTTCGTTGACAGGAAAAACAGAAGCTGGCTCGTACCTTGAAGCGTGTCTGATGAAGTCCTGGAAGGACTTTCAGAAAAAGAAATCACGAGTTCGGAACTGGAAGCCTGCAAAGACGTGGTTGTTTCCTTGAACCCAGTTCCCCTCTCGATTGAGGTTCCGAATGCCAAGACACGAGCCGCGATGGAAGAAGCGGAGCAAGGCGGTCTGCCTTCGTTCGATACCGTGTCCAAGTTGATGGCGGATTTGAAAGAAGACTGATGCACAACCACTCAATCACCGTGGGCTGTCACACACTTTGTCCGGCGTTCTGCGTCTGTGCCTGGCGGTGTGCCTACTGCAATCGTCAACGGCCGATGATGGCGGACACAGAGTCGTGGCCGGTACAGATTTGCGACGAATGTTACTTGGAGTACTACAATGCACAAGACGATAGGGCCGAAGAAGAGAACGGGGCGGTACATTGAGCGGTTTCCGCATTGCGACCAGCGCATCCTCCATGCGCCGGAGGAATGCGAGTTCTGTGACCGTCATCCTGAATGGCAGGAACTGAGGATGGCCTGGAGTATTGCCTTTACCGGTTGGACTCCTGACGCCAATGAGCTTCCCTGTCCAGCCGACAAAGCCCGCGGCCCTGACCATCAGAAATGGCCTGGAAATAGACCCGCCGGCAATGATGGCAAGACCCCTGAGCCCCTGAGCAGCTAATGACCAAGGAACTCACTGCCGACTCTAAACATTGTGACCATCGGTGGTTTCTTGTGCCCGGCGCCGAAATCGATGGCTGGCAGGTATTGGGTTATTGGGTTATTGGCTTTGTGTGCTTTGCAAGTTAAGAGGCCCAAGTAGCCGTTTCGGATGTCCGGGTAAATGGTATGACTACTAAGAAAGAGAAGAAAGAGGATAACGCCGCGAAGTGGGCCCATGAAATAGCTTTGCGCGCCCGGGCCAAGAAGGTCATCAAGGGCCTGTGCCGCGACCTCCGGGACGCTGAGAAGATGAAGCTACCCTGTGATGAGTGCGCGGAACCGGCTACTGGCCGTTGTTCGTCCGGGAAGCATTGGCTCTGTGACAGCTGTGAACTCTGCAGGGCCTGCGGCTGTGATACAATCAGGTCATGAGATATTCTGTCCCGGGCTGGTTTGCCTTCTTGGTCCTGGTGGCCATAATCGGACTTTCTTTATTTGAATTCCGGATGGGCTACCTTGCCGGCCTCCAGGCCCTGGAATCGCCTGAATACTGCCCTCCCCGGGGCTTGGACCCCAAACGTTTTGGTCAACCACACCGGTGGAAGATATGAAACTGCCAGCTGAACTCATAATCCGCTGGCGCGGCAATGAATTGCGGATGGACAGACTATCTCGCGGCGGCGTGGTAATTCAGGTCGGCGTTGACCGTGGCGGTACGCAGCTGGAGTGGAATTATATCGAGCTACCGAAACGCTTCGCGGTCTATGTTCAAAAATACCTTGCCCTAAAGCTACAGAGAAAATCATGACCCCGGAAGTCGACCTTATGGCAATCTGGCGTCGTTGGGCTGCAGCAACGTCTGGACCCTGGACCGCTGAAGAGGACTCTACGCACCCCCGCGGAGTTTATCGCGTTGTTGAAGTAGACGCATATCGACGTCGCCGGGAAGCTAGGTGTTCTGCACGACCTCAATATTTTGCGACAGTCTACAGTCTTGCTGACACAGAGTTCATTGCCCATTCCCGTGAGGACGTCGGGACGTTGTTGGCAGAAATAAAGAAATTGAAAGCCGACTTGGAGGCAAGAACATGTCCTTCCTGCAAACCGTCCTAGGCCTCGCCGGTGGCTCCCTATTCGCCTACGCTGCCGTCCCACAGGCTCTGAGGACCATCAGGGCTGGCAGACACCTTGGCGTGCCCCTGGACCTCGTAGCGGCCATCCTTGGCGGCACCATGGTCATGTACACGTACCTGACCTGGACCCGAGGCTTCGATTGGGTCCTGGCTGTGAATTACAGTGTCGAGGCTGCCAGCTGGGGAGTCCTGGGTTTCTACCGACTGTTTAGGCGCCAGCCGGTACTTGAGGTCATTTCTGAAGCCTTCCGGAAGAGCGCTGAGTCCTCGAAGAATCTCATCCGGGCCATAGACGAAGCCGGTCGGTCAAGAACATGAAGGACGCCGCTTTTGTATCTAAGGTTCTTGGATTTTTTATTTTTCTGTCATTTGGCACCATGACCGTGCTCATGTGGCGGGAAGCAAACCCTTTTGTGTTCCTGTCCGCGACCACCGCGGTACTGGGTTTGACTACTGTCGTTCTTCCTGACTGAGGGTTCTGATGGAAAACATTACCTGCTACCTTTGTGGAATTGTCTTCGGTTGTCCAGACAATTGGGTTGATAACCGTCGGGACCGGCACGATACCTTTTACTGTCCGAATGGGCATGACCAACACTTCGTCGGTAAGTCTGAAGCCGAAAGACTCAAGGATGAGGTAGAAGCTCGGAAGAAGCAACTTCTTAACGCCGAGGAACGGTTGAAGGAAGTCTGGAAGCGGGTCTACCACCAGGAACGCCGCGCCCGGGCCTATAGGGGCAAGTTCTACAGCATCAAGGAGCGTTTGAATGGACGCGCTTAAGATGGCCGGGGTTCAGCTACTGACCAACAAGATTATTGAAACGCTTCGATTCTATGGAGTTGAGCCGGCTTCGATTCAAGTCGAGCCGGTTCGTTCTGACCAACTTGACGTCTTCCCGCTGCGGTTCACCTGTGTCCTGAAGCTGCCCAACCCTGTGAAGTTCGTCCAGCTGAATCTTGAGGAACTTTCTGATACGAACGCCCAGGTCATTCTCTCCGCGTTCCAATTGAATTTTATGGACCCGTCCGTAGAGGATTTCCCAGATGAGTGAATCCTATCAGCCGGAAATTGAGAAGCTCAAGAATGACTTCGTCAACTGGTGCTGCACGTGGCAGATTGCTGCCCGTCCGCACAGCGGGATGACTGCAGTCGAATGGGCTCTGGATGAGATTGGCAGGATGACGCTTTATTACCTTCTGGACAAAATGAAAATCCGGCTCTACAACGGGCCTCGTCACGGTCGCCAGCTGGTTCACGCCGTGGTCATCGATAAAGACATCATGGCAAAGATGCTGGCCACCAAGACCAGCAGTGCGTACTACGAAATCCTAGACCCTTTTCGGAAGCAGGGCCTAGACGACATGCATTTTATTGTTCCCGACGCCGTACACAGAATCGGATGCACCTGCTGCCAGGGCGATGGACCGGATATCGACATCCGCCACCCGCGGCCTCAACTTGATGGCTCGGCTGTGGTAGAATTCTGGGTTGATTTCGATTTCAGGATGCCGGAGGCAGAAGAAAATGAAGAAGAAAGCTAAGCCGAGCCCGTTTCCACGTGTGATTTATGTATTCGCCGACGAAGAGTTGCATTCGGGTGTCGTTAACCTGTTAGTGAACAACGGTGACGGAGTTGATGATATTTCTGCCGGCTCGCCGGTGGCTATCTACAAGCTGGTAGAGACTGGCACGGTCAGGGTTCAGAGCCAGTTTGTTCCGCACTTCACCCCCGGGAACCTGCAGGGTCGAGGTTAAGATGTTCCCTCCTAAATGGCTCAAAAAGTTTCGTTGGGACAATGCCAAGCGAGTCACCAAGGCCGACCGCCTGGAGTGGACACGGGGCGTCTTCCAGTCCCTCGTCGGCGGCAAGACGAAGGATTATTATTTTCATCTCAGCGGGGATTCCGCGGTCCTGGGCTTTCGGACCGAAAAGGGTCACATCAGTATCTACGACGTGAAGGTGAGAACCATTTGGGAAGGCTTTGAGCCAAAATGAACCCCGTGGCTGGAATCAAGTATTACTTCCGGTACGGATTCTGGACCACGGTCAAACTTGACTGGCGGGTCTTCGGGCTCCGTTGGCGTACCTTCTGGAGCCAGCTATTGACGCCATACCTATGGCGAGAACTTCCTCTGCTCCGAAAGCAGATTATCCAACTGACGAACGACCTCGTCAACGCGGAACAGAATATGGGCAGATGCAATCACTTGACTATCAGAGCCCCGTTCCTGCCCTGCCCGCATCCTGACTGCTATTCGGTTGGTGGAACGCTCTACCTTAACCACTACCCTGGCCATTGGATTCCGAGACTATTCCTAACACCTGAGGAGCCTATGACGCAACAATCTTCTTGGAAGAGGGAAAAGGTAACGATTGGATACAACGCTTATCCCCGGACTGAAGTTTGGGCCTGGATTCCTCTCTGCGGATTTCCTCCGAAGGAGAATCCAGATGCCGTATAGTGGAAAATCTTTCGTTTTCATCTGTCCGTTCAGCTGCCGGCAGATTCTGAACGTCAGGGCTGCTGACCCCAACGAGGGCTGGATTGACCTTCAGGGACCCGGGACTTCATGGGTTAACCTGCACAGGATTTACTGCGACTACGATGTTTGGGACCCCCTGGCAAAAGCGGTCGTGACGTCGAGTGTTGATGACGACCCTATTTCTGATGAGTTCCCCAATCTGGATGCAGTTCTTGGGTACTTGGTTCCCGGCTATCGCGAGGATGAAGATTTCATCAAGGAACTGAACCCTGACCTCAGTGAGCTACCGGCTGTAGAGGAAGATGTTGTTTACGACCTGCCCGACGAGAAGTTTCAACCTGCAAAGACCAAGGTCTTGACCGGCGCGGTGGCCAAGCTCATCATCAGGAATGATGACGGTACGGAACGCGAGATTATCCCTCTCAACAATGTTTCCTGGAGTATGAATTACGACACGAAGCCCGTCTTTATTCTCGGCAAGACCGACCCCGTTGAATACAGCCCCGGGGATGCTGAAGCAGTGTACAGGGCTGTGACCTGGGAGTCATCGCATAGCGAATCTGGAGAGCTTATCAATGACTCCGGGACTCCGCCGGCAAGAGTTGAGTTTATTTCCGCTGAAGAGGCAGTGAAGAATGTGCCGCAGTACTATGACAGCGTTAAGCGGGTAACAGGACCGGTGTTTACCTTTCCGGTCGAAAAGATTGAAATCGCGGAGGAACTTATCCAAGACCCGCAAAAGGCCTGCGAAGCCGACCGAGACCTCAGCGCCGAAGGCGACCTGTTCCTGACCGACAAGAGCATTTTCGGGGACATCGACTCCATTACCTGCGATTTCAAGCCTCCAGGCCCCTTGACCATGAAGATGATTGAAGATGCATGGATACACGCTCTCAATGACCATGGCCGTTGGCGCGACCACGATTTTGTCATGGACCCGGTAGAGTTGAAGGCTTATCAGGATATTATTGAAGAGTCCGAGAAGAAGAAATTTAGTGGTCTCGGTATCCAGCTCCCGGAGCTACCCGAAGGTTCGAAATACTGGAATGTCTACCGTGGCTCCGACAAAGTCTTTGCCGGCACCGTGAACGCGGCCGGCAATTGGATTGACCTCGACGAGGAAGAAGAGAACGAAGAGACTCCGGTCATCGACGACGAGCCTGATGAAGGTGATGCCCCGGACTGCATGCGCTGTGGAATTGAACTCTGCGACGCCCTGGACCATTGGTACGGGCATCCGGATGACGTCCGCCAGGACTACTGCGCCAAGTGCCGGAAGCTTCCAGAGGTCGACAAGCTCGGCCTATCACCTGACTACAAGGGGACGTGACCCATGGGCTATCCAATGACCTATCGGCGGGTTATCAACCGCAACAACCTCCTGGAAGGTTATGAGAGCACGAGGCCTAACCGTCTCATTGCCGGTGACCTCCGGCGTCTGGAGGCCGACACCCGAGATGAAGGGCATTTGAATCTCTACGCTCAGATTGCAGGCACGACCCCGGACATCGTGAAAAAGATTTTCGATGAATTCTTTGAATGCAGTCGCTGGAAGTTTACGCCAAAAGGCATCGAATTGTTTTTGAGGAGAAATGAAAATGAAAAAGCTTGACGGTTTCGTAGAAATCAAAACCCTGACTCCGGACATGGAATTCGCGCCCGGAATTGACCCCACGACCGCGGGAATAGCCGTGGTCGAAGCCGGTGGGAAACTCTGGCCTTGGACCAAACTCAGCACCCAACGTGACATCGAGGAAGCCTGGGTTCTATTCGAAGGTATCGGGCTACCGGTTACCATCGTGTACATGAATGCTGACGACCTGAAGGCTTACAATCAGTTGGTGTGGAGAACGAAGGAAACCGTTATCCTCCGGGAGTCAGATGAGCTTGCGTAGCGAAAATATGAAATTGACCAACCGGGCCTACTGGACCCCGGTGGTCAACATGGTTGAAGTCGAGTGCGCCTGCCTGGAGAAGTTCTATGTTCGGGCCGACCGTGCTAAGATAGTGTGTCCGTCGTGCCGTCGCACGGCCAATATTCACGTCCTGAGGATAGCATGATTGGCGGAGCCAGCAAGCACAGTCACGATGATGCCTGTTTTCTCCGCCAGGCAGGGTATAATCATCGTCTAAACGACTGCGTGAATTGTGGCTCCGGACCGGAGGAACACTTCGCCCCGGAGCTGTTCTGTACTTATCAGATGATTCCCGGTGACAGGCCAGAGAGATATGAATCGATGATACTGAGAAAAATCGCTGACTCCCCGGAGCCCTGCCGCGACCGTGAGCACCTGCCTCCGTCAATGATTAGCCTGAGCCCAGGCCTCTGGGAGCACACCTGCCCCGGTTGCGGAAAGAAAATTATTTTTTACATCTCCGGGAAGTTCCTGGAGTTGAAGCCCAACATGCACCGGAGCATTCTCCCGGTCCGCTTGCCGCGGAAAAACGAGGTCTGGATATGACAATGATAGTCGAAAATCGTCAACAGGTTATGGAGCCTTTTCTCAGTGAAAAGGCAAAAGCAGCTTTCGCGCCTGAGAAGTCGTTCAAGTCTCTGGAACGGTACCGGGATGAAACCCGTGAAGCCTCAGGTCGAATCAAGTGCATCTTTCTTTCGAAGCTTGTACCCAAGGTCAGTATCGAGGAACGGGTTGCGGAGCACTTTGCCGGAATTTTGAATCAGCTCGCCGAGTTCAATCTCCTTGAAGGGCACTTGGTCACCTTCAGCCGAATTGAGGCCATCATCTTCGGTGGTTACCAGGACCTGAAATGGACCGGGGAGCCGGTTTACGGCTACGCGTATCTGTGCTTTGTGCATGTACCGGCAGAGGAAGAATACCTGGCTACTGCCATCGCCAATGCCAATGACGTCACCGTCAGACGTGAAGGTTCGATTGGAGAAGTCTGTTATGATTTCTGTCCAATGTCCACGAGCGGGCAGACTCTGAAGGACTTGGCCGATTCCTTTAAGGGCGTTCTCAAGACCGGCGAGTCTGCGTAATGGGCTGCAAGCATGAGCATCAGATGCGGAAGCTCATCAACTTTGACGAGCAACGCGCTGACCCTGACCCTGAGTATCCAACGCCGGTAAACCACCAGGTGAACTTTTGTTGCGATTGCTGGCAGGTCATTGGCCAGGAGCGGTCGAACCTTTGGGGACGAGCTGTGTACCTCTGGTATCGGTTTGGCGTTCGCGCCCGATGACTCGATGGAAGATTTCTCGTGAAGCGCGTACGTCAGTGTCGAATCTGTAATTCGCGTCCGGCGCCGGCAGGCGTCATATGCGGCCTCTGTCTTCGGTCCTATCGTATAATCGTCCAGGAAGGTGCCTTCGATGTTGCTGTCTGGGCCGCAGAACGTGCCCGCAAGTACGAACGCCAGGCCCGTGGGGTTCTGAGTCGTCTGGAGAGTGAGTTTGTCATCAAGTTGATAAAGCGTCCGCCGCAGGTTAACAGTCGTCTTCTCCAGGCAATGAAGAACTACGAGAGTGTCTTATGTCCTCCCCCAGAGTTGTCCACTGCAAGCGGGATAAATTTGACGTCTACATCGGCAGGCCCTCAAAATGGGGCAATCCCTTCAGCCACAAGTCCGGCACCTTAGCTCAGTTCCGGGTCGCTACCCGTGAGGAAGCCGTGGCCCGGTATCGTGAGTGGTTCCCCCAGCAGTCTCATCTTGTGGCCGACCTCGGGGAACTGATTGACAAGGTCCTGGGTTGATGGTGCGACCCCCATGCGTGTCATGGGCATGTGCTCGTGGATTTCGCCGGCCGGATGAAGATGCTCAGGGGTCTGAAATCAACTCCAGGACTAGCAGTTGGTTTTCCCTGAACTTCATGCTGTGGCAAATTTTGCCGTGGAGTTCGGGGTTGCTGTCCAGGGTCTCGGCATCGGGGGCCTCAGTGTTCAAGTCCCAGTGCGCGCCCATGCCCTCGGTGATGACCTGTTCATAGGCGTACGGGCCATTGAGGAGTCGACGGAAGGTTAAATGCATCTCAGGGTTGACCGGGTTAAGGTCGTAGATGTCACCGTCTTCGTCTCGGACGATTTCGATGATGGCTCTGGCTTTCATGTCAGCTTCCCATCGCGGCCTTGGTGGTAGTGTCCTGCTTGGACGTCTTTCCAGAAGAGCATGGTCAGAACCCGATGCAGATGCCGAAAAAGTGCAAGACCCGATCGAGGATGAAATATGCCAAAGTCCCGAGGCCCCCAACCCAGAGCACGACCCGATGCCACCAGACCCTGCAGATTGGTCCGTACTTGGCTTTCATCGTGATGTCTTGCGCCAGGGATGGTCGGGGTGGTTCTCTTCCAGGCGCCAGTTGTTGTCATCCCAGGCCTGGAGATAAGCGCCGCGTCCCGAATACTCTACCTGGTGACAACGTTCGCAGTGTCGACGCCGGGTGTAAGGGCGCCTGAACTTATAGTCCGGATTGTCCGGGCCAATGGTGTAGATTACCCAGAGATGAAATCCCAACCGGCAAAGCCAGGGGACTTCTACTTTGGGCTCGGGTTTGATGAGCACCCCATCCTTCCAATAGCCGCGCCGGCGCTCTTCCTCGTCCAGTTCGTCTTGGATTTCTTTGGCGCCTTCTCTGATGAGCCGGTCGCATTCCGCGTTGAAGCTCCTAAATAGACGCATCATGACGGCGATTGTACCAGATAATCCTTCTTGCAGGTAGGGCAGACGCCTTCGGTCGGTCGCTGACTGGTGGCCATCATAATAAAATGTGCACACGGCAGCCGATGGGTCCGGAGTCCGCGGGGTTTCCCGGTGCCCTTGTTGGTCTTCCGGCCCGCCATCCGAGCAAGAGTTCCACCGCCGCTGACGATGGGGGTCTTGCTGCCTTTGTTTGCTCCCGTCTTTGCGTCAGCCATTTTGTTTCTCCAGTTCCTTCACTGCCAGGTTCTCGGCTCTTGAAAGAACAGTCACTACATCCCAGGTGGATTTGGCTACTCGGTTGTTCCACTCGACCATGAATTGCCAAGGTATAATGGTCTCTAACTCCTGCTTTTCGGTAGCGGTAAGAGTGTCCACAATGACTTCTTTTATAAAAAGGCTTGCGATGTCTTGCGAAGGTATTTCCCAGTGTTTAGAAAACTCTTTACGTTTGAGGTGGGGGCGGATTTCAATGCCCATGAGCGCTCCGCCAATACACCGCTTGCCGGACAGGTCCTGGAGAGTTCTTCTTGTCCATCCGTCTTTGATGATGAGTCGTCGGCCCAGGGCAATGGACCGTCGGGCTGATTCAATTAGGTCGGGTCTCATTTTGTTTCCTTTGCCATTCGGGCGTAGATGATAGCAGCTTTGGCCAATCTCCGCCAGAAACGAAGACCTACTCTATCTTTAGGGTCGTCGCGCGTTGGAAGAGGAGCATTCGTCCAGTTTCTTGCGGCTTCTCTCAGGGCTATAGCTTGTCTGCTGATTCGCAGCTCATATTGTTTTTTGGTCTCGCTCATTTGCGTTTGAGGTATCTCTTGGCTTTCTTTAGGGTCTTTGTTTTCTTCGGGCTGGGGTCACTTCTGATAAGGTCCTGCAGCTGGCTGATGCCCAGGCTCACCCCGAGAGCCATTTCGGCGTCGAAGAGGAGCTTCTGTCTCTCGCTGATGAACTTCCTGGCCTTGTTGCGGACGTTTTGAACCGCTTCTTGCGGGGTGTCACCAGACTCAGCCCAGGTGCCGCTGCCGGGATATTTCCCGTCGCCCAGGAATGCGGTAAACCATTCCGCCGGCTTCGTCTTATCAAGACAGTGACCTGGTACAACGGTCAGGCCCTTGAGGAGGGCACAGTAGTGCCAGCCCAGATTTTCGAAGACATGGGATTCCCAGCCCGGGCCTAGATTCTGACACAACTCCGCAGCATAGGCGGTGGCTTGTTCCCGGGTGGTGAGATAGCCAGTGGGTTTCAAAATAAGTCCTCCTCGTACCGGTAGTCTACTCCGTAAACTCCTTCGTAGCCCTCGATATCCCGCCGCTGGTACGCAGCTTCTGACCAGTTGTCGTATGGACCTGACTCGAACTTCTTAGGCTCTCCGTCAGGGGTCAGGCCCTGTCCTTCGACGTGATACGTGACGTAGATTTTCATGGAGACTGTGGGACTCCTGAAGGTGGGGGTCTGGTACCGCTGATTGTGGTGCCGCTGCGATGGTAGTAGTCCTTGAGTTCCCAGCGTAGCTCGGCGGTAAGCTTCATCATCTTGGCCAGAGCCCAGCGGTTTCCTCCGACGCCGTTGTAATTAGACCCAAGCTCGTGTTCCACTTCGTCGAGGAGCTGATGTATTTTCCCTGTATCCATGGCTAGGCCTGCTTCTTGGCCCTGAGGCCAGTCGAGGAACGGATTGCCGGAGCGCAGGTCCCGGAGAATACTGTCTTGTCACCCAGGCATCGCTTGCACCTGACGTTATTGTGACCGAGCTTGTGACCGAGCTTCTTTGCAGCAACTCGTTGCTGGGTTCGGGACATCCTTCGCGCGGTGCGGCGCTTGGCCTTCTCTTTGGTTTGACGTTCAGCTTTGACTTTGGCTGCAGCTTGGTCGAGGACCTCATCCGATGCATTGGCCAGCATTTCCGGTGTCAGTGGAGCTTCCATTTTCGCAGCATCCTCTCTATTCCTTCCGGGGTGGGATTGTCAAGTATGGCCTGGACTTCCTCGGCATCTTCCATCCTGGGGAAGACAATCGAGGTCGACCTGCCGGTGGTGGGGTGCTTGAAAAACACACCCCATCCCCATCGGACCTTGTAGGCCATTAGTTCAGGACAACTTGCTTGACGTCGATTCCCGTCGTGGACGTGATGAAGTCGAAGGCGTGACGCTTCATCAGGGCACCGGTGCCGAACCAGGCGCTTGCGGTTCGTTGCTCGTCGACCGTGTTCGGATTGCCTCGACGGACGCGGGTCGTGCGCTTGTGGTCCACGTATTCAGCAACCGCGTTCAGCGCTGCCCAGGCGGTGCCCTGGATACGGGTTTCCTCGTGGCCGGCGCCGTTTTCAAATAGGTCCAGGAGCGTCAGGCGATTGTTGACCGTCCGGGTCGGAATCTCAGCGACACCAGGGCCGACAGGGAAGAGCATCTTGGTCAGGGCCAGCATGTTGCCAGCACTGAATCGGGTCTCGTAGAGACGATTGGCGACTCGTTCATAGGCCCTGTAAAAGCCCATGGCCTGACCAAGGGTCTGTCGGGCTACGTCGAGTTTCTCGTCCATGCCTCCGGTGTGGCGGATGCTCACTCGGTCCGAGGAGTTTGTCCGCAGGAAGCCGCTATGTAGAAGATTCGGCAGCTGGTTGGTGCAGAACAACCGGATGGCGTTGATGAGTCCAGACAGAGCCGAGGTTCCGTCATGACTGTTGAAGAGCGTGAGGTACTTCCGGGTTACATCATTGCCAAGGCGGATTTCGCCTGGGAGTTGAAGGCTCAGGTAAATCTTCTTTCCATCTTCGAAGCTGCCGGCGCGGGCGAACTTGACGCCTTCGTCGCGGGCTAGAACGTCGGCGACGCTAAACATGTCCGCGTTCTGGACGAGGGAGTAGTTTTTGCCTACGACCCCGAGAGGCTTGCCGTCGTTGACCCGGATAATAGCCTTGTGGCTGGTCACGGGTCCGTTCGAGGCCGTGAACAGAGGTACGGTGGCTACTTCCCAGTTGAGTTTGGCGATTGCCAGCGCATCAGACGAGGTCTTTGCTTCCGAAACGTCGATGCCGGGGATTCGATTCATTGTGTCTGTTCCTTGGCCTCTGGATTGAGGTTGAGTTGACCTTAGCTCAGTCTTCTTTAACTTGTCAAGGATGCGAAGGGTCTTCGCCGCAAGTGCTTGGTTTTATGGTATTTCCGAACGGTGGCTTCCAGTCTTTGCCCTTGGCCAGGTAATTGTCCATGATGAACTTGGCGTGTGCGATACTGTGTTCCAAGTCACCCATGGCCCGGTGCTTGGTACTGCCGGTGCTGGGATAGAACGTCTGGATATGGCCAAGGTCTGAAAAGGCTTTGAAGACCGACATGTTCAGGTGCCGATACGAGAACCGTCTGAACAGGTCCGCTGGTAGAAAGCTCTTGTCGAAATGAGGATTGTTCCCGGCGAGGTAGATGTCATCGTTGTAGGCCAACTGCTTGCGGAAGAAGCCCTCCAGGTCGCCGAGAACTGCGCCGATGCTGAATCCAAATTCAACAGCCTCTTGGTAGAGTCCGGTGGTCAGGTGCGAAGCAAAGGTCATGCTTTCAAACGGATGGGTTATTGGCTTCACTAGGCTATGGAAGCGAGCCTGGTCTTGTTCCTGGAAATACTTGTCTGTGATGATTGACGCGATTTCGAGAATCTCGTCACGCTGCGGGTCGAGGCCGGTAGTCTCAAGGTCCAACCATACGAGTCTGATGCTCATGGTCTCAACTCCATTTCGATGATGACAAATTCTCTGTCGATAGCTTCCCATCTGCCTTGGGTATAGTGTTTCCCCCAGTCGAGCATGTCGCCACCATGGTGCTCGGCGTATTCCGCGGCGCCTTTCCACGATTGGAAGACTCCCAGAATCTCGATATCATCCAAAATATCCAAACCTTTCTCTTGGAGAAGGTAGACCCTGGCGGAAGAAACAGCAGTGAAAAATATTTCCCGCTCCCCGTCGTCACGCTCTTCGTTGGGAGCAAAAGTAGTCATGCGAAAAACTCGGCCGTCGCGGATGTCAAGCCAGAAATTCTCCCAATGGGAACCTGCCTGAGGACATTTGTCGCAACTTTGGTAGATATGAACTGTCCCAGAATACGCAGAATCTGTAGCTACGAGCGGTCGTGGAGGGTCGAGATTAAGACCAGCAGCACGGCAGTTGTCGATGTCCGCGGTGTTGCACTCCTCTAGAATTCGACCGTCTGCCATGATGCGGTAGTTGTCCAGCGAGCAGTCCAGGTCCTTGGTCTGCCATTCTTCGCGCATCACATGCCCGTTGCGGCATAGTCGCGGGGTCTCGAAGCGGAATGAATCGAACATGCCCATTAGCGTAGCTCCTGCAGTGCCCTTGCCACCGGGTCGAGATTGAGTTCGTTCGGAATGAACAGCGCGTCGTAGCCCTGGCATGGCGACGAAGGATAGCAAACGTAGGTGATGAGTATTGCCCATCTGAGGGCTTCGGGGTCTTCGAGCACAGCCCCGCAGAGAAACCAACTACGGAATGGCATGCAATCGACTTTTGCCCTCAGGAACTTTGAGTCAGCGAAATGCTGTTGGACCTCGACTATCGCCAGCTCTCGCTCGCTCATCGGTCGACCTTCGATGTCCACCGGCGGCGAGTCGACTTCCGCGCAGGCGCCCACCGACAAGAGAAGCATGAAGAGAAGAAGGCGCACTAGAATCCTTTCTTATGGTAGAGAATTTCCTTCAAGGCCTCGCGGGCATACCCGCTGCTTTCATAACTGTCGAATTCTGACTCAACTTTGCCGATGATACCCCGGACCAGATAGTCAAGGTGCTCGCGAATCAAGGCCCGAGTTTCTGTGACCTGGTTAAACGTGAATTGAGATTTCCATTCGGGAAACAAGCGTTCAAACAGTTCATCCACTCGGTCGTCTAGGGTTCTTGGTCCAATTATGCCCATGCTACACTGCTCCTACCTTCCGCGATGCGGATACGGTTGTCTGGGTTGCCGTCCCATTCTACTACAAGGCCATTCAAGTTCTTGGCGGTACAGTAGACCAGATGGCCGATGTTCTTCTGTGTCAGTCCGGATGCCCCGGGGCCGACGTCGAACGCCAGGTAGACTTCCTTGCTGTCTTCTAGGCGTTCGCTATCCTGTTTGTGGTAGAAGACGACACCCTTCTTGTCTCTGAGTTCTTCCTCGGTCAGTGCCTCGAAGCCGCAGCCGAGGCAACACATCCAATTCTGTTTAGCCAGGAAGCCCTCCTTGCGGAGGTCCCGGAAAAATCGGTTCAATTTTTTCTTAAATTCGGTCATGGCCCCAGCCAGATTCGGTAGTAGTCTGCGAAATCATACAACTCGTCGAGTTTTTTGTCAAAGTCTTCGACATCTGCCTCGGAATCTTCAGCCAGGTCGCGGAAGTCCTGGTCAAGGTCCGTGTCCTTGAAGAGGGTAGGATTCTCCGCCAATTTGCCGGCAATCTTCACCGCGGTCTGCCGCCAGTCGAGGGTGTTATCGTTTAGGAAAACCTTGATGTCGACGGTGCCGCGCCAGGGTTTCGGGGAGTAGCTCATGGGGTTTATCCGAATGGGTACAGGTGGCAGTTGCGTTCAGCACTCCACCGGGGACCGGCTTGGCCTTTCTTGACCCGCGGTCGATAGTGCATATTCAAAGCGTGGTCTACTTCCATCTGAGACCCACCGGTCATTTCCATGATTTCTGCCAGGCTCCAATTGCCAGGGCGTTTGATTTTGGCGAGAACTTCATCTGGGGTCATGGAATCTCCGCGTGCTCCGGGCAGTGCCGGCCAGGATTGGTGTCAGTTCGAAGGCAATTCGGTCTGGAGCAGACCCGGACGAATTCCTCTACGTCCATGATAGTGGCCTTGGGATAGAAGTAGAGAACCTCATCGCGGTTCCGGGCATAGCCCACCGACGTCCAGGTATGACCCATGAGGCCAGTGTCCTGGAAGATGATGTAGCCGCCGTTGGATTGTGGCGTGGCGACGGTCAGGTCGCCGGCTGTGACTGCAAGGCGCTTAGCCATGATTCTGGTTTTATCCGAAGATAATATTTTTGTCAAGTAGCAGCCCCGGGAGTCGAACCGATATCTCAGGCTTATGAGGCCCGCGTTGGTTATCCGTTCCACTCGGCTGCTATAAGTCCATCTTAAAAGAAATCCTGGTACCTTTGGCTTGACTAATGACGGTGCCGTTGTCCCAGCTCTGGAACATGCTCTGCATGCGCTTGAGGACGCTGACTTCGTCTTCTGGTAGATACTGGTTCTCGTCAATGAACCTTTGAGCATCCGTCGCAGTTTTGAAGACAGCCAGGAATTCAGTACAGCCATCGCCCGAGGTCTCTCGAAGCACCATGAACGCTCCGCCGTCCCGCGTCTGTTTAATCAGCCACATTGGTTATGCCGTCCCTTCAGCTTCGAGTTTTTTCAGGTCCGTGATGAGCTTGCCGATTCCCTTGGATAGCCTCTGGTTGCGGGCCTTGGCTGTCTCCGTCGGCCGGCAGAGGTAGAGCACGGCTGCGGTTACTGGCTGGCCTTCGACTAGGAAGTCTCTGGTGGAAGTGAACGCCCGGTAGTTCTTGCCCCCGACATTCACTCGACCCTCAACGTCATGTCCGCTCATTTGCGGTCTTTGCAGATACCGTAGACCGTAGACTCGCAAGCCGTTGCGCGCGACTTCAATGACCAAGCCGACCAGCTTCTTGATAGTGCCGTCCTGGTGCCAGCTAACGTCGAAGCGGACTCGACCGTCGGTAATAGGCGCCGGGAATGGGATGACTTTGGGCCATATTGCCGCCGTTAGGTCATCATTCGATGACCATTCCGCGAAGGCCACGATGCCCTTGAGTGGTGGAACGTCTCTCGTTTTCATGGTTCCTTCTTTAGCAAGCGAAAATATTTTTGTCAACTGCCGAATGTGGGGACTTGGACCACGGGCTTCAAGTTCGCGTCGTGTTCCAAGGTGTAGGGGCTACCGTAGCAGCTGTGGTAGAGCAGGATTCCAACGGGCTTGATGTCGGTCACCCCGTAGTCTGCGGAAGTTTTCTTGATGGAGGTGTAGATGCGCTTGACTGTACGGCCGGTGTCGATGAGGTCATCCACGATGAGATAACGGGTCCCGTCGGACGCGAATCCGTTCACCCTGTGGCTGTCGTGGGAGTCATCCCTTTCCTTGCGTACAGATAGAATCGGGAGCTTGAGCTTGTACCCCAGGATGGCGATGATGAGTCCGGATTGACCGCAACCGGCCAAGGTATTGACTCCGTGGGTTGCCTGCAGGCGGCGGATTTTCCTCGCGAGTCTGGTCACGAGTTTCGGGAGCGTCAGTGGGTTGAAAATGTCTGACGTGTGACCGGGTGCGATGAGACGACCGGAGCCCTGTTGATAGAAGTCGTCAATTGGCATAGGATTAGCGGGCATGTCAGACCTTAGATGAGGGGTAGAAAACGGTCGTACTTGTCGCCGGTCGCCTTCACAATCTTGGCCGCGAGCTTGACCGTGGCCTCATTGCGGGGGTCGTACCACCCCGAGCCCTTCTCGAAGATGTCAGCCCAGGCCTCAATAGCGACCAGGAATAACCTCATCGCCTTCTGCTGTAGGGTTCGATGGGTCCGGGTCGTCAATTGCTCGGCAAACTCCTTCATGTCGCTCTCGTTGGCCTTGTTCACGAACTCGTCTACAAGCTCGGCCAATTCAGTGCCGGATAGGTCTCGACCATGGACAGTGACGGCCAGGCGATTCTCTCCATGGAGATAGATGACTTTGCTACTCACGGGTATATCCCACTTTCAGGTAGGCGTCGACGAATTGTTTGAGGAGGGCCTCGGCGGGGACTGCAACCGCGTCCCGCATCTTGCCAAACTTCTTCCAACCGTAGCTGTGCCGGCGGCCATCGGACGAGAACCGGATGTCGCGCTTCCGGAGGATAGAACCATCGCTCATCAGCGCGACCGTGGTTCGACTCCAGTTCGTGAGGTCGTCGGTGGGGTCCTCGCGGACTTTGCTCAATCTGACCAACTCCGTTCTGCCCCGCGCGTTCAACTTTGCCATTTGGCTCTCCAGGCGTTTGTGGTAGACTCTTTATCCAACGTGGAATATTTTTTGTCAATAGGCCCTCCGCGGCACCGTATATTCTACTGTGAGTGTACCTGCGCTGAGGTCAAGAAATTTGCTGACGGTCAGGGCATACCTCACTTCTACCCACTTGACAAAACCCGCGAGGCCATGAAGAAGTTCCGTTTTTTCAAGGACATCAGTCATCGACATTTTGCCGACAACAATCATTACCGCCCGGACTGTAAGTGTCCTCTGTTCTGGGCTGTGCACATCGGCGGAAAACACGTGATGAGTTTCAAGGAAGATAAAGGCGTCCAGTTGCTCTCTGACACAATCTCCGCTTCGCCCGGGAGTCAATCTATCCTTTAGGGAGCGTGAATGTTTCTCGACCTGACAGAGCACTTGAAAGAGCTACGCGAGACTGCGGCTCTGATTTTGCCCCGGGTTGAAAAGATTCTTGCCGTCCGGCGGAATCTCAGAGCCTTCAAAGACCATCTGGGAGTGGTTCGCTACTGCAGCTCTGACGTCAATGCGGTCGTGGACACCGTGGAGATAACTCACAGGACCGATGAAGAAGACGGGGTCCTGGAAATTCTACCGTCGGTTCTGGACGAGGGAATGCACATCTACTCGGACCCGCCAATTTTCATCCTCGGGTATCGGAATCCGAAAGGCTTTGGAGAAGTTCCGCTGCATGATTGGCGGGACATTCTCAATGACAATAATATTTCTGATGCCGTCATCCGGAAGGTCCGGTTGTATTTCAAGAAGCACGCGGCCGTGAACTACGACCAAGTCTCGGAAGAGCCAAAACCGGTTGAGGTAAAACCGTAGACTGTGGTAAACTCCTAGCTTAGGAGACTATCATGGCCACTGCAGAAGAACGACTCGATGCTTTTCGTCGCGATGCCATGAAGGCATTGTTGGAGAAGAACGCAGGTCCTTTGCTTTTTAATGGTATCCTTTGTGAGGATGCTCGCTGGGAAGAGTATAGCGTCAACACGAAAAAAGTCATTCAGCGCTTGGCGGAAATTGCCGAGACCGTGGCTCAAGAACAATTGAAGGCTTCTTACCGTGGGTGATATTGAAGCCAAAATCCGTTGGGACCAAGACGCCAACGCTTGTTCGAAGATTCCGCAAAGGACCTGGGAGCAAAAGAAAATCCCATTCAATGAGTGGATAAACAAGATAGATATTTACTTGGACCGGGATGTCAGGTTGTATCCGAACTATTGGGCAGAAATCACCAGGCGCGCAAATGCTGAAGCGTTGCCCCTGCGCGAGCAAGAATTGGACCATTACAAGGAAGAGCGTATACCTTCGACTTGGGACTACGCCACGACTCGGACTCGGCAAGTTCCGGTGATGAAGACTGTGGTTTATATGCCGGCAAAGGCTATCCGTCGAATGCGCGCCAAGTATCAATTGGAGAATCCTCCACGCCCGAAGTATGGTCCGAAGATTGATTTCTGGATTCAGGATGAACTCCGTGACCTTGTCAAAGAGCACGGTGACCACTGCAATAACAACTGGCGCTGGGCGGACAAAAAGAAAAATGGGGAAGTCCGGAGGTATAAGCGCGCCCGGGACAGCGGCTGCTGCGGTTCGTACGACACCGAGGTCGAGTACAAGCCCATCTTTGGGAAGCCTCGAACCTTTCTGCTAGGGTTCAACTATGGACACTAAAGAAATTCGTGTCTGTGCTCGATGTAAACATGAAATTCAAGGCAACGACATTCACCTGGCGTTGCCAGACGGCTTCAAACGTCTCTGTGCGATTGTAACCAATCTTCTGGGGACTGAAAAATGACCACGCGCCGGAGTGCAACTGGAATTGACCTGGAAAAGCTCAAATCAGACCCCGGCACCGAGGTCTTCCACAAGAAATGTGACCAGCGCGTTTTCTACGACCCGGTCACGGACTATTTTGACTGTACCAACAACCACGGGGTCCACAACGCCAAGTCTCCGTGCCCACGTTGGAAGGGGTATATCTGCGACGAGCATCAGTGGAATCAGCGTGTCCTTATAACCGGGCAGCCAACTTTGGGCTGGAAGGCGTATTTGGCCGAATATTTTTACGTCAACGCTCCCGACTTGGAAATGGTCTGGAAGCTGTACTTTGACGAGAAGCTTGGCTGCACGATGTCCAGGGAAATGACACCCGAGGAACTCCAAGAATATTATCACCGAGTCTCGCCTTGGTCCACGGCCGGCCGCAGGTTGTGATATACTACGCGCATGTTTGGAAAGTACGACTGCATCGAAGACCCGGAGATTGAAATGGAACAGCAAGAAGCGAAGAAACTGGATTTTGACGAAGTGCAGGATTTCGTGGCGCGAGCCCAACAGCAAGGCTATCCGCTGGATTTTACCGGTGACATTGCGGAGGGTTCGCCAGCTTGGGTTAGGCTCCAAATTGCCAATCTTGAAGGAATGGCAGCAAAAGGCCCTCTCAGTGATATTGATGCTCAGTACCTTGTCAGTCTTCGCGATGCTCTTGGCCGAGGTAATGTTCAGGAGTTTGTTTTCGTTGAGAATCTACTCCGAGAGAAACTTGGCAAAAACTACGCCAAGTTTGTGCGCCGACGTGGCAAGCACTCTGAAGAGCTGAAGCGCCTGGAAGCCATTAACGCAGAACTTCAGAAAGAGGTTGAGCTTGCGGCTCAGCTTCGTGGTGGGGCCTATCCCAGGTTAAATCACATGACCACGGAAATCGATGAAGTTAGCGGGGGGTCGGTTGATGTTCCTAATACACTCGCTGCTGCTTTTGAGGGCTATTCGGCCCAGGCCCGCATTGACCCAGGAACGTATATCGTCGATGTCGACAAGAATCACAGGCTTACCAGCTTCAAAGTTGAGCCCAAGACCTCGGAACAGACTGCGACTTCGCTCGGTGGTAAGATTATTCCGGTCAGTTTTTGGACTCGGGTTTACAATTGGTTTTTCCTCTTGGGCCGCTATCGTTTCGGGGGCTCCTTCCGCAATCGTGAGTAGACAATGGCCATTGAAGCCAAAGTTCTTGCCGACAGCATCGCCAATGGCCATCGGCTGACGACCTTTCAGCTGAAGTTTCCGCGTTTCATCTTGGCTGAGTTCAACACTCATCGGGCCTTGAGCCGGAATGCAAGTTCCAGCCGGGCCATCCCGGTCAAGAAGGTACTGCAGATGGTCAGAGAAGACCCCGCAATGCCGGTGTTCTGGGGCAAGAATCAACCGGGCATGTTGGCTGAGGAAGAGATTTCCGGCGGAGTCAAAGATATTGCCATCAGGCGTTGGCTTCGGTTCCGGGACGATGCTGTCCACGAGGCAGAATGGTTCGACTACAATGGAATCCATAAGCAACTCAGTAACAGATTAGTCGAGTTATGGATGAACGCGCATGTTGTCTGTACAGGCACTGAATGGGAAAACTTTTACGCTCTGCGAACAGACAAAATGGCCCAACCGGAAATGAAGGTGCTGGCTGATACTATGCTCGAAGCCCACAATGCCAGCACCCCAGTCTCTCGCGAACCCTCCTGGGCCGATGAAGAAATTAACTGGCATCTTCCGTATATCAGCGAGGAAGACCGTCGTATTCTCCTGTTCCCGAATGCCATGAAAGTTAGTGTAGCCCGATGCGCCCGAGTTTCGCTTGTAAACCACGACGGGACAACCCATAATCTGGGTAGAGATATAGAGCTTCATGACCAGCTGAAAAACAATGGCCACGTCTCGCCGTTCGAACACCAAGCCAGGCCCGCGATAGATGATGAGACTGGCTCTGGCAACTTCCGGGGTTGGATGCAGTACCGGTATTTCCTTCCCAACGAAAACCGGTCCTTCGAAGGACTTCGGAGGATATCATGAGGGGAACAATCAGAGACGCGTTGGTCCAGGACCTGATGACCATGGACCGCCGGGAAACGGTCCGGGAACTCGACACTTTCCTGGTGGACCTGTACAAGGCCTTGGCAGACTACGACCTGAACAAAGGCGATGCGCATTATCTCAGTGTCACCCCCGAGCTTCAATACCTTGAGGAAGTGGCAATCTTGAGTCGAGAGCGGTTCCTGAAGATTGGTCGACCGCCCGCCCCTCCTCTGCCGGCTGCAGGTGGCAAATGACCGACGACATCAAAAAGAAACTGGCCGAGATTGCCGAGAAGATGAAGACCGCGACTCCGGCGCAGAAGAAGGTCCTCAGCAAAGAGCTAGATAAGCTCTTGAACACCCGGGCCGAGGAGTCTCCTGAGGACTTTTACCCTGAACCTCAATACATCGGATACGATGATGAATTCTTCGAAGATGAGAAAGACTCCGAAGATGACATCCTGGATTACTAAATGGACACTGAAATCAAAGCCAAGTGCGAGCATCAACTGCTGGTTATCCAGGACATGCGTCGGGCTCAGTCGGTAGCTGACAACGACTATTTCAAAGTCCTGGTCTGTTTGAGCCACGAATATCTCAAAGGCGATGATGTCAACATGTGCCTCTCCCTTTTGAATCAATGCGCGCCCGCATACTTCAAGGACGTCCAGCCGCAGCAGATGCGCGAAGACCCCATGTATTGTGGCCTGGTCATTCTTCTGGCAGAGCTAATTCAGAAGAAGGGTTTGGTAGAATATGTACAGGGCGGTTTGATTCCAACCCAGGCTCCGGGGCTAGCATGAGCGAAAATACCGAGAACATCGAATCCGTATCTGACGAAGTCGTAGCTATTGAGAAGGTCTTCACTCAGGAAGAAACTAAGCTTTTTAGAACCAAGGCTCTTCTCTTTCAGTTGACCGGCGAAGCCCTGAGGGCTAAGGTCGAGCATGCTCCGTCGGTACCGGTCTTTTCTGGGGAGAAGCTAATCGGGTATGCCAGTACCTGGCAAGACGGCCCGAGAGTGAGCGCCGAATTGGTCATCGACTACTCGACTCCTGAGCGTCTGGAAATCGAGAACGGTGGAGCCCTCTACGCTGCCCCTCAGGTCGAGTTCTACCAGATGGTCGAGACCTCGCCGTATTCCATGCAGTGGATTCCCACAGTCATCAGGGTCCTTCAAATCAAGATTGTCAACAAGAAGCTTTTCGAAGGTATGGAGCCCATCGGGAAGATTTTATGAAACCCGTTCCCGGATGGTGTTTTTTGTCTGGAACTACTATCTGGGTTGAACCAGCTGAGGACAAATCAATGTTGATGACTTTGGAAGAGTTTTTGAAGAAGTTCCCTGAAGTGAAAAGCGCCCGGGGACTTGACCTAAACAGCCTACAAGGTCTCATGTCAACCACAGAGCGCGAGCAAGAAATCGGACGGCAGGTTCTTAGGAATCTGAAGCAAAAAGCTGATGTATGAACAGGCAGGAAATTTGGTATCCCCACTGGGTTTTCGTGGTCGGAGGTCGAGCGATGGTCTGGAAATTTGGTGACGAGCACATAGCGAGTTACCGAGAGCATCTCCCCGACGGTAATTTTCGTCAGTCTGGTCGTTGGGCCAAGGCCCGAACCGCAGAAGAGGCAGCCGACACGGTCAATGACCTATACTTCCGGTACGAGTTGTTGCCTTTTATAGGATATACTTGCGAGACGTGCGGAGGCTCCTACGACGCCCAGGGGCTGGATAGCATCTTGATTGTCGGGGTGAAATCTTGTGATGCCTGCATGAACGTTTTGTTGAGTTTGGGGCTCGACACTCTGGGTAAGCTCAAGCACTTTGTACAGATGTTCAAACACGCTTGGGAAGGACAGGACATCTTTGACTGAACACGACGTAGACGACGGACACTGCAGCTGCGGGGCCACCCATGACCTCTTTGCTGACCAGGCTTACCTTGAGAGAATCAGGACCTTGGAAGGCAAAACCCACCCCGGGCCGTGGATTGATGAATACAGTTACAGAATGCGTTTCCCAGATGGGATGCTGATTGCTGAGTTTAAGCACGTTGAGGATTGGCCAGTCAAGCCCAGCGGTGCTGACGTTGCATTCCTGGCCCAGAGTCGCGAGACCGTGCCTTGGCTCCTGAATCTGGTCGACCGGACTCAAAGCTATGTCCGGGCACTCAGGGCAGAGATTCAGGCCCTCCGAGCCGGGGACCATTGATTGCCGGAAGAGTGAGATGAACAACAAGGTCTACCATACCGTTGGCTATTGGTTGTCCGTAACCATCGTGGTCGTAAACGTTTTCATGCTGACCGTCGTATCCAGGGTCCCCAGGCTCCGGCCATTGGGCATGATTTTTATTCTTTCTGCCTTGTCTGGATTCATCGGCGCCCTCAGCCATTGGCATAAGTCGAATCGCAAGAAGTAGCCCTTGGCGGAAGTTTATCAAGGCGGTCCTTGCAAGCGCGGGCATTCTGGGCTCCGGTATAAGAGCACTCGGAACTGCATAACTTGCGCTATCGGTCGCACGACCGACTGGCGTCAGCGAAACCCTGACCTTGTAAGCAAGTACATGAAGCATCCGAATAGAGCCCTATGGCACGCGGCTAAATTTCGTGCAAAGCAGCGAGGCTTGGAATTTGATATTCTTCCAACAGAAATTGTCGTTCCTGAATTTTGTCCAGTATTTCAAATCAAACTGGGGAAGATTACCGGCAGACTTCGAAATGACACCCCATCACTTGACCGCGTTGACAATTCCCTCGGCTATGTGCACGGTAATGTTCGTGTTATTTCTTGGCGAGCTAATCAGGCCAAGAGCAATTTGTCTGATGAAGAGCTTATTGCTCTTGGCCTTGATGCTTTTACCAGGCTGGAGGGGCACTAAGCGACAATCTTACTCCTGTAGAGGAGAAGCTCATGCTGCTCAGTGCCCGACCCCTAAAGAATGTTGCCAGCGCCAATGTATTCGAATACGCCAATACCTTCGAATGGACCTCCGGGGACACGGTAACCGTCTTTTTTCAGCTAATTGACGCCCAGCTGGACCGCCCAGAGGATGGCTTCGTGCCCCCCGGCCGGCGGTTTATGCCCGCGGTTGGCTCGACACTGACCGTTACCCTTCAGACCCTCGACCAGCTGAAACAGATTGCAGGCCGGGTCGCGACCCAGCCGTTTCCCCTGGACCCCAGTATTTGGTCTTTCAACGTTCTTTCCACGGACCTCTGTACCGGGACCGCCAACCTTCGACTCAGTCTGAACCAAGGCGGTATCATCACGCAGGGCGTTCTGAAGAATGCCTTCAGGGTTCAGTCAACGACCACAATCTAAGGTGACCAATGGCCCAGGACTACTCAGGCAGTAAAGTTGGTCCGGGAGCAACCTTTCCTGAGGTTGCCCTCGACACAGCCAGGGTCCGCCTGGAGCCTATGCTCAAACCCGAGCAGCTCCGGGAACGGTTTCTCTTTGGTATCCCATTGGTGTCCAGAATCAAGGACCCCATCACCGGCAAGTTCCAAGTCTTCACGGAAGAAATGCTCTCGGACATCATTGACGGTGCCGTGGAAACTGCGGAACAGGAAACCAAGATTGACATCTTCCCGGTAAAGCGCCGGGAGAAGCATCCTTTTGACCGCAACCACTACGAGAGCTTTGGCTACTTCCAGGTGGAGCACAGGCCCATCACCAGCATTGACAAGCTCAGCGTCACGCCCTCGAATGCCATCGACATCTTCACCGTGCCCCAGGAATGGATTGAGGCCGCATACCTTATCCGTGGCCAGGTGAACATCGTCCCGTTGACCATCAGCTTTCTGAACGGAGGTTTCGTCCCGACCCAGGGGGCCGGTGGCGCCGCGTTCCTGTCTCTCTTGGGTAACAAGGCCTGGATTCCTGCCTACTGGCAATTCGAATACACGAGTGGCTACAAGGACGGCAATGTGCCCCGCATCGTCAATGAATTGATTGGCTCCATCGCGGCCATCGAAGTACTCAGCCAGCTGGCAGCTACGTTTAGGGTCACCAGCCATTCGCTGGGAATCGACGCCATGAGTCAGTCGGTGTCCGGGCCAGGGCCGCAGATGTTTGTGGTCCGTATCAAGGAACTCGAAGAAAAGAAGACCCGCATCGTCAAAAAGCTCAAAGCCGCCTACGGTCTCAAGATTTTTTCCTCGCACGTGTAATCATGAAACTGGGCAAGTCTCAACGCGAGAAGGCCCTCGTCGTAGCCTCGGTGGCCTGCTTCAACCCCGATGGCTTGCTCCTGCTCGGCAAGCGCGACGATACCGGCAAATGGGTTCTGCCGGGCGGCCATGCTACGCTCAAGGAAGAGAACGAAGAAGACCATCGCCGGACCGCGGTCCGGGAACTTTACGAGGAAGCTGGCCTCAAGCCCAAGACCTTGGAATATCTCGGTCAAGATACTGTCCATAAGGGCGGACATGACATCGTCGTGCACTGTTACCGAGCCGATGTTGATGGAGAGCCTACTGGCAAGCATGACCCCGACGAAGAGTGCTCTCACTGGGAATGGGTAGACGCCAGCGACGGCATCCCGGAGAAGTACGACCTCCGAGACCGGCCTAATTGCACCCTGGTCAGGCTCGGCATCGAGGCCAGCCTCAGCAAGGCCCAAAAGAATTGGCGGTCCCGGGAAGGCATCACCATCCCGACGGCTGATAATCCGGAGCGTAGGCACTGGAACGATGCCTTCGAACAACACCTGAAGGAAGTTTTTGGCAGCCAGCGAGGCCAGGACCTCCAGCCGATAAAGGTCCCCGTTGAACAACTCCAGGGCATGAACATGCCCGTGAACCAGGACCGGCTCCGACTCTACCGTCGCATGGCCGCTGCCGGCGAACAACTCCCGCCCATCGTCGTCCGACGTTCGGGGAAGGGCTTTAACGTCATCGACGGCAACCATCGTCTGGCAGCCGCCCAGGCCCGGGGTGTCACGCACCTGAATGCGTACGAAATTCTGGACCCAGTGAAGAAGGCCTTGAAGGACATTCCTGTCGGGCCACGAGTTAAATTTCAACCAGAAGAAGTCCAGCAATGGCGCTCGTTGACTGGTGGTTCGAATCCATGGAAATTGGACCAAGGTTTGCTCCAGGGCGCCGTCCATGACTATAGCCATGTCCTTAAGCCAGAGCATCGACAAGCCGGCTATCGGCTCAGGGTTTACCACGCCCCGCGAGTCTCGCACCCTGACTTGAAAGGAAGATTCCCTGGACACAGGCTAGAAGCTAAGTTGTTCCACGGTGACCAATACGCAGGCGGTATTCAAGCCCTCGTCGGTCACGAAGACCCGGTAGACCCGGGTGTAATTGACATCGGTCATTCTCGGCTGAGAGACGAGCATCGGGGCAAGGGCCTCGGCCTGGCTCTCTACGAGGCTCTCCTGGCCCATGGGAAAAATAAATTAGGTGCCTCGCACGTCAGCGGAGATGCTCATAGTACCCTGGCGTCTAGAGTCCATCAGAAGCTGAGCGAAAGACACGGAATGGGGTACGAACCCGAAGAGAAAATGGGGCCATCAGAATCAAAGCCTACTGCTGCCGAATTTCAGCGCCTAGGAATTGAGCCAAAGTCCCAATACAATTATGCCGCAGAAGCCTTCGATGAGCGTTTTGCCCCGTATCAATACGCTCTGAAACAGGAAGTGGCTCCGACCGATATCGGCCTGGAGGCCAGGGGCTACCAATTCGGAATTCATCACCTGAAGGACCGAACCGGGCAAGTCCATACCACGACCGTCTCAGTGACTCATCCTGATGAATATAAGCGGTCGGGCGACGACAAAGTTGGTGCCGTAGATTTCGAACATACGCCAGACGAGCATCTTGTTGCCAGCCAGGTTTGGGTTCATGAGCGTCATCAACGACAGGGTATTGCCAGGCGAATGTATCAGCTTGCAACTGAAGCAGCAAACAAGCCAATTAGGCCATCTTCTCTGCGGACCCAGGCGGGTGCCAATTTTTGGCTTGGTAAGGATGAACTAGATTTTAATAAAAAAGAAAATGCCGAACCTGGACACTCGGACGAGGATGATGGTATACTACCCTCTTTTCAGGAGCGTGATTCATTGGTTCTTGAGAAGGCACTCTGGCCGAGTTTGTTGACAGCCGCTACTCTAGCAACATCTCCGGTCCAGGCGCAAGTCCCAGGTGCAGAAATCCAACCCCAGGCACAGCAGGTCCAGCAAGTAGAGCAGAAATGGACTCCGCATGGCCTGGACCGGGAATTGAAACCTATCGCTCACCTGGAATCTGGTTTCGGCCGAAACACGAACCATGAGCCACATTCTGGGGGTCCGTATCATACGGCCTATGGAGCCCTGGGCCTGAAACCGGTCACCGCTCACGAAACCTATAAGCACAGTCCGCGGTTGCAGAAGCTTTTCCCGGGTCTCGACTCTCCGGAGAAAGTCATCGAGAAGATGAAGGACCCACAATTTTACAACATTGTGGCCAGCGGACATTGGCGCTACCTCAAGAGAGTACTCGGTGACCCTCTGAAAGCCGCCTATGGTTGGCGTTGGGGTCTGGGTGCTGCTCAGCACGCTGACGACTATCAAATCAAGACCGAGCCCTATGTGCAGAAGTACGGCCTGATGATGGCTGCCAAGCTCGGTCAAGCGGTTATCAGCCACCTGATGGAAAAGACCGAGCTTACGAAGTCTGAGCAGGACCATCTGATGACCCTTCTGGACCATGATGACCGTCTCGAACGACGCCTGGCCCTCAAGCACAAGAGCATAAAGCCGTTCCACTTGCGCCACGCTCTTCATGATGAAGACCCAGAGATTCGAGCCCTGGCTGCTGCTCACCCGGCGATGACCGATGAACTTCTGACCGAGTCCTTGTATCACGACGACCCGATGGTCCGTGAGACTCTGGCTCGTCGACCGGACCTGCAGGCTCATCACCTGGACGTTCTGCTCTGGGACCCAGCGACTCAGGCCTTGGCCAGCCGGCATCCGGCTCTGACCGAGGAACAGCGACAGAAGCTTGTCGAGCATCCCCAGACCCCGGCCGGACTCCGAGAAGAAGTGCTGCGGAAGAACATCGGCTTCCTTCTCTATCCCAATTTTGGTCTCAAGCAAGTTCCCACGCAGCCCATGATTTTGGGAGATAGAAAGCATCGCGAAAATCGATATCTGCTGCAAGCAACAAGGCTTACCGGGAAGAAGGCTCCTGCAGCTGCTCAGGTCAAAGCTTATCTTCGGGCTGCCAGAACCGGTGGTTCGATGCTTTACAACACGATGCCCGATGCGCCGACTCCTAGCCATTGGCGGACCATGGGTGGTTTTGTCAACCCTGAGACGAATTTGAATTTACACGGTAATGTCGGTCACGAATCTCAACACAGCGTCTACGGACAGCTTTCTCAGAACATTGGCCAAAAGGGAATGCGGGAAGTAGTTGACCGGACCATTGGTTCCTTGGATGAAAAGCATCGCCAGGCCCTGGATAAAATCATGGCCACAAAGCGCTATGCGTATACCCCGGAGCAAGCGCCCGAGGAAAACCTGGCCTACGTCCATAACTACCTTCAGGACCCGGTGATGCGGGCGGGGGTTCATCGGCATCATGGCCTGAATGAGCAAGAAGGTCGGGAGTTGGTACAAGACGTCCGTCGGGCCTGGCAGCAGATGCAACGGTACGCCCAGACTCTGAAGCCCAAAGATATCGGGCCTCACATCTGGGCCGACCCCAAGCTCAACAAGACCGAAGAGCTTCGCGACTGGGCCAAGCATCACGGTGCCGACCTGACCAAGCGCAGCGAGGTCCTGCTTCGAGACCCTTCGCGTGGCAAGCCCGAAGAGAAGGAAGACCTTGCCCAGGACCTGATGGGATTCAGCGAACATGCTGACGCCGTCATGGCCGCAGCAAAATTCCTATCCGGAGGCAAAGAAATCAACGAGGAAGAATTCCGTCGTTATCTCTGGGTTCACGACAACGATATCGAGGCCGCTGCTCTGGCAGCCTATGGCTTGGAAATCAACGAAGCCAACCTGAAGGCTCTGAAGGGTTTGCTGGAGATTCGTGACCTCGGGAAGAAGGAAAAGATTTGGGACTACGACCCGCACGTGGTCGCCGCGGTCCCTGAAGGCGAGAAAACGGCCCGTGAGGTTGAAGCAGCTCTCCGTGCCGGCAACGTGAAGCAACTTGAACTCAAGGGCAAGCACAGTAAAGGCGCCCTTATGGTTTGGGCTCCACATGGTGGCGATACCTATCTTCTGAAGCCCGGGTCCGGTAAGCCGAGTCCGGCAAAGGGGGTCAAGGAAGAACGCGCCAGCCAGTCCCAGCGCGAGGCAGCATTCGCCCACGTGGCCCGGAATTGGGACCTGGAACAGTATCTTCCCAGTGCCGACCTGATTATCGTCGAAGACAAAAAGGACGGCCAGAAGGTAATCAAAGAATACGCAGCCATCAAATTCCTGGGCATCGGCTGGAAAAATCTTGACAAGACCCGGAGTAAGACCCCGAACCTGGGTCGCATGGCCATGACCAAGTACCTCCGGAACGGGAGTCTGCACAAGTGGGCTGTTCTCGACTGGGTGCTCGGGAATCCGGACCGCCACAGCCAGAATCTGATGATTTCTAACGAGGAAATGGGTAGCCGGTTGATGCTCATTGACCACGGCTCCGCGTTTGCCGGACAGAGCTTCGACCCCGTCCACGACGAGAGTAGCTTCACACCCTATTACCTTCGGATTTGGAATTCGGACTCACGTAAGAATTTCAACCTCCTGAATCCAGAAGAGCGTTTCAAGGTCATGCCCCGGACCAATCACTTCAGCGAAGACCTCCTGAGGGTTTGGTTGCAGGGTATCAACGAGCATGAACTGGAATCAACACTGCTGCGCTATGGCCTGAACCCCGATGCTGAAGTTGGGCGCCTGCAGTTGGTCAAGACCTTGGCTCTCTCAATGCCGGTTGATGAAGCCATCAATCAGATTTGGTCCGGGATGTACGGTGACCCGACTCACCAGGCCACGGCAGAGGAATTGACCGGACAAGCCGAACCGGTGGAGAACTTGGTTCGCTAGTAGCCGTCGTCTGGACCCAAGTCGCCAGTGAATACACGGCACTTGAGGCAAGCCGGCATTTCGCCCTCGTACGGGTCAAACTTGGTTGCTTCGATTATCTGAACCTTGGTTACCGGCTTCGGGTTGCACTTGCAATCCCAGGGTTCGTTCCGGGTGTTGTCTCGAAACTCCGCTCGGTCCTTGAAAATCTCCGGATGCCAGGTATCCGAGACGTGCGCGTAGACTCCGAAGCCAACCAACTGACCTTCGTGGAAGACGTTAAAGTAAGTCCGACTCATGGTCGTGGGTGCGGCTTTACGAACTGGCATTTGCCGTTGTGATTTTCGTCCAGGCTGCAGACCAGAGCGTTCCACTGACCGCAGTACTCGCAGTTCTTGGTCTGCAGGCAGGAACCGACAGCATGACCATACTCATCGTAGACGGCCAGCTTGTGACCCTGGTGATTGGCGAAGAATTGGAGCTTGTTGCGGTCTATTTCGAGGATTTCCCGGCCGTCATCGTCTATCTTGGCAAGCGCAGCTAGGGTATCGGCGTTCTTAATCAGGTCCTGAAGCCCCGGGACATCGTAGTAAGAGGAGTCGTGATTGTTGATGTACCGGAAGGAGCCATCTTCCAGGTCGCAGGTCAGGCAACGGATATCGTATTTTGTGCTCACTTGGGAAAGTCTTTCGTCTTGAGTTTGGTTATGAGACGATGCCCCTTCTTATCGAAGAGAGTCTCTAATGGACGCCCCACCAACCCCTCTGCCATTTGCTTTGAATCGACGGCGCACTTCGACTTGAAGCCGTTCCAGACCATCACGGTCGCATCTTCCAGCGTCATCTCACCAAACGATGGCACGACGTCCAGACCCAGCTTTGCCGCAACATCGCAAACGTTTTCGTAGTTGAGCCACCACTTGCCGTCCACGAGCACGTCAAAGACAATCAGCTTCTTGGTAGTTGAGTACCCGCCACCTTTTTGAATTCCTGCTCCGTATCCTTCGCCGTAAATGACTACGTCGATATCCTTGAGTCCGGTGTACTCAAAGCCTCCACCTTCGCGGTCCCATTCGTCTGGAGGAAATGCAACTCGGACTTTTTCTGGCGTCACATTCTCGTAGAGCCACTTTACGAGGTCTGCGTGTATCTGTGCGTTGTCAGTCTTGCCGCCGAAGCTCAGCTTTCCATCTTTCCAGATGCAACGGATATTGGTACCGTCTATCTTCTCGGTCCAATGCCACGTTTTTAGCAACGAATAGGTTCGGTTCTTCAGCTCGCCCACACGAACCTTGAACGTCTTTTCATCCCGTTCGTAAAGCGTTTCTATCTTGTGATACTCGCTCATTTGCGCTCCGAACCTTGTTGTTTCATTTTGCCCTACTATGGGCTCGGTGATACTTGCGGTTCTTTTCCCGGGCCTGCTCTCGATGCGAATAGCACCACACGGTTCTATCAACCGTTGGCGAGACGACACCTATCGGGCACATGACGCAGAGACCGTCGCGCTTGCGGGCGTGGTACTTGTTGTAACTCCACTCCCAACAATATTTCCGATTTTTGATAGTATGAGGCATGCACCGCTGTTGACCGGGGATATGTCTTTGGTCACAGCTGTGGCAGAGACCTTGGTGATAGCGGCTCTTGGACCACCGGCGCCAGCGGAATCTTGCCTTGAGCAAGTGCTTGCTGCAGATGCTATAGCCGTTCAGCTTGTCTGCGGAACACTGCGGACACTTCACTTTGGCTTTGAAGGCCTTGATGAAAATAGGACTCATGATGCAATCTTCCTTCCCGGGACATCTTCTCCGCTGTGCGCGCCGAGGATATCTACCCAACTAGGGCTTATGATTTCTCCACCCAGGCGAGCCGGCGTGCTGTGCACGAAAACGTCAACGCGGATGTCGTCGTGAACGATGTCGACGATGTAGACCTTTTTGTCATTCAAGGTCTCTGGGATTCGGGCAATCCGCTCTTTCAATTCTCCGACGGTCATAGAGTCAATCCACCTTGTATTCTTCGTCCGGACCCAGGCCTAGGTACTCACGCCAGTAGACCCAGCGGTCTTCTTTAATGAAACCCCAGTGACGGAAATGCGGTCCGGTAATAACCAAGGTCCAAGCCGGGGTTGGTGGACCAGACACAAAGGAACCGTTGGCGTCCCAACCGTAGTCCTTCGAGAACAGAATCACCCGATGAATGTGGCTAGCTGGTCTGCGGACAATCTCTCCCGGAAAGACCGGGGTGCCTTCCTTCTGGTACCGATTACCTGGACCGCCGTCAACGCTTGGGGGCACGAAGCCCCATTCTTGGTCAAAGTAGCCGCCGCGGAGGATGATGCTGGTGAAATCGAACGGATGGTCGTGCGGGTCCGGGTCGTCGTCGCTGCGGAGAATGTGATGCAGGTAGATACTGTGGCCGGAACTGGTATTAAAGTGGAATCTCTTTTCCGGACTGACTGCCAAAGCGTGGCGGTTGCGCCAGAGGAAGAAGCGCCGCAGGTAGACAACCTTCTCCCCGTTCACGACTTTGGTGATTTCGAAGTACGGGAGCAGGGCCATCAGCACCCGCTCTATTCCAAGCTGGAGAATGAGGATGGTCAGGAAGGCCGCCACCCCCACGAGACTAAGAATTATCCAGAGCAGAATCATGGTTCATTCACATTTCGGACAGAAGTTGGCGTCGCCGCCCAAGAGGCCAACGTATATTTTGGTTGGACCACCGCAGACCGTGCAAACCTTGGATTTGGCGTTTGCCGGGATGACTTTTTTGGCAGGGGCTGAAGTCGACGGTAGGGTGGATGATGCTGCTGGAGCACTGCTGTAGAGTCGGCCCGCGCCGCCGGGGAGCGGCGGCAATACATTCTGGGTTCCTTGGAACTCAGTGATAGCAAAGACCGCGTCGACATCGTACTTGTACTTTTTGATTTCCGACCAGGTATTGTTTTTTAGGATGCGGTATTGGAGTTCAACTTGGGCGTTGGTCAAGCCAGGATTTCCGGGCAGAAGAGTCAACGAGACAATATAGAGAACCTCGTTCCTCTTGTTGGTGTAATAGTACCCGGTCTTGATGTCTTTGGCTGTCAGCGTGGCCATTTTAGTGTCCAGGCTTCAGCAAGAAGCTTGCCAACTTGTCCACCAGATTCTCGTTCTTGGTAACCAGGAATTCGATGCGTTCCCGGAGTTTTTTATTCTCTTCCAAGGAGGCTTCGTACCTGGCCTTGTAGCTGTTCCCGACCTTTGCTTTGATGGGGCGATTGGGAATCCGATATGCCGTGTTCTTGGCGTTGGTCTCGGCATTGAGGACTTGGTCGCTGTCGTCCAGCCGACCAGCCTTGGCTAATTCACTCAGGGCACGGTAGATGGGCTGGGCTCGGCGCTTGCCCTCGGTGACGCTGACTAGGTCGCTGCCATAGAAGTAGACGATAACATCTTCTGCAGTCCCGCAACCGCCCATCCGATGAAGGGCCTCGTAGACGTCATCGTTGCTGACGCTGAACGGATTCTTGGTCGCGTAGGTGGTTTTCGAAGCATCGGTCATGCTTTCCTCAATGGCTGGATGCGGTGGTCACAGTTTTGGTATGGGCTCAGACCAATGCTGTTGATGAGAACCTTGGTAAGAACATTGCCGGTCTTGCCAAAGGTGCGTCCACCAATGGCCGGGGTCCACGTTCCCTCGGGGAGGTCTCCATCGATATCGATTTCAGCGTCGACACCGCCTTCGACTTTCTTCAGGGTCGCGGAACCGATTTTCTTCTGGGGGTCGAAACCCAGCGTGACCCATACTGGGCCATCTTCCAATTCCACTCCCGCGGGGTCGAAGGTTTCGCCCTGGCTGTCGGGCACTTCATCAAGGTTTAGGACTCGGACTGTGAATTTCATGTGATGGGCTTCTCCCCTTTGGCGATGCGGTATCGGTCAGTCATGGCCTTGGCGTCCTTGAGGTCTTTTCCGGTGCGGCTGCGCAACATCCGGATAGCGTCGATGACCCGACCATCGTCGACAAGCCCCCGTTCGACCTCACTGAGGGTATAATCGCAGCGGGCTACCATGGCCATGATTCGATTCCGGGCCTCGGCAAGAAAGGTCACATCTTCGGGGCTACCTTCGAACGCGGCCCAGCCCAAGGTATCGATAACCAAGTCGCGGAGCTTCAGTACCGACTCTTCGTATTTTTCTCGTGTCTCGCTCATGTGTTCATCCTCAGGTAATCTCGCACGGCCTCGGCGCCTTCGGTCTTGACTTGTCCCTGGCGGAAAACTTCTTCATCAGCTCTGCGAGCATACTCCGGTATGATGCGGGTGTCAACCGGAGTCAGTGGCTTGGGGGCATGAGCTAGGACCAGGTCCCGGAGTTTTACCCAGGCGGTATCTTCCGCGGTCACAGCTGATTCATACGCCCGCGAGCCTCCGAATCGATAGAGGATTTGAGCCTCGATGAGAAGGTCTCGGATGGAATCCAATTCCTTGAGTGCGGCGCCGGTTGGAGTCATGACAGACCAGCCTGCAACTTGTTCAGGAACGCCTGGGCCTCGTGTTCTTGGTCGAAGAACCCGACGTAGTAAATACCCTTCAACACGAACCACTGACCTCTGGCTGTTTTTTTCAACGTGTACATTCAGTCCTCAACACCGGTTAGACTACGTAAGTGCCGGCCAGCACTGTATTTTCCTGATGGCGAGCTGTACAATCCGTAGCCGAACGATTCCTGACTCGGTACCCCAGTGCCCCGCTGAAGCCGGCGGTGAAAATGTTAAAGGTCGCTGTTAATTCAGTTCCCGGGGGCTGTCAACCCCCTGCGGCTTTCGCCTGGGTAATAGTCTCCTCGCAGAAACTCCGACCTCCGAAAACGATGTCAAAAATATGGGTGGACACTGGCAGGAATCGAACCCGCTCCAGCCCTGTAGGGGCTAAGGCTCCAGGCCTTGAACGATGACGTCAACCCGTCCGGAAAGACCTTAAAGACAGGGTCTGCAGTTTTCTCATTCTGCTTCACCCTGTGCGTCCAGTCCTCAGTTCCGAGACCCCTTTTAGCAGGCAAAAATAAAGAAGTCAAGCGCGGCGGCAATCTTCTTCTTTGCGAGAACCTGGTCTATCCTGTACGGGGGAGTAGCAGATGATTGAAATCGACGAACGCCAGCTTGACGGGAAACCGAAGAAAGTCGGGACCCTGCATGGGAAACCTGTACTACTTTTTCGCACCAAGGGCGGTTTCTACATGAATGTCATCATGAAGAACGGTGCCCCGGAGTGGATTGGGACCGGACCTCACGCGGCTGTTTGCCGTTACGTCAGCAAGCTCCGTGAACCCGAAGTGGTCTGGACCGAGTTGTCGAAGTCTGATTGGGTCGACCCAGCGCATTTTACCGAAATGATTCCCAAGTATCAGGAACTGACAGACCGCTGCAACGAGCTGTATCAGCTCAACAAGTAGGTCCCGCCGTGGCCAGACAAAGACCGTTTCAGATTCAAACGGAGATTCCGTCTGAGGCACTTCTGTTTGATGCTGATGCTTTCGACACTCAGATACGGTCGCAGGGCGTAAAGCTCGACCATTTCATCGCCATGCGGTGTCCGGTCGGGATGACAGACCTCGACGATGACCGCCGACCTCATCACGACCACGTCAGCTGTAGCAACGGGTACCTGTACAAGAACGTTGGCACCATCACCTGCCTGCTGACCTCGAATCAGAAGACCAGCCAGCAAGACGAAGTCGGTATCATGGACCACGCCACGTTCAACATGACGGCCCCGCGGACCTACGATGACCAGGAGAACAAGCTGGTCAATATCGCTCCTTTTGACAGATTCTTTATCCACGAGGACAATGTCGTGGTCATCTACTGGCAGCTGTTCCTTGCGCACCAGAGCGGCCAGGAACGGTTGAACTTCCCGGTTGTGGAGGTGATTCGGCTCGTGGACGCCAAAGGTCGTGAATATCTTTCCGGCTGTGACTTTGATATCATCCAGGGCCAGGTCGTCTGGAAAAGCCAGAACCGGCCTGGAGTTGACCCTGAGACCGGTCGGGGCCTGGTCTGCTCCATCCGCTACACCTACCGGCCGTTCTTCTACGTGGGCCCGATTCTCCACGACGTCCGGGTGGCAATGAACATCGACCAGCAGACCGGGGAATCAAAAATAATTCGTATGCCACAGTCAGCCCTGGTCCACCGTGAATTCGTGTTCTTGAATGAACAACACGACCATGAGGCCAAAGACAGTACCAGCGCCCGGCAGATGTACGGGCCTGCCCAAGGTGGATTCGGTCCCAAGTAATTGGTGGCAATCTTCTTGGTGTGGACCCACGCCAACATCGCTTTCTGATAGCAACCCTCGGTTCTGATGGCGCTGCTGCCTTACTCAAGGCCGCGGAGCGTTCCCGGCCTCTTGGCAATGCCATAATCCCCCGTGCTATCCTGGCTTGGCTTGGTCTCGCCGCCCGTTTTGAGCACGACGGGGAGCTGCCGGGCAACCCCGGAACCCATGTTATTTTCAGAAAATCTGAATCCGGGTTCAGCGGCACTATCAGGGTCAACGACGAAACCTATACCTTCCAGGACGCTAATCTCTACCGGGTAGCTGCAGGTATTGGAGTAGCTCTGGGAGCTGATTCTTCCCCTCTGAGCGAAGAGCTTCGAGACCTGGACCTGGTCAAGCTTGGCCGAACTCTTGATGCTCTCGTGGTGACCGGGGAACTGAGGAAGACTCAGCTCCCAAAGACCGGACTGCGATTGGACCGAGCAGGAATTCTAACTGACTCAAAAATTTTAGCCACGGCTAATAGGGCAACTCGCAAGGCTGAACTTCCCGGCCAGACCGCGAAGCCCATCCAGCAACAGGGTCCGATTGCAGCCGAGGTCCCGAAAAAGCAGCCCAAGCAAGTCCAATCGAATCTCCCGAAGAAAGCCGGGGCCGTCAAGCTCCCGAAGACCCCTAGCCTCAAAGTTGGCAAATCCGAGGCCCGGCGACTCTGTGAGTTCTGCGACCGGCCGCAATTTAAGGCCGACAAGTTCATCGGCTGCGCCTGTCTTCAGGACCTGGCCAAAAGTATCAACACCACGGCCTTTGGCGACGGATATGTTCTGGAGTTCAAGGGCCGGGAATGGGATGAGGATTCAGTGAGACTTCTCATTCAAACCTTGCGAGGAGAGTCCAGTGGCACGTAAGATTAACCCGCCCCGTTGGCTGGGCCGCCCGATAGTCGACCCTCATCACGCCAACGTCCTGGAGCGCAATGCAGCTGCCCATGAGTTCTTGCACGGCCACCGGCGTGAAGACGCCGAACGAAAGGCTCATGAGGATTATCGGAAGGAATTCCATGAGAAGGCCGCTGGCCATCATCTCCAGGGCATGAAGATTGCCCAGGCTGCCGGCGAGCCTAACCATGCCCACAAGCATCGTCTTCTCTATGACCTGCACATGAAGGCTCTTAATCTTGACCCTATGGCAGCTGTACCGGCGCAGATTCAAGCCCACGCTGAGCAGAATCCCGGCCGGGCCACGTTTTACAAGTTTCACCCACACAAAGGGGACTTGTTCCTCTTTGAACCGAAAGAGTAACCATGGCAAGCGTATTCACAGAAAACAACTGGCAACAGCTGACTCCGCTGCCGACTCCCCGGGCAGTGACCTGGGCTTTGGCCCGTCAGTGGCCGGGACAGGCAAACGCTATCTATCAGGTCGGCGGCTTCAGAGGTACCGGCACCCCGACTACAGCCGGCTACACCGCTGACATCGAAAGAACCCCCGTCAACGGAGATGGAACCCTCGGCCAGCCAGTAGTTGCTGGACAGATTCCGGTCGGCGCCCGAGGTAACTGCGGTGCTACCATCTACAACGACAGACTCTACATCATCACCGGCGACGGCCCCGGGGCTGGCGTCATCAGTTGGTTCTGTTGGGGAAACATCCAAGGTGACGGTTCTATCTCTCAGATGAGTTTTGTCCAACTCCCGGAGCAGTTTGCCGGCTCTCGATTGGTTGTAGCTAACGGGTGGATTTACATCATCGGCGGTACCTTTGCTCCGGCAAACTTTGGGAACGGGAACATCTACAGTGCCCCGATTTACAGCGACGGGTCCCCAGGTCCTTTCCAGGTCATCAGTACTCCTCTACCGACTGGCAACATTGGCCTTGGCCACTCGACAGTTTTTGAGAAGGGCGGATATCTCTACCTTGCCGGTGGCCTCAACGGATTCGGTGGTGTCTTCAACGCTTCTGCGGGAATTTGGAGTGCACGCGTACAGGCCAATGGACAACTTGACCCCTGGGTTTCGCTCGGGGCCATGAGTACCCCCCGTTGGCGCCATGGCGTCGTAGTTGTAGACGACCAGATTTTCTGGGGCGGCGGCAACGCCGGCAACCCCCTGGCCACGGTTTTATCCAGTGTCGACACGGCGTATCGCGAAGGGGAGGGACAGTTGTCAAAGCTTCGAGTCCTTACGAATCCACTTCCGGCAGCCCTCAGAAACTGTCGACTGATGGAAGTGAACGGAATCATCTACAGCATCGGCGGTGCCGACGGAACAAACACAGCTCTGGCCGCGGTGAACGCCCTTAGTGTTAAGTGGTAACATGAGAATTGAAACACTTAAATATTTTCGGAGCCTAATCAAAGCCACGTTGGAAGGGAAGTTCGGTGGCGATACTTTTGAGCTGCCACCCGAGCACCGGGCCGGGATGCGAGTGCCCAAAGGCGGCAGTTCCTGTGCAAACTGCAAATTTCTAGTTCCTGGTAACAAGTGCAAGAACGAGTACTGGGTGGCATGGCACGGTGGTGACAACAAGATTCCGGCTCCGGCAGATGAATATTGCTCGGATTTTTACGAGCCTCGTCGTGGTACAATGGAGAAATAGAATGTTCGAATACAAAGGCTACAAGTTTGAGGTCAAGGAAACGCGCGGGTTTTCTCTCTGGAATCCGGACCCGATGACCGGTGGGGTGAATGGCGAATTTCGAGTCACCGACAACGGCGCATGGTTTTACTTCGGTCAGTCTGAACTCGGCTTCACTTTTTCCACAGACCCTGAAGATGCTGCGCACATGCAGCGCGTGCTCATTGAGAGAGCGCTTATGGCCGTTGAACCACCGATGGTCAGGCGCGACGATTTCAACTAGCCCTCATCCAGGATTGAACTGGAGACCTCATCCTTACCAAGGATGCGCTCTACCACTGAGCTATAAGGGCGGGGGCAAATGAAGAACGTTGTGCATCAGTTCCCGGACCAGGTCATCAGCTTTGGCGTCAGGCCAGCCGGCTAGATTGCCAATTTCCTTCACGATGGCATCCCTGGCTTCCTTCCAACCGTTTAAGTACTCTCGTCTGTATTCGACCATTTTGAGAGTCTCGGCGTCCTTCAGGTGCTTTTCGAGTTCAGCTATCCGGTCGGTTGTTGCGGAACGGAGTTCGTGGTTCTTGAACTCAACTTCCATCCATTTCTCATTGGTACGGGCAAGCTGAGACCGGAGATTGTAATACTCCAGCAACAAGTCTTCGTAGTTACTTGGTATGGGTGGTCCGTCTTTTGCTGCTTCGCTGAAGCTGCTCATTTCCCTGCATTGCCGACAAAGAATCCGCCTGGTGCAGGTTCACCAAGGAGAACATTCCCGGTAGCTTTGACGCCTGGGCCAACATGAAAATCATTCGGTATATAAGGTCCAATGACTTTGGGATTCTGGCTCCCGGCCAGGACGGCAACCGAAATTCCTAGTTGTCCAAGACCCCGGGTCTTGTCGTTCCTGATGACGAAATCAAACCAGGTCTCGGGGATACCCTTCTGCTCCTGTTCGCTGGCATGGCCTTTGACCCCGACTTCCGGCCTCGACTCAACTTCGACGTTCTGAATCTTGACGGTCATGCCCCCGACCCTTTTGACTTCAAGGAGTTCGTTCCTGAATCGCCCGTCGCTGATGATGACCATGGACGGGGGAAGAATACCTTCAAAGTCAAAGATTCCTCGTTCCCGGTAGTAACCGTATCCGCCTTCCAGCAGGTCAGCCGCGGCACGAAGAGCGAAGCGTATCCAGAGGTTCTTGTCCACGGCTCGACCAAACTCCGTACCTAGGGTCTGCAAGGCCACCCGGGGGCTGAGTCCAACAACTTCGTTTATGAATGTTTTTGGAACAGCTAGACGTCTGACTAGGTAGAACCAATCGGTCAATTTATTCCGTTTGGGGCCATCAAGATTCATCTCATCAAGGAAATCGTGTCTATGGTTAAGGAACCGGTCATACGATTCTTGCCAAAAAGCGGTTGAGTTTTGAAGGCTAGGTTCGTGGATAGCGTTTCGAGATTCGCTGGGTCCCCAGAGTTGGTCGTTGGAAAAAAGAAAAATCTTTTGGGCGAAGCGCTTCATCGGGTCGGCGAGACTCAACTTGATGGCTCCGTAGTCCTTCACCAGGAAGTCGGCGACTGTATCCTTGCCGCTACCTGCCTGTCCAACGAGAATTAGAATCGGGGTACTCATTTCTGTTCTCCTATCCATTTCGTCCAACAAGTTCTGCAACCGCACCGGGGCTCGCGCTTGCCCTGGTACTTATTGGCATAGGAACATTTTTCTTTCTTTGCTTTCATTTGTACTTCCTCCTACTGCCACGGCGCCGAGTCGAACGGCGGTCTTCCCACCTATAAGACGGGGCTCTGCCCTTGAGCTACCGTAGCCAACCCCTCTAAACTTTGTGAGTCACCTTGATTGTGACCCCGAAACGGTCTCCAATTTGCAGCTTGTCCCAATCCCCAGGTAGCACTGGTATTTCCAGCGTCTTCAATCCGAAGATTCGGTCACCAACGAGAGCAGTAACGGAAACGGAGAAGACGTTTATTCCGGTGTCGCCGGTGATGTGCTTGCTGTCAACAATGTATTCAATGTTCATTGGACTTCCACCAATTCTTGTTTGGGAGTGGCAAAATTCAGCTCCAGGGATGCTTCGAAAAGAGAGTTGAGTGTGGTCTCGTCAAAGAGTTCTTTCGAAACCAGGACCTCGATGCGGCTGGCGCCATATCCGGTCCACCGCTGCTGTTGGGTCTCGGGGACGGGAATCAAGGAGAACCAATAAGATTGCTGGAAGTTTCCCTTGGTGTCCTTGTATTGCTGCGAGAACTTCGTATCCACGCGGAACTTGTAGGCGATGGTGAACATTGACGTTTCCTTTCATTGTCGGGGCTGGCGACAATCTTTGAGAGTATAATACCACAGGTGGCCAACCGAATGCACGTCTACATTTCCTGGGAGTCGGATACATTCCACGATGAGCTTCAGTCTACCATCATGGCGAACGATGCTGAAGCCATCCGACACCTAAATCAGCGTGCTGAGCACTCCAACCTGATTTGGTCTAGCTGGTCTGCCGCCCGCGGCGGCTCGATTATTTTTCTGAGCGCCGGTCGGGGCCTGGCCGATATAGAGGCTGCACATCTTGGGGAGCTTCCGAACATTCATCAACAGTACGGCGACGACCTCGGCCAGAAAGTCAGTGTCGGTGTCGGTACCAACCCCTTTGAGGCTGACAGAGCCCGAAAGTTTGCCTGGAAGTTGGGTGGCGACAGAATTATTATCTTCGAAGAAGGCCTGGAAGACTTCAGCCATACCGAAGAGGAATCCGCAGAACTTTCGAAGGCCGAGACTTGGCAGGACCTGACCCCGGAACAGAAGTCTGAGTTCAGGCGCCAGTACCGTGAGGACATCCAGAAGCTAGCCAAGATGGAATTCCCGATGGCTGCGGTTCGTGACGGCCAAAAATATGAAATCCTCGGCCCGCTAAGTAACGTCCAGGGTCAGTGGGGTTCTGACCACATTGTCCTTGCCAAGTCCGAAGACGGGAAAAAACATTTTCTCGACGCCCGTGAATTGTGCACCGATGGACAACCCCTGGTCCGGCCGGCTCCGCCCCGGTTTGGCTACCTGTTCAAGGCCGATGAACCCGGTCGCCACATCCCCAGTAGGCCCGCGGCACCGGCGAAGCCAACGATGTCCGGCGAGCACGAAGAGGCTCAAGTCGCCCAGCAGGCAGCCGAGGCCCAGCAAGCTGCGGTACCGGAGCAGACCGATGCCGGTGAAGGATTCCTTGGCCAGTTGAAGGCTCTGGCTGATGGACAGCAGGACCAGGACAGCCAGGCTGTTCAGGACGATGCCGGCGATGACCGTGCAGAAGTTAAAGCTACGGTGGTGAAGATTCTCAAGGACATCCAGGCTAAGAGTCCGAACCTGAACGAAATCCGCGAGAAGGACCCGGACCTCTACAATTCCATCTCCGGACTGGTCAAGGTGCTCATCACCATGACCCGGGAACTTGTCAAGGAACAACCGCAGCAAGCGGCCCAGCCGACTCAGAAGGAAGAATTAGACCCGGCTCATCCACCGCCGGAAGGTAGCCGGGTCCTGGATAAAGAGGACATCGAGAAAGCTGCACTTCCGATGCCCAAGGCTCCGACTCGACACGAACTCAACCTCCCTGTTGGTAGTCAGAAAGATTCCTCGCCTGGTGGTAGCCAGGATGCCGGTAAGCTCAAGGTCCAAGACCCGAAGACCGGCAAAGAGAAATGGCGCAGCGTTCGTGCCGGTCTTGTCATGGACCCCGGCGGTGCCCCGACTTCCAGCCGCAATCCATCAGGAGAGTAATCGTGTGGAAAGGTTGGCCGCGAGACATCAAAGGGTTTTTGTGGGCAGTTTTTATCATGGTCGTTCTCCTTGCTGCTGTGCCGTTTATTTGGTCTGTAGACTGGCGCTGTAAACGGCGGGAAAAGCGGGGCCAGTCATTATATACATAAATTTTGACATCTCCGACATTCTCAAGCTCGGGGAAGAATTGCGCCCCAAAGCCCAGGAAGTGTTCAGCGATGCCATGCGCGACCTCAGTGCACAAGCCCACGCTCACCTTCTTGAGCAGGTACAGAGCAAGCTCCATTCCACGAGACAGAAGTACATCGACGCCCTGAGATTTGAGCAAGTCGAAGACGGGGCCTGGCTTATAACCCTGGAACCGAGTGCTCTCTGGATTGAGGAAGGTATTCCTGCCAACCGGGAGATGATTGACGACCTCCTGAAGAGTAAAAAGGCCAAGATGTCCAAAGACGGGAGCCGGTACCTGTCTGTGCCGATGCAACACAACAAGGGTCCGTCGCAGCAGACCCCGGCTCAACAGGACCTGACTGCTACTCTCAAGTCTGAACTCAAGCGCCGGAACATCCCTTACGGGAAGATTGAAAAGGATAGCGCCGGTAATCCCAAGGTTGGGCTCCTGCACAAATTCGACATCCGTCACGGGCCGATGAAGACCGCTCACGGGCCTGGTCAAGGTAAGGGGCTCATCGGCCAGGTCCGCCAGGGGTCGAGCGGGATTCCATTTCTACAGGGAGTCCGTGTCTATCAGAAACCGGTTAAGGACAAGACCGGAAAGACCAGTGTCCAGCGCTCAATCATGACCTTCCGGACCGTGAGCAGCAAGCAGAAGGGCAGCGGCAAATGGGTCCATCCGGGCCTGACGCCAAAACATTTCTTCGAAGAAACCGCGGATTGGGCGCTTCAGGAATGGGAACGTCGCATCAAGGACAAAGTCCTCGATTCCCTGGTCAAGAATCTTTAACTGTTCTTGGTGATGATGTTCTTGAGCCGGGTGTAAGACGTCTGCAGGACGTCCATCAGGTCATTGATTGAAATCCGGTCGTAGGGATAGGCGGTGTTGAATCCCTGTGCCTGGGCTCCCAGGACCTGGATGATGATACTGGCTGTGTTCCGAAGCCAATCGGCTCGATATCCTTCCGGCTTCTTCCCGGCTCGTAGCTCTGACGCCATGTTCTCCCGCTGGATGACTCCCCATCGGAGTTTGGTGCCTTCGTCTGTCACCAGCTTAAATAAAACTTCGGTCGCGAACTGCATTTCTTTTTCCGAGTGCGGTGTTTCCATAGGGGAACAATCTTACCACAGAGGCCGTGAATACATACTTTCAGTATGCTTTGCGGGAATGAACAAATCCTCTAAGTGAAATAGCAGGCTGAGATGCGAGATTCAATACCAGAATCATTTACAGAAGCCCCCGGCGTCAAATTTCCTTCAACCGTTGCATGGATGGGCGGCTCGATTTCAACAAGGGAACCAGTATATCTGCCTGGAAGCATACAACCAATTTCCTTGACCACGGCCGGCGCGGTTCGGACAAAACAGACAAATGTTACTCCTGTATATGCCCCTAGTCTATTGACGAACTCCACGACAAGTCCCTCAAATTTGTTTGTGATTGAATCTGGTCCAACCAAACAGACAATTTTACGGGCAATAATTATCAATTTCTCTGGTACCCAGACAACAGCGGGGATAAGGACTATATCTTTTACAAGAACTACGACCGCTTCTGTTGGCGGCGTCTTTGTCCCAAGTAGATACGACAACGGTGACGCAAATTTCTCTGGAATTTTTAGGGCGCTACCGTCGGTCCTAGGCACATTAGACCAAGGGGTTGGTTTCGATGTTGATTTTTTTGTACCGGCTACTATCACGGCAGCCTTTGCGCCAATAGTTGTTGACTTCACTCTCGGGGGCAGCATCAAGGGTCTCGTAATACCCATCGGCACTTCAAATGGAATCTTGGTTCGAGACAGCGGAGCCCCTGGAGCCACAAACCTAAGCCTGGTGCTGATATTCACAGAAGAATAAAATCCACACCACTACGAGGGAGCAATCTTCTAGTGTATGGCCCCAGGAAGCACCCCACTCGCGCCCAATCTCAGTACCACTGAAGTCCAGGGAATCTTTCAGGGTGATATCATCATCCGGAAGGCCCTGACTGCGGCTATTGCTGACATCAGGGCCAATCCCCAGTTGCTGGATTATGTCTGGGCAGGTCTTCCCAAGGACTCTCTGTCTTCCAAGGAATACGGACAGCTGGAACTTTCCGAGGCCAAGAAGTGGATTCTGCAACATGAATTCCCGGTCAAGATGGCCCCGGCCCCGCAAGAAGGTCGGTGGCATTGTCTCACCATCCAACTTGTTGGCAGCCAGGAAATCGAAGCCGAATCTACGCTCTCGGACGTCCACTATACCCCCAGCGAGTTGAATGACAGCAGCTGGCCGACGTACGCCGGACCTTTTACTCCGCTTGGCTACAATCCCGCCACGGGAATCATCACCGCTCCGCCGGGGGTTGTCAATCCATTTGCCCTGACCACGAATATGTTCATCGTGGATAGATTCGGGAAAGCGTTTCCAATCACCACGGTCAACGACGACGGAACCTTCGGCGTAGCTCCTGGGACTGAGACAGATTTCACCGGCGCCATTATCAAGACAGAGCGCCCGGGATTCATTACCTCCTTGGAGTCTTCGAGCTTCAGGGAAACGTACCGAATCGGAGTCCATACCGGTTCCGAGCCCGTGTATCTTTTCTGGTTGCACAGTGTCCTGGTCTTCATCCTGCTCCGGTACAAGCAAGTCTTTCTGGAGGCTCGCGGATTCGAGCGGACGACTATCAGCAGCAGTGACTTTGCCCGGGACCCGAATTTCGAAATATATGAGGGCGTCTACAGTCGGTACGTGACCGTGACCGGATATTGTCGCAACTTCTGGCCGAAGTTCACCGACCTCCGCATCAGCACCACGGTTCCTGAAATCATGACCGATGGCGGTAGCAAGAGCCCGTCGAACGTGAATCCGAATACTGAGCTTTGGTTCATGGACCAAGATGCTCTGACTCCGAAGAAGTAGGCGCAATCTTCTACCCATGGACTCGATTGCGCCCCAGCCTCAGACTCAGCCTTTGCTCGGCGGCGGAACCTTCGGAATCATGTCCGCGGAAAAGCCTCTATACCCGAGTCTGGCGCCACACGGTCACGAAGCGCTCGGCAAAATATTAAAGCGCCATGGACTTCAATTCCAGGAAACTCACGGTCGCTACCAGGAACCTGAGCGCGCGTATATCATCCACGGCATCCAACCCGACTTCCTCCGGTACCTGGGCAAGCTTTTCGGCCAGGAGTCTGTAGTCCACAGCCAAGACGGACAGCACCGACTCATTTACACGAACGGTCCCCACGAGGGCAAGTATCACCCGCAAGACGTTCAGAATCCGGTGGAGATGTTCCAAGACCACCCGGATGACTATTATACGCACGTCCCCGGCCAAGGGTACGCCCGCATCAACTTTGATTGGAACCGACTTCATCCCCTGGTCGAGACCGGTGTCCGCAAGGATGAGTACACCATTGAAGAAGCAGTTGCTATCCTCAGAAAGCATTTTGCTCATGCGAAGTTTCAGCCTCACCCGCACGCATACAGCTGGCATGACGGTCACACCGACCATCACCTGGAGGTCAATGACCCGCTAGGTAAAGCCGACCCAGTGCATCCGCACATGAGCCAACCAGAACCTCCTGTGGCTCCGAAGAATTTCGAGAACGAGCAGGCCATGGCCCCGGGCGGCGCGACCTACCATCAGTTCGCGGCCCCATACGGTCAGGTGACTCCGGCTCAGCAGACCAATCTCCGACACTACCGATATGAAGGCAAGCTCCCGCAGATTGAAGACCTAGTCAAGCGCCACGGCTACCAGACCTACTATGCCGGCGGCCGGTACGGGAAACCGGACCTTGCCAGGAAGAATTATAACACCGGGCACCTGATGGTTTATGACCCGACTCCGGGTAGTGGTGGCGACTTCAAAGACGAAGAGTACAACCGCGGTTGGCGACAGATTCACGAACTCAGTCACGCTCTGACCTATCCCGAATTAAATAAAATCTACGGCGAGGGTCGACGCATCGGCAAGCTCGGTACCCACCGAAACCTCCGGGAAGCTCTCCGGGCCGTGCACTGGGAATGGTTGGCGGCTCACAAGCAGCGAGAACTCAGTAACCAACTCGGGGTCCCGATGAGTGACGAGGACTTCCACCGGGAGCTGAATACGGTCATGCACGATGCCGCGCATCGGGCCGTGACGGGACAATTCACCGAACCCGGGGGCGAAGGCTTTACACCCCACAGCCACAAGATTCCCTTGGCTACGGCGTTGGACATGGTCCGCGACCACGCTGTCCGTCTTGGGCTCAAGGGCATGGAAGACACGCTGAAGAAGCCGCTGCTTCGAAGCGAGCAGAACACAATCTTAAAGAGTAACGAGGAGACTGCTGTGGCCGATGAGAAAACCTTTAGTCCCGAGGAAGTGAGAAATATTCTTCTCGGCTTCACTCAAGAACGCATCGCAAAGATGGAACAGTCTCTCGTCGACCTCCGACAGCGAGAACTCAAGAAGGCTGTCCCCCCGCAGAGTAGAACCCCGGGTCAGACCGCTGTCAGTTCCGGCATTGATGATATTCCCCCTGGCGCTCTTGAAGCAGCCGGCAGAAAGTCCGAGCTGGAGAAAGTGACTCCCCCGGGTCGCGAGGAACAAGTCCGGAAACTGAAGCAAAAGCCCGGTATCGACAATCCCTGGGCGGTGGCTTGGTCTTCGTACAACAAAGACAAGAAAAAGGCTGAATACTCTTCAGAGGAGTATCACAAAGATGAAGTCAGTGTCAGTGTCAGCGAGTCCTCGGGCGAGAGCCCTGAGATTCGTGTCCGCACCAAGAAGACTGCTCAGACCGATACTCATACCGGCCAGATGCAGGCTGAGGCTATTTCTCTGGCTGAGAAAGAACCCCGGGACAGGAAAGCGTATCTGAAAAGCATTGCTCATTCCGTGAGAACTCACTACGCCACCGGCGCTGGACCTAAGCGTCTGCAGAGCCAACATTCCATCACCCCGCGTGAGTTTCATGAGATTCTTTCCGGGACACATACTCAGAAAGCAGAAGCCGGCCCGAGTCCTCATGAGTCCATGGGGGCTGAGACCGGTTCTGGGACTCTGGCGGCTAGCGAAAAGTCTGTTGGCGAGCCGATGAAGAAAAACATCACCGGACCGGCGAGCCCAATCACCAGCACCGCGGCATCACTGGAACCAGGCGGAGCCACGGGGCCATTCCTGGCCATGGCTGAAAAAGGACCGAGCAGCCCAGAAGAGCATAAGCTTCGAATCGCCCGGCAGACCGGCAAGATGCCCAAGGAGATGGTAGGTGTCATGGGCGGCCCGTCTAAAGAACAAGCCGCACGAACTATTGCTGAGGATAAAGCAAAGCGGGCAAAGGAAGCCAAGAAAACTGAACTCCAAGGTTGGAAGGGCCACGACAAGCACAACGAGGTCGACAAAGAAGGTGTCCTGCCCAAAGACGCGGAGCCCAGGCTCTACCAGCGCGATACCGCAACTGGCAGTGGCGGGAAAATTATCGACAACCGGAAGAATGTCGGCAAGACTGAACCCAAGGCCGAAAAGCCAAACATGCCCAGAGATTACACCGCGGCAGGCGTTATCAATGCCCGCGGGGCACAAAAAGCCGAACCCCCGATGGCTAAGCCACCGAGTGGTAAAAATCCAGCTACTAACATTTCGGCCAGTAAACCTGCGGCCCCAAAGGCTGGGGGAATGCCGGCTGGTGGCGGTGGAATAAAGACCGGGGGAATGCGCATGCCCGGGCTTAGAGTCAACACCGGTGGCGTGAATATCGGTGGCCCGATGGCCATGAAGTCCGAAGCGGAAATGAAGAAGTTCATCGGTGGTATGTCCGGTAGTTCAGGCGTCAGTAGTCCTCGTCTCTTTTCTCGGCCGAACAAGCCCTTCAGGCAAGGCGTTGGCCCGATGCAACCGACTGCGACCCAACCGGCTCCGGCTCCAGGTGCTGTACAGAAGGGTGATTTCGGTCTCGACCCAACAGGTCGTCCGGCAACTCTTCCTCCACGTGAGGCTCCGGCACAGAGACCGACTCGTCCTGCTTCTGAATTCAAACTTCCCCCGAAGCAAACATATACTACTCCTCCGGCTCTTCAAAGAAAGCCCCCGGTCCAAAAGGCCCTGGCAGCTGGGGCTGGCGGGGGCGCTGCACCCAGCGCTCAAACCGGCATGAGGCCAGCCGGTCAAGTAAGTCAGAGCAGTCGGCAAATCCTGAAGCATGGTGAGATGCCGGCTCATAAACCAGGAATCTTCGGCCGGATGAAAGACCGTCACCTGGCTCAGCCACCTGAGGATTTGAGTCACCTTAACGCACCGCCTCCGGCCAATGCACCACGAATTACAAGTCGTGCCCGGGCTGTCGGAGCAATACCTGCCGTTCAGAGTCCGGTGAAAGCGCCTTAATCTTTATCATGCTGGGAGAAATGTAGACCATGGCACAAAGCTTTATTACAGACCAAGGCACCCTGATAATCCCAGGCGGTTATCCGTCTATTCGAGTTCAGACCGCGGCCAGTGGTCTTGCGACCTCCGGCGTCATCATGCTCGTCGGCGAAGCTGACCAAGGCCCGGACTTTACGCTTGAAACAGACCTGGAGACAACCTCCGCCTTCGGTCCTGACCAGCTGTCCTCAGTGGTGGCGAAGTACAAGAGCGGCAACTTGGTTGATGGATTCCGTGCCGCTGCTCAGGCCTCGAACGACCCGCAGATTACCGGTGCTCCGTCCAGAATCATCCTCGTCAAGACGAACCCCAGTACCAAAGCCAGTGCCACGGCCCTGACCTGGGGTGCGTTGACTTGGACCCTGGCTGACCGTAGCTTCGGCAAGCTCGGGAACCTCATCAGCTTTACTGTCACCGCGGCTACTTCCGAAGTTGTTCCCACGACCGGTTCCTTTACCTGGATTCCGAACGCCGGGACTACGGCATACAATGTCCGTATCAACGGCGGTGCTGCACTGACCAGCGGTAACTTGGCTGCGAATACTTCTCCTGCTGCCTTCGTGGCGGCAATCGGTGGTCTTGCCGGTATCACGGCTATCGGCGGTGCTGACAGAGGCATTCTCGCAGCTGCTGCCGGAACCCTGGCAGTTGTAGCCAACCCCGGCGGTGCCGGTGTCACGGTTGTCACCGTCACCCGGAGCATCAACTTCGACGTAATCCCGACGGCCGGCGATACAATGATTATCCCCCTCGGCTCTGTAATCGCCGGGGCCGGTAGCGCAAACGTCGGTGCATACGTTGTCACGGCTGCAACGGCAACGGTCATCACCGCACAAAAACTCAGTGACGCCGGTGCTGCGGCCCCGGTTCCTGGAACCATTACCAATCCCGTCAACGTGGCTGCGGCTGCTGTCGTGGCTACGACAGATGTTCAAGCCAAGGCTCCGGTTACGGTCAGCCTCGCGGCTGCAAATCCTGTCGACGGTATCGGCAAGTCTCTGGAAATCAGCGAACTGACGACCGGCACGGACCTGCTCAGTCGCAGCACCTTCGCTCTCGGCGTACTGCCTGTGACCTGGGTCAGTAAGGCCCTCAGCCCCCAGAACCTGGTCTCTGCGACCGAATACCGGGCTACTTATACCGGCAGCCGTCAGGTCGACAACGTCCTTGAGACCTTGACTGCGGGCGGCGAAATTGCCTTGCTGATGAGCTATAAGGGCACGACCGCCACTGTCACCATTACTGCCACAACCTTCAGCACCACGGTCACCGGCGGCACCGGTGCCGGCTTCAGTATCAACCTCAGGGATTACCCGACCATCAACGACCTGGTGAAGTTCATCAACGCCCAGACCGGTTATACGGCAGCAGTCGGTACCGCGGTCCTCGGACAGATTGTCCTCACGACCCCGGGTGCGAACATCGGCCAAGCTGCTCTGACGGCTCTCGACCAGGGTACCTTCGGCATCTGCTCGACCCAGGGTGTTCAAAACGGCCGCATCAAGATTGACAGCTTCCGGTTCTTCAACGCCATCAACAACAACAGCGTCCTACTGCAGACCGGCACGGGTCTCTTCCCGACGCAGGCGACTGCCGGCGTTCCTCAGCCCACGGCCCTGACCTTCTTGGCCGGTGGAGCCAAGGGTGGAACCACGGCCGTGAACTACAACGCGGCAATCGACGCCCTCCAGAAGGCCCGCGGAAACTTCGTCGTCCCCCTCATCAGCCGTGACGCGACACTGGATATTGCCGATGGTCTGACGGAAACGACCAGCACCTATACTATCGACGCGGCTAACGCGTATACGAATACTCACTGTCTGACAATGTCCACGCTGAAACGGCGTCGGAACCGTCAATGCTTCCTCAGCAAGGAAGATACGTTCCTGAACCAGAAGCTCGCGGCGGCAAACATCGCCAGCTTCCGGGCTGCGATGTGCTTCCAGGACCCGAAGGTCGTGGCAGCCAGCACCGGCAATATCACTCAGTTCCAGCCCTGGATTACGGCCTGCGTTGCAGCCGGCATGCAAGCCGCTGGATTCCGTCTCGCCATCGTCAACAAACAGTTGAACATCTCCGGACTCGTGAACCGTGCCGGCGACTTCAACGACAAAGACGACACCGCGATGGAAGACGCTCTGAACAACGGTCTGCTTCCTGCCCGTCGTGCCGTTACCGGTGGATTTACTTGGGTCAGCGACCAGACGACTTACGGTAAGGACAACAACTTCGTCTTCAATAGCATCCAGGCCGTGTATACGGCTGACGTCATCGCCCTGACCACTGCTCAACAGATGGAAGCCCAGATTGTCGGCCAGTCGGTCGCTGATATCAGCGCCCCGATTGCACTGTCTATGCTGGAAGCCATCATGGGGAACTTCCTCCGGCTCAAGCTCATTGCCCCCAGCGATGATGCCCCGAAGGGTTTCAAGAACGCAGCCGTGGCCATCATCGGCGGCAAGGCTCTCCGTGTGGACGTGGAAATCAAGCTCGCGACGGCAATCTACTTCGTGCCTATCAGCTTCCTGGTCAGTCCAGTGAATCAATCGGCCGGCTCCAGCAGCGGACCTACGAGATAAGTGAAGGGGTAAGATAAAATGGCTCCACCGAAAGTCCTACATGGTGCCCGCGCACAGCTGATGATTGTCGACCCGAATACCGGGGACAGCAAAGTCGTGGGCATCTTCAACAACGTCTCGTACAGTCTCATCTACGACGCGCAGCCAGTTTTTATCCTCGGTCGCTTCAGCGCCGCGGAAATTGGTTACACGGCGATGGAACCGATTCAAGTCACGGCCACAGGCTGGAGAGTTGTGAATGCCGGCCCGCATCGGGTCGCGAAAGTCCCCCGGCTACAAGACCTCATCCGCCACGAGTACTGCGAATTGGCTCTCTTTGACCGCCAGACGAACCAACGCGTGGCCAAGATTCACGGCCTCCGACCGACTGGGTATTCAACGACGGTCACGTCCCGTCAGTTGGAAGAGATTACCGTTACATGGATGGGTCTGTTACTTGACGACGAGGACACGGACAACGTCGAGGGCACCGGCGCAAGCGACTTACCGTAAAATTAAGAGAAAGGCATTCAAATAGTCTTGAATGCCTTTCTCTTTTACCATGCTAAGTCCGGGCCACGCCGGGCCGCTCCTCACCGAACCCTGCTCCGCCTAGCCTGCTTTGATGTGCTTCGCCTTGCTTTGCCCTACCAAGCCAGGCCGCGCCTTGCCTTGCCTGCTTTGATTTGCCCTGCTCAGCCTAGCCTAGCTGCTCCTAGCCGGGCCAAGCCTGCTTTGCTAGTCCTTGCCCTGCCTGCTTTGTCATTGCTCTGCTCGACCACGCCATGCCTTACCCGACCGCGCCACGCCCGGCCTGCTTTGAAAACTACTTTTGTGACTTCCGAGACTGCAACGACTTCCGTGCCTTTGCTACTTCCTGTCGAATTGCGGCAAGTTCCTTCAGAGTCTTATACTTCTCACCAGCTCGTTCGTATTCCTCCAATGCTTGAGCCAGGAATGCCGCCCGTTTCTGCGCGTTGCTCAAGACGCTAACAAGTGTGACGTATCCTTCCTTTCCACGGGAGACGATTGGTGATACATAGGTTTGTTCTTCTCTGCCGTCAGGGTAGGTGACCCGAACTTCCGTGATGATTTCTCGGGCCTGCCAGAGTCTGTACTCGCGACCGGCAACAGTATCATCCCACTCGAATCTGGAGTGCAGGGCACTGTCAGGATGACTTTCTGCCCAATCCACGACAACCTCGGGCTTGAGGCCACCATGTTTTTCGTAGAGCTTAGATAGCTCATCTACAATGGCTTGCGATTTCTTGTTCATTTTGTCTCCTCTGTTTTTGCGATTCTGAAAGTGCCCCAACCCATGCCGGCTGAGTCTGTGGAATCGGGACGGCCGGCGCCGATACCGACCTGCATACCCATTCGTGCAAGTAGATTTGTCACGTCGGTCAAAGTGAATTGGTCCGCGTCATAACAAATCTTCGGATTTGCTTCCCAGCCCTCGGTCCACATGGGTCTTGGTCTGATGTCAGCAACACCCGTCTCATTACGAACGGCGAAGTCTGTGCGGATTGGCTCGCCTTTAGTAATCTTGACCAGGGGTTGAATCCCGAACCGGTCTCGTTCGTAGCCATCAGGCACCACGAAGATACTGAGCTTGGCGAGAGTCATTTTGAAATTCACTAGCCGACAGGTAGAAATCAGCCCTCCCCGAAATGCGCTGGCCGGAATTCCTGCCCAGCCTTCTTCAGAGAAGTGGGTTGCTTCTTTGAAGCAAAGGTCGAAATCTTTTGCCTCTCTTTTGCCCTTCTTGGCTGTACTGCCTGCCGCTTGAGTTTTGGCCATACCTTCTAGGGCCCGTTGAGAAAACTTGTTCTGAACCATCGGGGCGGTACCGATGATTTTGAACGCTGCGGTTAACAGATTGGGAGGGGTAATCGCAACGGCTTCGCTCTTGTTTTTGAATGCCATTTCAGTTGGCTCCTTTGATTTTTAGGATACTAACACAGTCCCAAACGGAAATCAACTGTGATTTCAAAACGATAGAGCATCGGCTTTTTACGGCAGTGCTCTACCATTTTTTCAGCAACGGTTTCGATGAGATGCAAAGGACAGCTGAAAAGAAACGGTTGAAAGAAACAGCCTCAAAACTTCTTCACGACCGACTCGGGGAATTAGGGCTTACTCTTGGCCCGGACCTGTTCACGGACATTGAGAAGCGGTAAGCCAGCGTCGATGCCAGTTCCGGTGGACCTTCAGTGCCCGCCGGCTCCCGAACAAGCGCTCACAATCCAGGCATTGTCGCCCACGGCCCGTGCGCCTTTCAGCCTGACCCTCCGGATGCGCTTGCTTTCCGGAAGTGCCAGACAAGCTTGCGCAGCCGTGCCTCAGTACTGGGTTCAATTCCCAGTGCCAGCAATGCCCCGACCTCGGGTTCATAGACACCGGTGATTCTGACGTACTTAATCCCACGCCTGTCAAGTGCCGTAGCCAATAATTCCATTGGCCCGGCTTCGGCTTGGAGGGCAATGAATGCAGTCCTGGAATCAGGAGCCAGGCCAAGGACACCAGACTCTCCGGCGGCATGGCCTATCATCACCATCTTCATCTCAGGTGCGAGGTCTTCGCGGACCAGGCAATAGTGCCTTGCCTCCCGGCTGCCCTCGCCCTTTTCAGCAGGTACCGTTCCCATTTTACCGCCCTCCGGGTAGCCAGGTCCCCACGATGGTCTCGAACATCATCTTCTCCCGGAGCGCTTCGCCTTTCATCATCAGCGCCGCAAACTTGTTGGATTCCTCTCGTAGACGTTCGTTCTCTAGGGTGAGCCTTTGGTTCTCCAGTCGAAGACTTCGAAGCTCATATCGAAGCTCATCCATTGCTGGCTCCTGCCTGCGACTTCATGAAGTTGTCGTAGAGGTCCCGGACGGCCTTGTTGGTATCGAAGAGAACTTTGAAATCTGGATTTGGGTCGATATCCGACTTAATTTTTTTGGCAGTATGCGCGCCGTACCTTTTGACAAGGTCAGATTTTTCTTTCTCTTCTGCCCCATAGTGCAAAGTCACTTCGAGAAGAACGCCGGTCAACCGCCAGACAGCCACCCGTGGTCCGACCGTATTCAACTCTCTGATGAACGCGTCTTCGATTGTCTGGAAGTCCATTTATTAGTCCTTTTCTATAGCGGCCCCGTCGGGGGTGAATTTTACCAAGATGAAATCGCTTTCGCCGGCGCCGTTTTTTGGAAAGACCCGATAACTGTTCTTTGAATGAGGCTCGATTACCATCAACCGTCCGGGTCCATAATACCTAATCAGCTCATCCCGTTTGAGGCCCGGCTCCGAAGCTCCGACGCGGTATCCGGTGCTGCATTCGATGCCCAGGTTTCTGTCGGTGGCCCATCCCAACACTTCTTCAATTGACATAACCCGACTCCATCCGGGAAGTCCGATATTGGGGGCAAGGGCACCGTGATGGTCCATCCTGGAAAGGTCGACTCGGAGTCGAGTCACTTCTTCGAGCAGGTCATCGAAGATGGCACTGTGGAGGTAGACCCGATTGTACTCCCGAGCCCACTTGCACCAGTCCGGGCTGAAGCGTTCCGGCGGCCAATTTCTCATGATGCGCTGCCACTCGGCTTCTTCTACTTCCTTGGATATTGAATCCGTGGCCTTTAAGCGTATTGTCCGGAGGAACGAGCCGTGAATAGCAAGCTTGGCATCTACTATCGGCCAACAATCCTTGCCGGACAGGTCCACCAAAGTCCCGAGGAGATTTTCAATCAGCCGGACGGATTCTACTGGACCGACCTTGAGCAATTCATCGACGTACGCGCTTTCGACTGTTTTCATTGTCTCTACTCCCTATACTTGCTATCTTGTAACTCAATCCAATGGTCGCCGTCTGTGGCTTTTTTGATTTTGACAAAGCTATGGATTCTCACAGCTGCTGGCAGGCTTTCGCGCGTGAGTGGTTCTTGTCCGGAGCCGTTGACCAGCCGTACCAACAGGTCGTAGCTTTCCCGGCTGGCATGGCGGTCATGGACCTTGAGCACAAGTACGGTTGTGGAAATAAGAATAGCCACCACCTGGAGAGTCAGGGCCAAGTCCATTTATGCTGGTCCTTTCTTTGGACATTGCGCCCACGAACACAGGCAATGATGTGCTACCCTTTGACGCACAAAACTCCCTTTAGCGTGTGGACCACCTCCACCAGGTCTTTCTGGGCTTCCATGACGGCGTCGATGGGCTTATACGCGCCCGGGGTCTCGTCCAGGACGTCAACATCCTTCCGGCATTCGACCCCGGCAGTGGCCTGGGCGTGGTCTTCGAGACTAAAAGTCTTCCGGGCCTGGGTCCGGGACATGATTCTCCCGGCTCCGTGGCTGCAGCTCTGGAAGGACTCCTTGTTACCCAGGCCCCGGACGATGTAGCTTCTGGAACCCATGGACCCGGGAATGATACCCCAATCACCGACGCGAGCCCTCACAGCTCCCTTGCGTGTCACTAATACATTCTCCCCAAAATGGTGTTCGCGAGTCACATAGTTGTGATGGCAATTGACGAACATCGGCCCGACACCAGCAGCCAGGTCCAGGCCATTGTAGACTCTGTGCACCCGGTCCGGATATTTTTCCGCGAAGACGTTCACCACTGCCATGGCCATGATGATGCGGTTCGAGGACGCGTAGTCCTGAGCCCAGGTCACGGCCTCCCAATAGTCCTGAAAGTGCTCGGTATCCTCCGGCAGGTAAGCCAGGTCCTGGTCCGGCAGATTGACGAACCACCGGCGCATGTCTTCCCGGGCCAGGTTGATGAAATAGGTGCCGATTTTGTTTCCCGGCCCGCGGCTTCCGGAGTGAAGCATTATCCAGACATTCTGCTCTTCGTCCAGACAGACCTCGATGAAGTGGTTCCCGGTGCCGAGGGTGCCCAGGTGATTGTCGGCACGGCCGTGCAAAATCTGGGGATGTTTGGTAACGATGTCGTGGTACCGGAGAACCAGAGGCCCGTCCCAGAAACCATTCAGAATCAACTTCGGGACACTGTGCCAGGCCCCGCGGTCGCCGTCCTGGCCGTTGCTTGTCCGCCCATGCGGGACCCGGCGCTCAATCTCCTGACGTATTCCAGCTAGACTGTCCGGGAGGTCTGAGGCCTTCAGTGGCAGCTGAATCGCCATCATCCCGCAGCCAATGTCCACGCCCACGGCCGCGGGAATGACAGCACCACGGGTGGCGATAACCGTACCCACGGTTGAACCACGACCCGAGTGCACGTCCGGCATCACAGCCAGGTGCCGGTGGATGAACGGCATCGAAGCCAACTTCCGGAGCTGTTCCTGGGCCTCGGCTTCGAACAGAACACCCCGGGTCCAGTGCTTGACCGGGACCTTCATCGCCGGCTGTGTTGCCGTTATCTGGAAGGCGTCGAAATTGGCTTCGGTCATGGCCCGAACCAATTTTTTGGAAGTAGAGCCACCACTCCACAGAGAATCAAGACGAATACGAAGAATCCGCCGAGAATTACGGCCTCTTCAATCTTTTCCTCGCGGGTCAGCTCTTTTTGAGGCAGGTTCGGGTCGGGATTCGGGCCGTTGAAGTCCATTAGAACCATTCCTCAGGGTTAAGGTAACCACCTTTGGGGTGGCGCTTGGAGTTGGGCTCGGTTGGAATTTCCCCAGCCCATGACCGTATGTTCCAAGATGATGGTCCCAGGAGAGGGAGTTCAAACTTGACTGGAAGTGGGACGAAGCCATGGTCGAATTGATTAACCCAGCAGACCATTTCCAGGGGCATCTTGCGCCAACGCTGGATGCCCCAGAACCTGAAACCAACACCGGTGGTCCCAACGCTGACGTTAGGCAGTTTTCTGCTGGCAGCAAAGTAGACTGGGCAGTTCAGGCCCTTACCGGGGCTGCCGTTGTCAATGTCTTCGCGGGTGATTTCGATTTCTACTGAGGGCGGCTGACTGGTCATGAGTGCGCCGCGTAGATGAGCAGAACCGCTAGCACCAGGGCCGTGACGGCGATAATCTGCTTCAGGGTTTCTTTTATTTCTGGGTCCACGCCGGTATTGTACCAGAAACTACCGCCCGGAGTCCAGCTCCCTGAGGTTAGCGGGATGTACTCTGACCCTGATTCCACGTTCAAGCTTGACTTCCACGTAGTCGCCCCGGGTGTCAGTACCGAAGGCGGTGATTTCCACGGCAGCACCTTCGGGGTGACAGTAAACCTTCTCTCCAACTTTGAATGGATTCATGATGCCTTCCTTATCTTAAGCTGCTTCGCCTTACCGGTCAACCGCTCAATCAGGTCATTCAGGACCTGGACCGTCTCTTCAACCTTGTTGCCGTCCGAGGCCGCGTCCACGACCACGGCCTTGGCGGCAATCAGTTCCGCGATGTCCATGTCGATGGTCTCGGGCGCCAGCAGCTTCCACACGTTTACGCTCTGCTTCTGTCCGATGCGGTGAACCCGGTCTTCAGCCTGTTGCATATCCGCCGGATTCCAGCCCTGCTCCACGAAGGCGACGTTGCTGGCTGCCGTCAGCGTGATTCCGACTCCGCCAGCCTTGAGGCTGCAGACGATGAGCCGGCATGTGGGGTCATTCTGGAACCGGTCGACGTTGTTCTGTCGAACTTCCACGTCGTCATCGCCGCGGACCGAGGCACAGCCTGGGAAGGTCTTGACCAGAAGTTCTTGGATGTCCCGGTGATGGGCAAAGAGGACCAACTTCTCCCCGGACTCCAGGAAGTTCTCGACCCACTCCCGGACGCCTTCAATCTTGCCCCGGGCTGCTAACTGTTTCAGGGTCTCGATTTTGACCAGGTGCTCAGCCCGGACCGCAGCTGTCACATTGCCACCGGTCCTGGCGAGGTAGGCGATGAGATTGGCCTCGGCGCTGAGGTACTCGCTGAGATTGCTGAGCTGAATCTCGACTGTGGTCTTTACCTTGGCGGGAAGCTCTGGGAGAACATCCTTCTTCAGCCGGCGGATGTAGCAGCTGGCCCGGCAGTTGCGGTTCAGAACATCCAGGTCCCGGGGCTCGCCAAATTCCGTCCCGAAGCCGTTCTTGACCGCGTGAGCGTGGTGGTACCAGAGCTGATTGAAGCCACCGACATCCTCTAGGCGACCGATGATGTCCAGGGGGCTGATAATTTCCGCCGGCCGATTCAGGAACGGGGTGCCGGTGAGAATCATCCGGATTCGGACGTTGCGGGCAAGCTTCTTGCTGGCGACCGTCCGCTTGGCCCGGTAGTTCTTGAGCAGGTGGCCCTCGTCGAAGATGACGGCGGCAGGATTCATCGCCACCAGGCGCCCCAGGTGCTCGCCGCGAATCAGGGCATCGTAGTGGATGATGGTCACGTCCGCGTTGTAGCTCCCGGGCTCGCCGTTCAGGACTTCAATGCTCTTGCCGGGCAACCACTTCGAGGTCTCGCGTGCCCAATTCAGCTTGAGGCTCTTCGGGCAGACGATGACGGCCGGGTAGCTGTTGGTGTCGGCGATGGTCGCCAGGGCTTGAACCGTCTTCCCGAGGCCCATCTCGTCAGCGATGATGACTCGCTCGTGCCGGGAAGCGTAGGCGACGCCAGCCTTCTGGAAGGGTCGAAGCTCGCCACCCAGGCCCGCGACCGTATGTTCGGCCGTTGCGGCGCTGCTGGCCTTGATGACGGCCTGGGTCGACTCCAGGGACTGAGTCCAGAGGTCGATGACCTCGTCGCCGACCTCGATTTCGAAGTTCCGGCAGAGATTGTTCAGGGGCTCCACGGCGACCAGGCTGTAGGGCACGGTCCAGGAAAGGGTTTCTTTATTCCAGCGACGGCCCGGAATGCCCTTGACGGCTGCCAGAAGCTCGGCAAAGCGCTTGTCGCGGCGCTCCCAGCCCACCGTAAAAACGCCATCCTTGTAGCTGATGGTACGAACGGGCTCAGATTGGGCCGGAGGAGGGGGAGGGACGGGAATCTCGCTGTAGAGGCAGCCAGAGGCCTCCAATTGACCCCTGTACTTGCGAATCATCCGGTGAACTGCCACCAATTGCTTCGGGGACCATTTCTCGACCGGAATCGAGGCCATTTTCCGGCCGAAACCGGTGTCCAGGCCGTTGAAGCCCATGCCGTCTTCGGACCGGGCGCCGTCGCAGACACCGGCCAGGCTCTGGACCGCGGCGTAGAGGAGAGTAGGGTCGTAACTCATGACCCAGAAATATTATTTTCCGGCGCCGATGTCAAGCGCCCGTTCATAGACAAAGAAACATCCCTGGTCATCCCAGCGTCGGGTAACCACACCGGTCTCAATCCTGATGAAATACACACCCTTGCGGTCCCAGCGACGGACTAAAATGCTCTTCTGTTCAGTTGGTGTTAGAAAAACCCCACTTTTGCGGAAATTCGGTACCACGGGTGCCAATTACCAGAACAAAATCGCCCAGATACAGGTATAATGGGTCAGGTGGTGACCCGTCATGCCCATGGCTATCCTCCGTAGATTCTGTGGATGATTCGCATCCACCATTGGAACTGCGGTCGGGGTGGTTTTTCTTCGGTCGGGATTTTTAAGAATTCGTGCCGGTGCCAGAAATCCTCTCGGGCGCGGTAACTAGCCTTGGTTTCGCCAAGATACTTGCCTACGCCCCAACGGAAGGTGACACATTCCATGATTGGACAGAGGTCTTCGATTTGAAGTGCCGAGCCCTCGCACTCAGCGCTACTTTTCAAAAGATAGCCGGACGTTTTCAAGGCGTCGAGAAGTGGTTGCAATTTCTTTGCCTGTTCCTCGTACCTTGCCTTCTCCTCGGAGGTCGGGGGCCGGGGCGGGAATAGGCGGTCTTTGATTGCCCATCGCAAATCCGAGAGCGTGGGCTCCACCTGGTACCACCACCAACGTTTGAGCTTCCAGATGGGGCCGAACATCATTGGTCTCTTCTGTGTTGCTTGGGGCAAATGGGGCCGCAGTGCCATATCACTGGGCGGTTAATGGTACCAGTACAGTAGGCCGTGAACAGCGGACAGGTTTCTCCGCACTCCTCGCAGACGATGGTGTCACCACTATCATCTGCAAACATTTCACTACTCTTGGATTCTTCCATCATAACTTGGTCTTGTTGTGTTGAAAGGAACCCAAACCGTCCTGAAGTGCTTTTCGCGCGCCTTCAGTAAGAAGGTTGTTCAAAAGAGATTGTTGAACGTCTTTTTCTTTCAGTAGGACCTTGACACGTTTTCCTTGAGGAGCGCCGGGGTCCGTGGAAATGAGTCGGTATTTTTGACCAATGGGCTCGTCATCAGAAATGGTGTGGAACTGATATCCAGACCGTTTTAGTTCGTGCAAACGAGCACCATAGCGGACGCCAGCAACTGTTTCCATTTCTTTCCAGCTGTGCCACAAGCAATCCTTCATGAGATGGAAAAGGCGCTCACGTGCAGGTTTTAACAATCGACCGAAATTTGTACTCATCGTCTTTTGCTTAGTTCTGTTTCCGGTCAAGCTTCTGCTGGAAGTGTTTCACAAGAGCATCCTGGCCTTCACCAATCTGAGTCAAAAGGTCAGCCGCCCTTGAGTCAAACTTTCTTACCTCTTGAGCAGACTTCTGCGTGCGAACAGAGACATCTTGGTTGTTCGCCCACTCGCTTGCGAAATGTTGAAATTGTTCTTTCGTCATTTTCTCATATCTCCTGCTGCTGAACCGAGCAAAAATGCAGCCATGACCAGCGAGGTCATCGCTACGATGGTCTTAGCCAAGGGCTCCCAATGAGCCAATAGCCATGCCATCCATGGGTCACCGCCAATCATCGCTGCCGATAATACCAGAAGCAAGGAAAATTGCCAAGACCACCACGACTCCCACGGTCGCCTTGAGTATCGGCGCCCAGTTAGCAAGCTCGAAAGCCTGTATCCGGTCCATCACTTCCGCAGGAGTGGGCAGCCACATAGCGCGCAGGTAGGTTTCAGCCTTCAAGCCTTTTTGCCGCCGTGTCTGAAAGACCTTGTTTTATTATATTCGTGTTTAACTCTGACGGCTTTTTCGAGGTCAATTCCGTATCTGCCAGCCAGGTCACCAATGCGAATCAAGACGTCAGCAAGCTCAGCCGGGATGCCCTCGGGCTTCTCGATGCCGTTCTTGTCCGTGGACGTGTACTCGTGGCTCGGGGCATGACCGGCTCGGAACTCCTCAACAGCCTCGGCGACTTCTGTGACCACGAGCATCATTTTTTCGAGGACTTTTAACTCGTTGATGTGCTGTATCTGGCGGTCGATAATGCTTAGGAGAAACTTTACATGGGCGCTATCAACTCCAATGCTTTGGTCTGTCAGAATCCGGATGTTTTTCAACTTCACGTTTTCGACGGCGGAAATGCTCACCGGTAGGTCAGGCCACCAGCCTTTCGTTCGAGCTAAGCCGTAGGAGTTGTCCACCATTTCCTTGACCGTGAGTCGATTTTCGTCGGGGATATCTTTTTTCATGGTTTAGTTCCTCAGGGCCGCAATCAGGCCTCGTTCAAGTTCCTTCTTGGCCTTGTCGGCCTCAGTCAAAAGTACTCCGTGGGCAATTTTGTCAGCTTCCCTGAATGATGGGAAGGTACCCAGGCGCTCACCGATAAGACCGTGGCCAAGCATCAGGTCGAATTTGCCTCTGAGGTCATCGAAGACCGACAAATAGATGCGACCCACGTTGATGTAGAGACAACGGCAGCCGCATTCACAGTACCGCCAATTGAGTTTGTTCATCGGGGAAGCTTTCCAGGCTTGTAGGGGTAAAAATTCTCATCCGACACTTTCCTGTTCACGTGAGAAGTAAGCTCGCGGTTCCAGCGGGCAGCGTCCCAAGCCATCCCCATTGCGCAGAGGGCGTTCACAATGGCGCCGGCCCGGTCGAGGAAATGGATATTGCAGAACGGTCGAACGTCTTCTGGTTTGATGGTGAAGGGACGTCTTTGCTGCCAGGCCCCCGAGCTGATATTGTTCCCGAGGATAAGAGTCAGGTTCTCGGCAACGACCTTTACCAGTTCCTCGCGGTTCTTGCCTTTGAAGAAGTTAGGATATTCCCACATAGGGTCTATCATTTTCGAGACCTCCACCAGGTCCGAAGGCGCTTGAATTGCCGGCCGGACCATCGGACCAGCTTGACGAGGTCCAGGGTTCTTTCTACGAAGAACTTTATCACTTCGTAGAACGCTACTGGAGCCCAGCACAGGAAGACGAAGGCAACTCCGGAATCTTCAACAAAAACAATTGCGGCCCGAACTTCTTCAGAAACATGGAGCGCGTCAAGGAGCGCGCTAGAGGCATGGAACATGGTGACGAGAGTATACCAGAATGCCCGAAACCGTCAAACCTTGAACCCCGGCGCCGGTTGTGGTATCATGCCGTCCGTGGCCATCAAATTCAAAAAAATAAAACCCGGCATGATTCTCTACGACCGGCGCCGGGATACGATGGGCAACACCCGGATGATGACCATCCGCGAGTGGCCGGTGGAAATCTTCACCGTAGACCCGGTGACCTGGACCGCGGTGGTTAGCTGGAACCATAATTACCGGCAGATTTACGACGAGAGTAGACTCACCAGGCTCTATTCCTGGAGCATGTACGACCCCGGCGTGGTGGTCAAGACATTGACGACTGGCCAGGTTGTTAGGGTCAGCCGCAAGCCCGGGAAGAAAGCCATCCGGGCTGCTTCGGTGGCAGACGCCGCCTGGTCTGAAATGATGCCGGTGCCGAAAAGTCATGACTGAAACCAAAATTGAAGGCGATAATTTCACCGACGAAGAGCTTGTAGAGCTTCGCAGCGAACTGAGTGCTACCGAATACTATGTCAGAACGCCGGTGGGAAAACTCGTAGCCAGGTTTATCAGGACCCTGTTTTGGTACAAACAGGTCACGGCATACCGGCAAGCATTAAGACAGGAAGACCAACAAGCCTTCAAGAAAACACTGGAAATCCTCGAAGACCGCATTGTGGAACTGAAAAATAAACTTGCTGAGACCCAAGCCAGCGTCACCGGGATTCAGAAAGACGGGACTCGGTACGTGGAAGAAATCCGAGCCCTGAAAAAGCTGGAAGAGTACCTTCGGGAAGAGTGGAATTGCGTAGTACAGGCCGATGACGCCAAGCCCATCTTTGATGAACTGAAAAGAATCCGCGAAACGTGATATGATAGGTACCAATCATGTCATTTGGGGATATCCCCAACCGCATCTTTTCCGGGCGTCCGACTATGGAGCAAAGATGAAAAAGAAAAGTGTAGCTGAAAAAATTGCCGTCATTAGGAAGAACCAGACGACTACGATTGAGAACTTGGTTCACAAATTGGCGATGCACGGCAATGCGCATCCAGAAATCTTCATCACGGCCCTTCGGAACGCTAACGTAATAACTATACACGGCAATTTGACAGATTTCTTCAAGGCCTTCTGTGCCCCGGAACCCAAACCCGGTGCTGAAGAGGTCCTGGAATCCTTGATGGATTATTTCGCCCGTGTACAGGTCAAGCGGCGCACCGCTCTACGGAAACGCTTCTATTCCGAGGAATTGACCGAGTCCCAACGGAAGCAGGATGCCCTGGAGCGCGAAGAATGAGAGTCTACGTTGCTGGAAGTTTTGGTGAAATCCCCGCGGTCCGACATATCCAGGCTCTGGTCGCGGCCGCCGGCCATGAAATCACCCATGACTGGACCACGTTCCCGGTGGAGAAGCTCAAGTTTACCGGCGAAGCTCTCCATGAATTCTTGAAGAGTAGCGCTGATGCGGATTTCGACGGGGTCTGGAGAGCCGATGCGGTTCTGCTCCTTAACGACCCGAAGTGCTGTGCCACGTACTCGGAACTTGGGTTCGCACTTGCTTGGGGCAAGACAACGTTCGTGGTCGGCCGGGCTCTTCGCGAAAATATCTTTTTTAACATGGACGGGGTCTATCACTTCGTTAGTGCCGAAGAAGCCATCAAAGCCATGAGCATCTGGGAAGAAGAGAATCCAACTAAGGTTCGCAGATGACCAAGAAGTTAACTCTAGCTTGGGCCGCAGGGTTCATAGATGGTGAAGGCTGTTTGCACGTTTGCAGAGGCCTTGGCAATGGTTTCGTCAGTCACGTGCCTGTTCTTACAGTTTCCCAATTAAGCCGTGGCCCACTTGAGCTGTTGCAGGTCATCTTCAACGGTGGCAATATTGGAGTTCAGAAAACCAAAAATACCAAGCAAGGTTGGCAATGGAGATTACGTGGCCAAGCTCTTTTCCCTGCGCTCAAGCGCCTTTTGCCTTATTTGACTGTTAAAAAAGCAGAAGCCGGTTTCCTATTGCAGAATGAAAGTTTATGGCCTGTGAATCTCAGAAGGAAGAAGCTCTCACTTGAGATAAAGCAGCAAAGAGAATGGGTTTGGAAAACCATGAAGGAGATGAAATGAGCAGCTTTGCAGAAATCGGCGAATTGCTTTTCGACATCATCGTCATCCTCGGGGTTGCCTGGATTGCAACTGCCTTCGTCTTCGTCGTCGGGCTCAATCTCGGAAAGCTTTATAGGACCTTGACGAAATGAGCTTCGTGTTCCCATGTGCAGTCTGCCTGGAGGCAATTCCTTTTCACTCCAACGCGGACCTGGAAGAATACGTAGGAGGTCGTCATCCAAGCAAGGTTCGGTGCAACGCCTGCGCGGAAGTAGAACTACGTTTCCCGGTCCTATTCCATTGGGTTCTGAAGATGATTGAAAATCGTGTCCGGAAGGCCCTGGACGGACACGAGCTTTGGCACCACGACTAGAGACAATCTTCAACCCCATGGGCGGCGTCACCCTTATTGACCACCTTGAGAAAATATACGGGGCTACTCCAAAGGCGTGGCCCTTTTCTTTTTCACCCTGGTAGAGACAATCTATTCCCTAGGTGAGGAGACCCTATGGAGCTTCCAGAGCTGTTGACCAGTCACGAGACCCGACTCCAACGCGTAGAAGAAGCATCACGGGAAGTAGCTGTTAAGATTGGTGAATACGGTGTCAAGATTGACAACCTCGGTACCCAGCTGCAGAACGGTTTCCATGAGATATCCACCCAGACAAAAGCCATCGGCGAAGCCGTCGGCAAGCATCTCCCCAGAATTGAAGCCCTCGAAGACCTGGAGCAGAGACGCCGGAAGAGGGTCCGCGGTCTCAAGAAGTTCATAGTCCCCTTACTCATTGCCGGTGCCGGAGCTGTCAGTACCAAGCTCGGGACCGTAGTTGTCGACTGGTTCAGCCGATGAGATACACCGAAGAGAAATTGGTTTTTGGCATCGGCACTGCCCTGATGATGATGGCCAGCTGGCTGCTGACCAAGAGATATCCGGAACTGGCTGTGAGCTTGTCGACCCTCAATGGCGGCCTGATGGCGGTCTACGCCATCTTTGCTGGGGCGCACGTCAGTAACAAGTGGGTTGACTCAAAGACCGGCAAGACCTACGACGAAGATATTGCCGCCGACAACCGGGCCCAGGCCCAGGACCTCAGCGACTACAAGTAATTTGTTCCGGACATAATCTAATATTTATGTGGTCATTTCACCACTCCCTTTGGTGGAGCACCTGAATATGAAAGCTGCCGCTTTTGCCCTGTCCCTGTTCTTGGCTTTTCCGACGCTAGCCCAGACGACTACCGAAACCCCCAAGCCGACTCCAGCCGAGCAAAAGAAAAAGGTCGAAGAGACCAAGAAAAAGGTTGAAGAGGCCAAAGAGAAGGCCGACGAAGCCTCTCGCCAGGCTGCCAAGGCTCAGAAAGAGCTTGACGAAGCCTCCAAGAAAGATGACTCCTTCCCGGAGAAAGTCACCCTGGAAATCGAAGACATCGACGACAGCACCGCCGGTCCCTTCATCGACAAGATTGAGGAAATCAAAAAGGGTGGGACCACGAAGGAACTCTGGATTCGCATCCACAGCTTTGGCGGGGTCATCGACAGCGGCGAGAAGATGATTGATGCCATCGAGAATGCCGGCATCCCGACTGTCTGTGTGGCGGACCACAAGGCCATGTCCATGGCATTTTACATCCTCCAGGCCTGTGACCGGAGATTGATGACCAAGCGCACCGTGCTCATGATTCACGAACCCGCGGGCGGAGCCCGGGGCAATGCGACCCAGATGGGGATGATTGCTGACTACCTGACCAAGACCCACCGAGCTATCCTGGAAATGGCAGCCCGGAAAATGGACCTGAGCGTCGACCAGATTATCGCCAAAGCTGGCCCGACGGCATGGTTCCTGACCTGGCAAGAAGCTGTTGACCACAAGGCCGTCGACGGTACCGTTGATAGCCGGGAAATTCCTCCGACCCTGAAGGTCGAGGCCAAGATGGACTTCCTCCGCATGCTTTTCGGATTCAAATCCTGCATGGACAAGAACGGGGAAATGACCTGTAAGGAAAATCCAAGACCAGGGGTATCTGACCCGAAGTTTTACATACAGGAACAGAGGTAAAAATCCCAATGAAAAATCTCATCGCGGCGCTACTGACCGTCGCTAGCCTCAGCATCGGCTGTCACAAGACCTCGGCCAGACACGAATTCACCATGGAAGATGCCTGCCGGAAGTTCTACCGGCTCAACGAGTCCAGTCTCAACCTTCACCGGCACATTTCGCTTGAACAGTATTTGCCAATCTGCATGGAGTACTCTGAAGAAGCCAAAAGACAATTGCCGCCTGAGGAATGGAAACGGCAGTTGGTCTGCGTTGAGAAGGGCGATAATCAACTCGACATCGCGGTGTGCATCAACGGGAAGTAATCTTCTTCTCTGATGAACTCACGTCTTCCAAGGCTGCACCCTAGTCCGCGACCATAATCGGTCGCCAATCCCTAGGTGTACGTCAATGGTAGACTACCGGCGTCGGAAGCCGGAGGCTTTGGGTTCGAGTCCCAACACCTAGAATTCCCGTTGTAGATTGACACCAGTAAAGTGTAGATTTCCCACCTTTTGATGTATCAATCTACATTAGTCCAACTCACTAACCTAAGGAGTTGGACTATGTACAAAAGACCGTGTCGGCGATGCCAGGGCAAGAGATTCTGTGAACTGCGTTATATTGGGATGTTCCCGCGGGGAATTTACTGCGACCGTTGCTGGCGGCAGCAATCTAAAGTGTCTGGGCTGAGTACTGGGGTACAGAAACGCCTTGCAAGCGATTCGCGCTGGGTTCAATTCCCAGTCGGTCCACTCGGAGGTGAGTTGAAGGCCTGGTACCGGGTCCCGAACTCAAGGTCCGCGGCGTAGTATCCCTTTTCCCACCAATGGTCGTGGTCGGTTGAAATCCCCGCTTCCAGGTGATGGAGCAACTCGTGCAGCAAGGCGCTGCCGGTATTGTTCAGCTCTATCTTGTTCTGCAGATAAGCGCCGACAGCCACAACCGGACCTCGCGAAGTATTGGCGTACCACGAATAGTCGGTTCGGACGTGGATGCTAACCCCGGAGAATACTGGACAGAACTTCTCTCGGGGCAGGATGTGCCGACGGTCCAGAATCTCCCGGGCCAAGTCGAAGTCAAAGTCGATGGCGGACTGGGGAATAGGGAACTCGGATTTGATGAGATTAACGCAGGGGCTAATCCGGAGGTACTTTGTCGGGACGCAACTAACCAGTAGGAGGAAGGCTAGGAGGAGTCTCATCTGGGATTCCTTGCTGATTTGAGTCGACTATGCTGGGGACAACACGCAAGTTCGGTCTACTTTCTTTGTAGACGTAGGTCTCGTGTTGGCAGAAGTTGGCGATTTGCCGCAGGCAGGTTTCCTCGAAGACCGTGCCAGCGTTCGGGAAAAAGGCATACCGGCGCCAAGCCCCGAACCACTTGACCTGGCCAAGGGTGAAACCACCGGCCTGCAGGGGGTCCACGTTCCAGATTTCAGTCTTCCTGCCGAGGGGTTTATTCAGCTTCTGGAAGTGTATGAACGGTCCTTCGTTTTTAGTGTTCATCGGTTTAGCTTTTCCCTTTGATGGCAGGCATTTCGGTCCACACAGACTCGCTTTAAGCCACCATGGTGGTCCCCTTTAGTGACCAAGTCCACCGGCACCTGGGGCAGCTGGCAGTCTTCGCACTTCCAAAAGCCACAGTGTTCTTCTTTGGTGGTTTGCTTTTCGATGATGTGAACCTTCAATCCAGACTCTCTCAAAGCCTTGAGCCGATAGGTCTGTTCGCTAGGGGGCGGGCGGGCGTCGAAGTATGTTACCTCGACCTCGATGCCATGCACCGCCAAGACCTGCTCGAAGAGTTGAACCAAGGTTGACTTGCCGCTGGCGGTTACGCCCCGAATCTCGACGACAATTTCATTTTCCATTAGTGTCCACCAAGGGTTTGAAAGAATATCTTTTAGGCATTGTCGAAATCCAAAGACACCAGCCTAAGTACCACGTAGTTGTACGCGTTCTGGACCACTTTTTCAACCGCCGCTTGTTCATCAGGACTGTACGAAATCTCGCAGGCTACGTCCATGATGTCATCGTCGTCGACGGCGTCATGGGCCTTGGCTTCGCAACAAAAACTTGTATGCCCAGTACGTAGTCTTTCGACCGTGAATCTGCCCCCGGCTTTGATGACAGCCATGGCCTTGTCAAAAAGTTCCTGCGAATCTGTCGTATGGCTTACGCTTATCTGAAGCCCGCGCGGGGGCACGAATCTGGTGAATGGGATTTCCATAGCTACTCCGAGTGTCGGGTTTCGGTGACGGTGACAGTCTTCAGGCGTCGTAGCCACTGGAAAAATCGAACCACCCATAATACCGCTAGTCCGCTCCAGAAGACTGCTACTACACCCCAAAGGACCCAGAGAAGCTTATAGTTCGTCATGAATCTTCCTGGCGAAATACGTTCCCGGTCTTCTTCAGCTGTTTCTCTTCATACGGGGCGACCACGACCCGGTAGAACTCTGCGCTGACGTTCTGCAGGACCCCGGTGACCAGGGCAATCATCCAGTACCGGGTCGGGATGAGCATGATTTCGTTCACCAGCCGGCTGATGGAGTAATTCAGGTCCCCGGCGACGAGGCCATGCTCCCGCTGGTGCGAGGCCAGACCAGTGCCTTCGTACTTGATTAGGTTCGCCAGTTCACTGATGTGAAGGTCCAGCCGGGCTCTTCGTTTTTGGTCAACGTAAGGCATCAATCCTCCTCGGGCGGTTCAGACATGCTGAATCCGGCTGCGTGGCGCTTGATGACCGGTGGCGTCCAGCCATCGTCCCGAGCCAGGCTATAGACCTCGGCCAGGGTGACGCCATTTTTGAAAATACTTTGCTCTGACATCGTGGGGCTGATGATGCCACGGAGGCTGAGACTTATCATGTCTCTAAATGGGCTCTTTCCGGTCAGGCGGTGGTAAATCTCCCCAGCTCTCTGAGCGCTTAGGCCCTCGACCTTGGTAACAACGCTGAGCCTGCCCGGGCGGAGGATAGCCTCATCCAGGTCCTGTCGCTTGGCGTTTGTCGTGGCCACGATGCGGATGTCCAGGAGCGAGCCGAGGATGCCGTCGCCGAAGTTCAACATGTTCGTGATGCTGTCCATGTTATCAGCTGCCCGCGGGGCCAGGACTTCATCAGCGTCTTCGACGATGAAGACTATCGGGACTTCTGGACTTCCCTTCTTCTTGAGCTTGAGCAGGGCCGGGATTGTACCCGGCTGGGCCAGACGAGCAATCAGGTTCGCCGGCACAATGACGAAAGTGGCGTCTTTGATTTCATCCAGTAGACCCCGGATAAGGTACGTCTTCCCGGTACCAGGGGGTCCGTCGAAGATGGCGATTCTGCCGGCCGGCGTCCGGGCCCTGATGTCAGCCACAACCCGGTCATAATCGGCGATGGTCTGGGGCATGTAATTGCCACGCTCCAGGGGAATGCCGGCGATGCCCATGGACGTGAAGCCAGGACCCTCCCGGGTCTCAATGACCACGTGCACGCGGCCCGGAGGCGGAGCATCGGAGAGATATGTTTTGAAGAAGTTGATGAACAGGTCTGCGTATTCTCGGTCGTTAGTGACAACTTCTGCGGTCACGTGGATGTCGCCGTCAAACATCAGGGTCACGGCGCCACGGGCAAAAGAGTAGAAAACCCTCAGCTCCTGGCCGCCGCGGACCGAGATATCATCGGTGATGAGCGTTAGCTTCCGGGGGCCTTCATGGTGCTCTTGTCTGCTTTCAAAGGCCACGCGAAGTTCATCGAAACCTGGACCGGTGAGATTACCTTCGACTTGAACTCGCATCTTTGCCGGGGCACCGACCAGAGCCTGCTGCGCCAGAGCCTGCTCAACCCAGCTGAGGTCCATGTAGCCATCACCGAGGGGTACGATGACGCCGGCTTCCCACCAATTCATAGTCGGGGTGATGTCAGCAATTTTCATCATGGAACACTCCTGTGGAATATTGTCGTTTATCGGATATGCCAGGTCCCAGGGTCGGATGTCCCGCACCTGCCGCCGGAAGGTGCCCTGAGATGTTGACTTGTAAGGTGGGGGTGAACAACTCATCGTTGACCTCACTCGGATTCG